TTAGGAAACAATCCTATTAAACTGTTTGATTGCCTCTGCTTCGGTCTCTTCTTTTAAGATATGAGTATACACTTTCAAGGTTATATCGGGCGACGAATGTCCCATGAGGTATTGAACCGATTTAACATCCATCTTGGCTTTGACAAGCCGTGTACAATATTCGTGGCGCATACTATGGGCAGTGACTTCAGGCAATGGTTCATCATGGCAACTATTATAGGCTTTGATTAGTCCTTCAAAAATTCTAACAAGGTTTTTATTCGTATAGGGCCTTCCAGTTTTTGCTATAAACAAGAAGTCGGCCTGCCCATCTATTATTCTCTCTGCTTTTACAATCGGACGTTGTTTTATCGCTTCTTCAAAAGCAATGATGGCGTCTTTAGATAATGGGATAGTCCTTATCCCACTTTCTGTTTTTGTAGGTGCTAAATACAGCCCGCCGCTCTTTCCATCGTACACCATCTGATGAGATATAGTAACAGTGTTGTTATCAAAATCAAATGACTTTTTTGTTAGCCCGCATAATTCTCCTGCTCGAAGTCCTGTCTCGTGCAAAAGCATCACCATGCCAACATGCCTTTTATATACTCGACTAGATTTCATGAACTTGATCAGATTTTGATACTGCTCTTCTGTTAATATTTCTTTTTCTTTTGAGTCACATTTGACAACTGTATTTAATTTAAAAACGAATGGATTTCTAGGAATTATATTCTCATCAAACATTTCTTGAAATGCCGGTCTAGCTAAAGACATGACATCTCTGATTGTTGTATAACAATATCCTTCGTTATCCAATTCTCGTGCAAATTGTTTTACATCGCGCACTAAAATATCAGTTGCATTCATTTCCCCAATTAGGTGATTCTGAAAGATTTTCAAATTCTGCGATTTTGTTTTATAGCTGCTTGGCCTAATAGTAAGTTTTGTTTCTTCGAGATGTCTTTTTGCTAATTGGTATACTGTGATTTTTGAAGTAGACGTTGTACTCCAATTAAGTTTTTCTTGGATTTCAGCTTCTTTTTCTCTCAATTCTTTAAGTGAAGTGGCGTATATTATTGAGCGTTTTCCAAGTTTGTTTGTCCATCTATATTGGTATCTCCCATCCTTTCTCTGGCTCTCGCCGTCTTTTAAAACTTTGCCATTATTATCTTTACGTCTTATCATGATGCAGAACTCCTTACGTTATATAAGAAGCTCTGGTGTGACACCATGAGTATACCACATCAGAGCCTATATTTCAAACAGAATACGTTTGATCTATATATTTTTCGAGAGCTTTACGTTTGATAAGACGTTTATTCCCCACCCAAAGTACCAATGGACAGTTTTCATCATCAGTAATCGCTCTTAGTCGGCAGACCCCAATCCCCGTGTAAGCAGCCGCTTCATCTAACGTCAGAGTCGTCTTTTCCCAAATTGGGACTTCTTTCATTCAATCACCCTCTCCATCTTCTCTTCCCCATACCTTGCCACACATACATTGTAAAGTAGCATGGCACGTGTCATAAGGCCAACTCCGCCGATACGAGGGGTCACTTTGATGTCTTCCATCTCATAAATATCATCGGCACAGTCGCCGTGTTGCTTTCCGTTCTCGTCATAGTTGATGCCAACATCGATGCAGACTTCAACCCGATCAAGACCAAACGGTGTGATAAAGTTGCGCTTGCCCACAGCAGAGATGACCACATCGACCATTTCAAATCCAAGAGTAGTGGCCTTCATGCGGGAACCCGTGCTATTCACAGAGATCACATTACAGTGCCGTTTAATCAGCATATCAACCAGCGGACGACCAACAATATCAGATTGACCGCATACGAGTACATTCTTGCCATCCAGATCGTAACCGATGGAGTCAAAAATCTTCATAACGCCCAGCGGAGTGCAGGGCTGAAATTTAGATGTAGAATTAAAGCCATCAACGTCAAGTTCATCTGGAATACAAATATTTTTAGGGTCGATATGTTTTGGCAACGGAAGCTGAACAATGATACCGTCCACATATTCCCAATTATAATCTTCTAAGATCTTGTTGTTCAATTCATCTTCGGTAATATTTTCTGGCAGTTTGACAAGCTCCACTCCGATTCCAACCTCTTCACAGTCACGCAGCTTGCCGCGAATATAAGCATTGGATGCAGGGTTGTCCCCTACTTGATAAATATGTAAAATAGGAGCATAGTCATCTTCTGCGATGACATTCTTGATTTTATTTTTGATATCCTGTGCGATAGATTTGCAGTCAATAATCATTGTGAGTCTCCTTTATAAGAATGTCTGAAATAGTTTCCTAAGCTTTGCGCTGAGAGCGTTATTTTCAAGATATGACGAAGAATTCAATCTGAACTTTCTGTACGGAACGTTTTCAGATGATAGATAAACATCATAATTGATGTCGTCTATTGTGAAGGACTCATTAGTGACAACTTTGGCGGTCGGTAAAAGACATTCAAGCAATGAAATATCATAATTGAAATCCTGACAAAGAGATTTACCAAAATCATCAATATCTGGAATCTTCTCATTATCGATATAGTCCCAAATATATTTTATTCCAGTTAGACCATCTTTCATGAGGCTATCCGTTTTTACCATTTTGTGTAGGTCTGTATCAATCAAAATAAATCTACTATAGAATCCAGAAAATCCTCCATTAGACTGTAAAAGCAGCTTCATATGTTTTCTCCTTTATACTCACTACTACTATACAGAATATTTCGTAGCTGATTGATAAAACCATCAACAACGCATTCACTGCAATCTAAATTAACCGTACACATGCCACAGCTATCAGTATAATGGTGCAGTAGATCTTCGATTGATCTTTTATAATATTCTGTTTGGTCTTTATAAAACCCTAATTCTACCGTAAATTCGCCGCTTTTATTTAACGTATTACCGCTATTATTTTTACTCATTTATTACCTCAAATAAGATGAAGAAGCCATTGTTTGCTCCAATCGATATTTTTCATGTTCACCCAGCATTTCACGTCGCCATCTTTGAATAAATATTTCTGATTGAACTTTCTTAATGTAAAATGTGGCTCGCAGTCCGGCCATGAAAATTTGCCGGGACATCTCCACACAAGATATAAATCACCCGGAATTAGGTTTGACTTATCTGTTGTCATACAGCTCAACAAAAGTGTTTTAACGAATGGATTGTATATATCGACATAGGCTACTACGTTTAAACATGGGCGCATGACGTTATTTAGATAGGGATGAATGAAGTTTTTTGAGATTCTAAATCCAGGCTTAAACCCATCTATATCAATCCAATATGCGATTTTCCATCTTGGAGTCCAATCTCCGTAATCTATTATCGTAAGGTATGGTCGGTAGTTCACAAAACAAATTTTACCATCCAAGTTCAACACCACTTTCGTTTACAATATAGATGCCGTTGTCTTTCAAATACTCAATAAACTCTTCATGTGGTAATTTATGGGCGAGCTCACAAATAGTGTAGTTACTTCTACCTTTTACCCACTTTGTTTCTTTTCTCAAGTTAGACCACTGATGTACACGAAATTCCTTACAACGCCATTTTAAATGAAAGGCATCTGCACACAAATCACAAATTGGTATTTCTACATAAAAGTCACCCGGATAGCGTTTTCTTCGCCACCACTCCATATCATAGAATACAATACCATAGAGTTCAGGATAATCTTCAAATCCATGTTCTCTAAGGTAAGCAAAACCCAATCCATTGATGGTCCATTCTGCCGGCCTTGGGACTGTATATCGAAGCTGCGATTCTGTATGTGAGATACAGGCGTTGTTATATTTACCGTCGATGCCCATAATGTACCAGTCGGATCTATAATAGCCTATTTGTTTAGTCACAACTAATCACCTCCCCCGTATCATCACCCAACGGCCACGTGCATCCATAAAATGTTCCCAAATTTTCGATTTTAAAATAGTACCATTTTTTCGTCACGTAGTCATAAATACTGTAGCAAGTGCAGCGGCCATCCGGCCAATGGTTCTTTTTAATAGCATCAATATCAAGTTCTAAAAATCGTTTGATTTCGGATAATTTATATGAAGTAAAAATATAATCCCATGGGCCACGCCAATGGATAAACCACATGTGCTCTACGGAGTTCGGCCATTCTACAGAAAATCGTTCGACTGGTTTACTTCTGCCAAAATTCTTATATTGAAGAAAATAGTTGCTGATACCGTGTACACCAGTCCAATAATGGTCTTTAGTGCAGATGAAATGAGAATAGCTTTCCCATTCTGGATTTTGTATTTCCCAGTGATTCTTTTCGATTGAAAATCTATTGTCCATTCAATCTACCTCATAAAAGTCTAGTTTTACCGTATTTTTCGCTAATTTTTATAGCGATGATACGTTATTTATTTACCATTCGTAACCGTTTCTCCATAAAGTCGTCCCATTTCATACCGAGAGGACTACCGTCAACATCCACACAGTTGCCATAATCATCACGATAAACGGCAGGTTCTGTCGGCTTACCATAAAATGGAATAGATTCTTTTGGGACAATTTGAATTTCTTTGTTAGGATCATAATTAAAATCGTGAGTTCCATCGCAAGCCACGATGTCCCCATCTGGCATTATATAAACCGGCTTGAAAAATTTCTTATTTAGATTATCAGATGTATCGAATGTGACACCAGTGATTTCCCACTCGTCATACCAATGTTTGCTCATTTTTCCACCACATATAAATATCTTCATTTCGGATTCGCAATCTAGTTTCTTTTTCAAAGAAGCATTCATTTGTACTATCCCAAATTGCCATGACACAAATATTATCATTCCCGTATGGTTCATACCCATAATATTCGTGAAATTGAAGTAGTAGCCGAAATGTTTTGTTGTTCTGTCCATAAGCAGGGATTGGTTCGTCTTCAGTTTTTATCCACATCGAATTCTCCTAAAACATACATTTTAATTCCCAAAGATTTCGCTTCTTAAAATAGGACGATCATAACTTCTTACCCAGTGTTCACACTCCGGGCATTTAATTTCATAGTACGGGTCAAGACTTCGTGCCATCAACATATCTTCACTATTATCAGACCAAAACTCACACCCGCAATCACATACAAAATGATACGCCAGCTTTACCGGTTCCTTTCTGTGTTCAATAATTTTGATTGCCATTATTCTTCTCCTTCGCTCAAACTCTTTAAGACTTTCTGAATCCTATAGTATCTACCTAGCGGTGTTTCAAAAATAGACCTCAGCCATTCAAAGAAGGTCTGCTTGCCAAATACTTCATTATAATCTGCAATATCAATTTGCTTTGCGGTTTCACCACATTCAGGACAAGTGTATCGCAACTCAAAATTGGCAGCTGTAGCATAATAGTCCTTATAGATTGAGTCGAAATGTGTCGTCAGCATAAAAATCACAATGACAATGAGGACACTTGAATTCAACTGCAAATTTTTGAGGTTCTTGCTCGTGGCCGCGCTTTACAATTTTAGTTGCCATCAGGCACCTCCACGGTAAAAATATTTTTGTTTGCTTCTTTCCAAGAAATAAACTCAGTCCCGGCAACTTCTGCTCTACATCTATAGCATCCAATCACATTATTCTCAGGAATATCCAAGTCAGGATTTTCAAAAGAAGCTACTCTAATCTTAGTTGTACAACCGCAGTTCTTACAAGGGAATACAATTACTGGATTTTTCAAGCTGTCAGTTTTATGCATACTAATACCTCAATCTACAAACACAAATGGGGCACTAAAAAAGTTCTCCCCAACAATCATATTTTCTTCAGATAAAGAAACCTTGATAACTTCATCGTCAGTATGCGTTTCATCATATTCTGCTGTATCGCAGAGCTTGTTAAACTCTCCGTCATTCTTAACGAACAGTGTTCCCTTCCCAAGCTCAATTGGTTTCTTTTCTTCTCGAATATGTGCTTTCATGCCGCCTCGATTCTTTCTTTAGCAATCTTAAAATATTTTTGGTCAAGTTCTATACCAATGTAATTTCGTTCAAGATTTTTAGCAGCAATACCGCTTCCTCCAACTCCCATGCAGTTATCAAGAATGGTTTCACCCTTATTTGTGTAAGTGTTGATAAGCCACTCCATTAAAGCCACCGGTTTCTCGGTTGGATGGAGCATAACGGAGCTGTGTGCTCTTTGGAATGTCACCAGCGATTTCGGATACTTCTTCGTATCTCCTACTCTCATTGCGGAGGCTTGATTTGTAGAATCGAAATTCCCATAATTGTTATTTTTACGGTTGCCTTCTTTATACTTGGTTCCCATACCATGAAGTGGCTCGCCTTCAGTGAATTGAGGATTATATGTAGGAAGCTTTCTATAAAAGACTACGATTTCTTCTGTACTACGAAGCGGCATTCTCTTTGCATTCAAGAACCCAGAAGAAAGAACTTTGTCCCAAACAAGATTATATCGCCACATCTTACGATTGCTTTCCATAAGATCGGCCATAAACATGCCATCAGCGAATAGACAGATTGCACCATTATCCTTAATGATTCGGTTGTATTGTTCCCACAGCTTATCGAAAGGAATCACAGAATCCCATTTATTATGAGTGACACCATAGGGCAAGTCACAAAGAATCATATCGATAGATTTATCTGTGATTTGTGGCATAATTTTCAAACAATCATCATTATAAAGTTCCATTCATTCACATCCTCTTATTCCTCCCACCCACCCATAAAATTTACCTTTTACCGGAATGAATATTTCGTTCTAATCGAAGGTGTTTCTACACTTTTTGCAGGATTCTCCAGCGTTGCAGCCGATGCGATAATTTCACCGATGCTCTTCTGGAATTCCTGCAATTTCTTCAATTCGCTTTTAATATCAACTTTCACTTCGACATTTTCAATAAACCCAATGTCCTCAAGACATTTACAGTAACCGGCAATCTCGTTATAGAAGATGTGGTCGTACTCTTCCAAAAGCGTGTGCTCGTCAAACAGCTTTACTTGCCATGCAATTCCAAATGGAGCTTCTTTCTCGTAATGAGATTCGATAATATAATACTTCATTATATATTCTCCTTACTTGATGCTGTCCTTAGCTTTAACCCTCTTTAAAACATCAGCTTTATTCTCTTACTGTTTTCCGGTACTTCCAAAACCACCGGCTCCGCGCTCAGTTTCGTCCAATTCGGAAACTTCTTTAAAATCAGCCTGCCAAAATGGAACAACTGCCATCTGAGCAATGCGATCACCATGAGTAATCATCTGCGGGATATTGGAGTGGTTATGTAGCGCAACGATATACTCTCCACGGTAATCTTGATCGCACACGCCAATTTTGTTCGCAGGAGCAAGTCCAAGCTTAGTTGCCATACCGCTGCGAGCATAGATAGCGACATACCAACCTTCCGGCGGAGCCATTCGCAGACCAGTATGAACCTTAACGGTTTCACCCGGCTGAATCATGATGCAGCGGTCACCATTCTTGTTTACCATCGTTGCATCATCAAACCCGATATAAGCATACAGGTCTGCACAAGCAGCGTTTTTTGAGCCATAAGTCGGCAGATGAGCATCTTCGTGCAGTTTATTGATTTTAATGTTGGGGCGATACGGCATCCGACTCATGCCATAGCCAAGATTAGTAGTTGTGTTTCCTAAATCCATATTATTTTCCTTTCTCTTCTGGAGTCCACCAAAGGACTGGATTATCTTTTCCTGCGCTCCTCCAAATATCAATCACCCTCTGATTTGAGCTTCCCATATATGGAAGAGAAATATCTTTTTTCGCCTCAATAAAAGGACCATCAACAAGAACTGTTGTGTATGAAAAAATGTTGACAAGAATGACGCTATCCCATGATTCCATCCATTCTTGTCGCAGTTCTTCATATGTGTACCCCGTCCATAACCAGATATCTTTTTTTCGCCCAAACTCTTTGTAAACACATTTGCAGATACGAAAGATTGTAGTTCTATTCTCCGGCAAGAGTGGATCTCCACCAGTGAGAGTCAGTCCCTGAATGTAATCAGGTCGAAGTAAATCTACAATTTTATCAAGCGTTTCATCTGTGAATGGCTGACCACCATTCGGGTCCCATGTGGTAGGATTTTGACAGCCGGGGCAGTGATGGTTACATCCCGCGCAGAACAACGTGACTCTTACGCCTGGCCCATTCGCAATATCACATGGAACAATTTTAGCGTAGTTCATTTAACGCCCTCCATTTTTGCCCCACAGTAGGGACAATACTTAAAAGGCTTGTATTTCTCAGAGCCGATACAAGGTGTCTCGCGCGGATAGAAAAAATCTTCGTAAAACTGTTCGTTGCAATTAGAACAATGATATACAGAGTCTTCTTCGTCATCGCACGGCCAGTGATCCCAGTGTGCAATAGCACGAACTGTATTAGATTCTGCTTTCGGAAGCCCTAATAGGTCTTCGCGTTCTTCTGCTAGGAAATCGGAATAGTCATCTCGTTCGTCATAAAAGCGCATGTGCTTCAAGCCACTGTCAATTTCGTCTAGTAAAGGAGTGATATCCGCCCATTGAGCGTTTTCAGGAATATATTTCGCCATCTTGAACCACCTCAATGCTTAAACGTCTGTAATGCTGCAAACACGACAATGGCAACGTTCACAACTCCACAAAAGAACTTCTGTGCTCTTTCGTCATCAAAACTTGCCTTGGACACTTCAACGATAAGCTGCTCACATCGGATGCAACAGCCCATCATAATTAGAGTTGCTAAGACAGCAATCGTAAAATCAATCCACATCGATTAGCACCTCCTCGATAGGAATAATCTGACCATCAACGTAGTAGCACATCTGACCGTGCTCATTATAATAAGGAGACATATAGCCGTAGCCTGCGTAGCCTGCACCTTTTCCGAACAAATAATACATGATGTGTGTATCCTTGTCGTACACCATAGGAGTGTCACCGATACGATAGAACCAGCCATTCGCTACAGTTACATTCCCTACCGAGTCTTTCATCCTTGTACTGCATCCAGTCAGTATAATCGCTGCTAGAAGTACGCATACGGCAGTATTTTTGAAAATTTTAAACATACCTTTCCTTTCTGTTAAAAGCGGAATTCTATTAAAAATCGCCAAAAACTTATTGCGATAACACGTTGATTAAATTTAACTAAAATCAGGATTGTTTTCATCCCCTGTCACATGCATCGCCAATAATCAGGCTTGCCGATAACATCGCAATTTAAATCGTACCATTGAGTGTTCCAGCCCATAAAACCAATTTCTGATGGTCCATCATTACCGTATCTGATGTAGACATTATCAGAACAAAGTTTATTATTTACCACTGGTTCTCTATCTTTTACTCGAATCCACCGTGGATCATAATCAACTTCCTTATAGGATGAAATCTCGATGCTATGATAACAATTGGAAAGTTCCATACGAACATCATCTTCAATGGACTTAATATTTTCTTTATCGATATCATCAACTAAAAGTTCAATGGTCACTTTCCTCACGTTCATTCTCCTTTAAATACCGCCATGCATCAGGCACTTTTAAATAATCAAACACACCGTCCGGCATCCAATTTCCTTGCTTTGAATACCACACTCTAGTTTCTCGTTCTCCGTATTTTGCTATGACAGTGCTACAAGGCTTCGGAAGATTTATCGTCGGGACATTCCAGTCATCCAACTTAGTTTCCGGCCAGTCAATTCGAGTGCCACACTGACCGCAATAACTATTTCGATTCCCATCTTCATTACAAAGATACTCGCCGCTGCCACAATACTGGCAAGCGATAATGCCTTCCTCTGCAAAAGGATTGTTAATCATGTTCAGCCTCGATTTCTTTCCATCCAATAAAATCACAAACACAAAGCTTTTCTGGATCACATCTGTGGAGCAAGAATTTATTTTGTCCAGAAAGCCTAGATCCACCAGATACTTCTGCCACTTTATATTTGTCTTCAAATATTCCAGAAAGACTCCATTGTTCAGTAACAGATAGATCTACATCATGTTTAATGACATCGCAACCACATCCACGGCATTTAAAGATTTTCACTTGTTTCTTTTCCATACAGTCGCCTCCTAGAACGGCACTTTATCAGAAACAGGCATTATACAAAAACTCCTTAACGGAACTCCGTTCACCTGATTGGTTTGATGGGATACCGTTCCATACATTTCACCGTTTTTGCTTTCAGACCAGTGATATGTTACTGTTCTTTCTATTTCGTAATAAGTATCGTCACCAATTACCTCGCAAGACGCCCATTTGTCGGTCTCTACAAGAAGCAAGTATTTACCAGGCAAATTGAATGGAGGTTCAATATGAGAATAGTAATTATATGTATCTTTCATAACGAACCCCACCTTTCACGGCCACAGGTGTCACAGACGAAGTGCCACTTATCATGCCAACTATGGTTACCGTCATAGAGCATCACACCACCACATCGACTGCACTCGGGAAGGAACCAACGGAGTAGACGTTTCAAAAACTTAATCATCTTTACTCCTTCTTCTCAATAATATCAGCCCTTTCCATAGTCTCGAAGAAATCTTCCATAATGGCATCAGCCATCTTACCAGGAATTTCGGGAAGATCTAGTCCAAAGTCTCTAAAAGCACAGTGCAGACAGCCCCATGGAGTTAAGGCGAATTTTTCATAAAAATCATCATCGTCATCGTCAGGGTCGTTTTCTTTTGAGTCCAACATATTCGTCTCGTACTCAAACTGTCTCACTTCATTCTTAGTGAGCCATTTCTGCCACTTGCCACAAACAGAACAATACAGACCAATCTGGCTACCTTTGCTCTGGATAAAGAAGGATTTACTACCACACTTACATTTGAAGTCCATCTCAGCCACCTGCCTTTTCTACATTCTGAACCATGCAGCTCGTACCGGGATGAGATTTTTCGAAACGATAATGCGCTTTATTCATAGCATCATTCTGATCCTGTGCCTTGACCATATATGTGTTGAATGCCTGATGTCCATCATCGTAGTACATTATTTCAACAGACCAATAATTCATATAGCTCCTTTCATGCCACCACACCCACCCCGCTAGTTAGTTTACTTGCTTCGACTGCCCTTAATGAAGCACTCAAGCAAAATAAGAGCCAACCAAATACCTGTTGCAACCTTAACTGTAAAAGTGATGTTCAACAGCTTAAAAATCAGCCAGATAATACCAATCGTGGCAATCCACGAAGTAAAATATGTAGCCACCAGAATCAGAACAATTCTGAGAAAAGAACCAAGTGCCTTAAAGAAATTCTTCCACACTTCTATGCTAATCACCTCCGGTCAATCGTCCTCGATATGGACACAAGCTGGAACAACCACCTCAGAGTCGTACAGGCGGATTAGTACCCCATTTGCAAGTTTTACTGCATTTGCATGGCAGTTATCTTCTGTTATAGTAGAAACTTTCATGCATAATGTCTTATTGCTTCCGTAATAAAATGGCTTGCCTTGCTCGATACTTTCAAATTCAACTGTTTCTTTTTCCTTTTTTAGAATTTTCATTTTATATAACCCCACCAACCCACCGCTTATACATTATTTAATTGTCGCTCAAATGAACCACTCGATCTCGAATTTCCTGAGTGCGCCCCTGATTCCAAAAATTGGTTCCCAGGTAACCACAAGTACGTCTTACGACATTCATTTTGTTCTGGTCACGATTACCACAATTCGGGCACTCCCATATAAGCTTGTGGTTTTTCTCATCTTCTACAATTTTAATTTCGCCGTCGTAGCCGCAGCACTGGCAGTAGTCGGACTTGGTGTTCAGCTCCGCATACATGATGTTGTCGTAAATGAACTGCATAACACTAAGCACCGCAGGAATGTTCTGCTGCAGATTTGGCACCTCGATATAGCTAATCGCCCCTCCTGGAGAAAGCTTCTGGAACTCGCTCTCAAACTTTAGCTTAGTGAAAGCATCGATATGTTCACGGACAACGACATGATAAGAATTTGTTACGTAGTCATGGTCAGTAATATCTGGAATCATACCAAACCGCTTCTGCAAGCAACGTGCAAATTCATATGTAGTGGACTCCAAAGGAGTACCATACAGAGAGTAATCGATGTTTTCAGCGGCCTTCCACTCGTTACACTTATCATTCATGTGCCGCATAATTTCGAGAGCAAAAGGTTTAGCATCAGGATCGGTGTGGCTCTTGCCGGTCATATACTTCACACACTCATACAGACCGGCATAACCCAGGCTGATGGTGGAGTAGCCGCCGAAGAGCAACTTGTCGATCTTCTCGCCCTTCTTTAGACGAGCTAATGCACCGTACTGCCACAGGATAGGGGCCATATCAGAAGAAGTGCCGAGTAGACGCTTGTGACGAATCTGTAGAGCTCGATGACACAATTCGAGTCGTTCATCGAAGATTTTCCAGAATTTATCCTTGTCCCCTTCTGAACTGCAAGCCACGTCCACCAGATTGATGGTCACGACGCCCTGATTGAAGCGGCCATAATACTTATGCCCCTTAACCCAATTCTTGGCACTAGCTACGTTCTCAGTGGTGCGGTCAGGAGTAAGGAAGGATCTACAGCCCATGCTAGGCCACACACCGCCTTTAAGCTCCTTCATAACCTTTGCGGAAATATAATCAGGAACCATTCGCTTGGCAGTACACTTAGCTGCCAGCTCAGTCAGGTAATAATACTTAGAATCAGAATGAATGTTATCCTCATCAAGAGCATAAATGAGCTTTGGGAAGGCCGGAGTGACCCATACACCAACTTCATTCTTTACACCCTGAATGCGCTGTTTTAACACTTCTTCAACAATTAGAGCCAAATCATCACGAGTTTGACCTTCTGGAACTTCATCGAGGTACATAAACACGGTGATAAAAGGGGCCTGGCCGTTTGTCGTCATCAAAGTGACAACCTGATACTGGATGGTCTGCACGCCACGAGCAATTTCTTTATGTAAACGATCTTCTACAATTCGATTGATAGTTTCAGACTCCGGCATCTTATCGATTTCATTATTCTGAACCATCTCGTAAAATTCTTGGTGTACTTCACTTGTGATCTTCTTGCGGGAAACATCTACGAATGGAGCCAGATGTGAAAGTGTAATACTCTGACCTCCAAATTGCATCGAAGCTACCTGTGCAATGATCTGGGTGGCAATGTTGCAGGCGGTGGAAAAGCTGTGAGGTTTTTCAATATAGGTGCCGGAGATGACGGTGCCGTTCTGGAGCATATCTTCAAGATTGACCAGATCGCAATTATGGCAGTGCATCACAAAATAATCTTTATCATGCACATGAATTAAACCACTTTTGTGTGCATCTCGGATATCCTTTGGAAGTAGAAGTCTGTCAGTTAGTTCCTTAGATACCTCTCCGGCCATGTAATCACGTTGCGTGCTATTGATGGTTGCGTTCTTATTACTGTTTTCCTGATTGATTGCGTCGTTCTGGGCATCAAGAATTTCAAGAATACTTGCGTTGGTTTTCTCTTTATCTCGAATTTCCTGACGATACTGCCGCCACTGACTATATGCATTTGCAACGTCAATAAACGGGCTATTTGCTAGACTGTCCACTACGATATCCTGAATCTGCTCAACAGAAAGAATGCCCGGCATGTCTGCGATATAGTCAGCAATCGCATTCGACACACGAGCGTCGATACTACCCGGTGTACAGGTCATCGCCTTCTCGACTGCATTCACAATCTTACTTTTATCAAAAGGGACTTCCGTTCCATCGCGTTTAATCACATATTCCATGTAATCACCTCTTACTCAGCATCCTGCGCATCGTTCTTTTCAGAAACAATCGTCGAATCGCTTACAAGGTTCACATTCTTAGTGACCTTTGCATCGTAACTGTTGGCACGGACAATTTCCTTCATATCAATGCCAGTTGCTTCACGAACGGCCTCAAAAGTCTGAGCCATGACTGCTGGGACATTGCCGGAAATCTCAGAAACACCATTTGCGTTACTGCCAATGATGGAAACCTTGTCAATGGACGCCAGCGGCTTTGCAACCTCAGCTGCAATGCTAGGAAGAATCTTAATGATCATTTCACCCATAGCCGCACCATTGTACTGCTTGTAAGCTTCGGCCTTCTTCAGCATAGCTTCTGCTTCAGCAAGACCCTTCTGCCTGATGGCCTCAGCTTCCGCCATGCCAACCATACGGATGCCTTCTGCCTCCTGTTCCTTAGCGAACTTTGCGGATTCTGCAGAACGCTCTGCTTCGTACTTCTTTGCTTCAGCTTCCTTCTGACGCTTATACAGGTCGGCGTCTGCCTGCTTGCGAATCTCCGCATCCAGCTTTTGCTGACGAACTTCTGCTTCCTGAGCGGCCAACTCAACCATCTTCTTCTGCTTTGCAATAGCTGCGTCAGCTTCAGCTTCCTTAATTTCCTTATCACGCAGATTCATTTGAATCTCACCAGCAGCTTCTGCATCAGCATTTGCCTTATCAGCCTCCGCCTTCAGAGCGGCCTGAGTCAGAAGATACTCATTGTTGCGCTGTGCAATAGCGGTCTTGGATTCAATTTCCTTTTCATTTGATTCACGAGCAGTATCCGCCTTAGCACGAGCAATATCACGAGCGGCTTCGGCCTTAGCAATCTCTGCCTGTTTCTTCACCAGCTCTTCCTGCTGAACACCAATTGCCTCAATGACACCATGATTATGACCCTGAGCATCAATAGCATCCTTAATATCCTGAACATTGAAAGTAACAACTTCCAGACCCATCTTTGCTAAATCAGGACGAGCATTCTCAACAACGGAAATTGCCATCTGTTTACGATTGGTCAGGATATCATTGACAGTCATCTCAGAAACAATCTCTCGCAGATTGCCCTGAAGGACATCGTTGATCTTTTCGTTAATGCCATCTTCACTCATGCCAAGGAAGTTGGAAATAGCAGCCTGCTGACGAGCACTAATATAAGTCTTTGCATCCTCACAACCGGCACTCTTAATCTCATCATCAGTTACAGTAGAGTTCTCAGAGTAAACCTGAACAGTAACAACAGAGTCCAGCCACAGAGAAACACCCTCTTTAGTCTTTACACCGGTTTCAGGAGTCTTGACATCAATCTTGAGCAATCGCATATTCAGACGGTCAGCTCGCTGAATAACCGGAAGGACGAACACGCCACGACCACAGATAACTTTCGGCTTAGACAGTCCAAAACCTGTTACGACGATTGCCTGAGTAGGAGGAGCCTTCTTATAGCAAGTAAATGCAAAGGCGATCAGAAAGACAACAACGACAGGAATTGCAATAAACATCATATTCATGTATTTTTCTCCTTGATTATCTTAAAACAAATTTGGCAAAGCCAAAAATCAACATTGTAACAAACAGGGCAAATGCCGCAAATGGTTCTTCCCAGTTGTATCTCATTCTCATTTATGTAAACCTCTTAAAACTTGACCTCATCGGCACAATCAGGGACCACGGCAGTTTCGATGTTTGGAGCATGGATTTCTGGACAGAAAACCAAATCATCCGTATAGTCGGGCTTTGCATGACGAGGAATGTAATCCGACATCGTAGTCAGCTTATCAGTTACCTCGTTAGGGACTTTCTTGAGCGTATCTACGACACTTTCAGCAACCTTCTGCTGTTCCTCTAAAAGCCGGATTTTATAGTCCAAATACCAACGTGCCTTCGTCAAATCTTGAAGCTGAGAATTGCCATCTTTGTGACCTGCCCGGCTCAGATACTTACCAACATTCCAAAGATAAGCATCCTTGTCTAACTGCCACTCCCGTAGCACTTTGATTGCCTCATAGGGATTGTCTGCACCGCCGTAATAAGACGGGTGCTCGACGTTCTTCTTGATTTCGTCAAGTGTTTGCATCAATAACCTCCTTGTTTTTTTCAATAGGCTTATAAACATCTGCCAACCGAGGATGACGGCCACAGCAGCCACGACCTTCTGGACAGAACGGATACTTCGGATTAGCCTCACAGGAAGGAACCATCCAGTTTGCTACTTCAGGACAAACCTGTGCAACTTCCTTCTTCATTTCTGTGAACATCTCGCGGATTTCTTTTTGAGCCCTAGAACAAAGTCGAAGATGACTCATCTCAATCAAAGCACGAGCGTTCATCGTGATGTAGAATTCTGTACAGCAAGCATTTGGCAGAACTGCACGAGCGTCTTCGTTTTTGGCATTATGATACTTCTTGAGAATCTGATAATCGGTATCAATGTCCGACATCATATTATCGAAAACATCAGCATCTTCACCGGTAAACGGATTTACATACTTGAATCCATCCTCGCTGCAATAACGCTGGCTGCGGCAGCTCATGCTAATATGTCGATGACGACTAATCTGTGCCAGAAGTGCGCGACTCACATCTTTGACATAGAACGTAAAGTTGATGTGTTCAAGCACAGAATAATGACCGCTGGCCTTACATCCCTTAGCAATCTTATAATCGTCAGTCATTGAAGAATCATAACAAATACTCGCAGCTTCCTCTACAATATCTAAAGGATTCTTATCATTTGTAGGAACAACTCGCTGTGTGTACGCAATCAAATCAACAGTCATTCAACTCTCCTTAATATTCGTCCTGCCAGTTTTCAGGAATGTCGTTCTCACCAATTACGATGCAATTTTTAGGTGCGACATTTAAAGTGTACTTTCCATCTTGAACTTTAATCATTACGTTCATAATGGAGACAACTTTATGAATGCTCCAAAGAACTCCGCGACCTTTTCGAGTTCTAGCTCTAAGAACTGTGTCGCCAATATGAATTTCTCTATTAAGAATATCGGTTACCATTTAATCCTCCTTTACTTTAGAAGTGCAAACTTAAACCAATCTGGGAAGCTTGATACTGAAATCCAATATTTGATAAGACAAGATAATAGCCACAACGCAATCATGATTCCGACCGCAATAAGATAATCCTTAAAAATCTTAATGAAAGCGATCCACATCTTAATCCTGTCTCTCATTTACCTCACCTCTTTCAATCAACTCATCCACAGTAACCTCTCCACAGAGAACCTGTTTAAGCTGCTCTTCTGACAACTGATATGTAATCGGATCTCCACATTCAGTGGGATATCGAGCTAAGATTCTATAATACTCTGCAAGGGCTCGTTCCTTACGACCCTGCTCACGATGGTCAATACCAATCATATCGCCCCACCTCCTTCCTCAAATTCTTCACTCTTTCCGGTCACGACATAGATGTCATCTTCGAGATCTTCTTTATCAACAAACGATATTTCTCCTAGCCGCAGACCGCACTTGTTACTTTCTGGTCTGTTGTCAATTATGTAGAAGTCGCCAGCATCACAAAGAACCTTATACCAGTGTCCTTTCTGCAAAGTGGCTTCTGCCGGGCCCCACTCTTTATAGTCCGTTCTGAAGTACATCCTCATTAGAGCTCCTTGTAGGGTTCCATATCACCCTTCCAAATCTGAAAATAAGGATGTGCGTCAATGCCGTAAACCTGACCCTTCATACCGGTACTGGTGATTTTGTAAGGCTTTCTGTCTTCAAGGCTATTGATAAAGTCCTGATACTGAGGACTCATCTTAAAGAAATCTTTCTTACCCTGAATCCTCTTTACCTTAATAGTGACCTCATCACCAATCTTTGGTTCCCACTCTTCAACTGGCATTCCAGCAAGAAAATCGGGCCCACCAGCCTTCTTGATTCGCCTGGCAAGGATTCGTGCTTTACGCTGCTCTCTGCGCCGGTCTTCTCGATTCATCGAATTACTCATATTCTGTTCCTTTCAGCTTATCAAAGTAGGGATCGCCGTCTCGCTTCTCTAATAAGTTGAGCTCCCCGGCGGAGCCTACAGAATACAAACGAAAATTTTTAAAAATCTCAGCACCTTTAATAGTGGCTAGAGATGTAATCACGTAAATGATATTGTGTTCTTCTGTACCATCCATAAGTTGAACTTCAAGTCGTTCTTTCTTTGGGATGGCTAGTTTTCGGAAGTCGTTCATTTATTCCTCCGGCATTTTAAAAATCCTCTCATCACAACAATAGTCGTCAAAAATGTTTCCGATAATCTCGTAGCATCTTGACGCAGTATTATAACTACCAAGAACAATTCCGCGTTCTCCCATACCTTGCCTTGCGTAAACATTAAGGTTTGCGGCATCAATGATTGCCATGCGGTCAAGATTTATAATTTCTCCACCTTGCGTTAAAAGTAGCATTTTAGTCCTCCGGCATATCGAAACTAACACGGCTCTCACAAAGAGCAGTATTAATTTCTTGGATTACTTCTTTTGCTCGTTCTACTGTTTTATATTTACCAAGTCTCATCCATCCATCTTCATCAAAGGTATACGCTCTGATTACTGCTGATTCATCTACAATATGGATTCCAAAACATTTACCGGTGTCAACAACTCCGGTTTGATTCTGTGTTAAAATAAACATTGTAAAACCTCACAAATCTGCAAGCTGTGCAGGAGAATTGATATCTGGACTATCCAAATCCATCCCAAACTCCTTAGACATTTCATTCTTGATTCCCCAAAAGTAACCTTCGGATGGAGCGTAAACAATAGTCCACCATCCATACGCTTCTTTATTCTTAGGCGTGAATTCACGAGTTGGAATTCGATTGCCGCTGAAGCTAATTGTTGTGGTTTTGGATGGATTCTCAACACATTTGTTATCCAGAATCCGAAGAATGTGTTTAATAGACTTCTTGGAAAGATTCATGCCAGCCCTCCCGTTCAGCTTTCCACTGAGCATACTTATCATAAGCAATCTTTTGGGCAAGCTCTCTATTCTCAGCGGTTACATAAATAGTCCATACCATTTCCTTATCGTAAGGAGCCGAATCAAAATAATTAGGTTCCCATTCTTTGTCTTTAATATCTTCAACATCTCTATGGGAACGGATTACGAGCCAGTCTCTATTTTTTTCGTAGTGATAAACCTTCCAAACGCCAATCGGATTTATAATACAATCCTCGTACTCTTCGACATCACCGTCGTAAGCTGCAGCGATTCTTCCCGCTTTTTCTTTATCTTCAGTAATAGTAATAATTCGATAATTTGAATATTTACCTTCGGTTACTGCGTAATAAGTTTTCATAATCCTCTCCTTAGCCGTAGCTTACTTCATTCTTATCGTTTCCACCCATCCAATAAAAGGAATCTTTTAACTTGTTTTTAGGCATAAGACACCTCGTTCTTGTCATCTCTAAATCTTACAAAGGTCGGGAATTGCAGGGACTCAGCGCCAGTTTTCTTGTCACAGCTGACCTCTTTGTATTTACACTCAACAATCTTGCCAATGTAGTCATCAGGATTCGCCCACACAGTAGCTCTCGTAGCGTCATCAAAGCCAGAGCCAATGCGTAGCTCATTACCCTTGTAGTCCACAACGAGAGCTCCCGTCGTGCCAGCCAGACGGTTCTGACCTTCCTCAATCGCGATGATTCGCAGGTCAACAGTATAAAAACGTTTTACTTTCAGGCATCCATTATGTCGTGCCCGGCGGTAAGGGACATCTCTGTTACAGACAAGTCCTTCCCAGTCATTTGCAACAGCATAATCAAGCCATTTAGCAATCTGTGAATGGTCGGTTCCTTCGTAGACCATCTCGACAACTTCAATGTTTTGAAGATTGTGCTGCTTGATTTTCTCTTTCAGCTCAAGAAGCCGCTGTTTACGAACTGAATACCGTTCAACACATTCGTCATTTTCAAACTGTCTCTGTAGAACCATATCGAAAATTACGAACTTGATGCAGCTCTTATCTGTAGAATCGCTGTTAATAATGCCTGTCCCAACAACGAAATTTTTGTTATCTGACAGACCATCGACATTCTTACGAATTAACTCTCCATCAAATACATAACCAAAATAGCCAGTATTTTTAATATCGTTGATAATGTGGTCAAGTCCAGTAAACTTTTGCGCCTGTCTGGAAATGAACTGACCATTGATAAAGGTGCCGCGCACTCCATTTAATTTGCGCGATACAAAAATCATTTCATCCCGCTTCAGTTTAACCTTGTCAATCGGATATCCCTGCTGTACCTCCCAGACAGGAACAATCTCTTCGCCGTACACCTTATTGATGGTAGCTGCCTCGACTCCGATCGGCAGGTTCTTAGTGAACAGTCGTTTCAGAAACTCTTCGTATTCAGGATTTTTATGTAAATAATTCTGGATTGTTGCGATGGATGTATCAGAGCCTGTATTGTGACTAGCACCCATAATATAAAGGTATCCGCAGCTGAGATACTGAACATCGAAATCCGGCCTTGCGGTTACCTTCTTATTGATCTTTGCATTAGACAGGCCAGTAACAATTGCCGGGTCAAGCAGGAATCGGAAGAATGCCATTAACTCATCAGCTTCATCTCCAAAATCCTTACGTGCATCCAGCAAAATGCGGGTCTTGTCCGTCTTTTTCTTTGCTTTCTGCAATGCCTTAACCATCGCATCAAGCTTACCTATGAGCTCTTTATCTGTCATAAAGCCTCCTTGTGTATCCTGTGTTATATAGTTATAGCTAATAAAGAAAGGCTTGTCGTTACGAGCAAGCCTTCTCTTTCTCGTATCCTGTGTTATGCATCTAAAGAGAGAATTTTAAGCCTACGGGATGGAGACTTTTTATAACTATATTATACAGGATACGAATATAATTGTCAATGCTTTTCTGAAAATTCTTTCCGTAAAAATTCCTTCAAGAACGTCCGCTTGTATGGCACCCTCGAAGTCTTTACAGCCCGATCAAGAGCATGAGTTTCGGCGCAAATCACACAATACTTCTTGGCACGAGTAATGGCCGTATAGAGCCATTCTCTCGTCAGCATCAGGTATGCAGAGTTGTCCATACCAACAATCACATACGGAGCCTCACTGCCCTGTAGTTTATGACAACTTAAAGCATAAGCAAGTTCAAGCGTTGCCCAGATGTTATTCCCACCAAAGTAATGCGGAATGAAGATCGTTCCCCATTGGTCAAAATCAACCAGAATAAAACTAGTCTCAATCTTTCGGATAATGCCACGGTTTCCGTTGAACACCGGACACTTCTCTTCCTTTTTCTTTGTCTTGAGATTGTATGTGTGAAGTTCATAATTGTTCTTGTTGATAATGACTTGATCGCCCTCACGCAGAGTATACACTCTATCCTTGCCATCACCATAGATTGTGACCTTTGCTTCTGCTTGACCACGACTCGGATTCACAATTTCCTGAATAGCATTATTGACTTCATAAGTACAGATACTACCACGCAGCTTCTGTGGAAGTACAATCTGAATCTTCGCACTATCATTCCCTACCTTATTATATAAGGTACGGTACTGATTGATGATGTGATTGAATGACTCACTTGCATCTTTATAGATATCAAGCTCCAAATCACGAAGTTCACCACGAATCTCACTACCAGCCCAGCCATAAGGCACCAATTGCGTAGCATTGCGAACCTTGATGCTCTCCGTGATAATTGCAGACTTAGCTGCCTGACGATGGATCTTAGTCAACCGAGCCACAGGAACAACCTTAGATGCAAGCATATCCTTGAAAATGTTACACATACCGATGCTCTCAAGCTGTCCGTCATCACCAATCATGATGAATCGCTTTCCGGTCTCGATTGCCTGAATCAAGTCATAGAACAACTGAGCTCCAACCATAGATGTCTCATCCAGAATGATAATATCTTCTTCAAGAGGATTGTCCTTGTTATGAATGAAACCACCATTCTCAATATCATAACCAAGAAGACGATGAATGGTCTTCCCGTCCTGACCAGTAATCTCCTGCATACGAGCTGCGGCACGTCCAGAGAGTGCAGTCTGAGCGAAAGACTTACCGTGAAGGACCTTTAGAACACCAGCGACAACGGTACTTTTACCGGTGTTGCCTGTGACACAAATTCTTCCATTATATCTTATCAGAAACATATGAGACGGAACCGTAAAACAATACTTATATCCATCGCTTGAACGAACAATATCAATATCGCTTTTACTGCCTTTTGTCATAAGAGAAACTTTTCCATTCGAGTGTTGCACAATATGAACATTATACTCTGTGACCATTCTACCGTGCCGTTCAATATTTGATTCATGTACAACAGAACGATAACCACAAGAAGAAAATGCGAACTGAACAAAATCTGCCGTTTCTTTAATCAGTGTACTAAAATCTTTCCGTCTCCCCTCTTTTACGTGACCGTCCCAATTTAGAATCTCATCGCAAATCACCTCTAGCTGATGATGATTACAGCTATACCAATACGAAGTAAATCTTTTTTCTTTTCTTGGAGCATAAAAGACAAAGTTCGAATATTCCAAGTCTTTTGGATTCCACTGATGCTCATCAAAGTATCTACCACTTTCCAAAAGAAGTCTTCTCATGCGAAGTTTCTTTCGCTCTTTTTTTACGTTTACTCTACACCAAGCTGATTTATGATCCTTCAAAAACGACCCATCGCAAATAACAGCACACATTAGTCTAATATCAGCATCGCTCAAATCGATTCCTGGACCATCATAATTGAACGTTGTTATAAAATGTCCGTTAAACCCAGACTTTCGTTTAACATTTCTTTGATACAACTCCCACATTGGGATTTTAGCTAAATTGTTTTTGCTGGTCAAGTAAACAACATTATGCTCTGCACTCAATAGTTGATTGATACTGCCCGACTTGTTTTTCATGTGATATAGATATTCACATTTAAATTTTACATATTTCTCAGGCTCAACAAGCGTTGTAGTCCCATTTTCATTATATTGAAGAACTTTGTCGCCCTTAACATAATCTTTTATTTTTTTCCATTGGATACCATTAAAGAACTCCATCTCTGCATCAAGGCATCCGCCGTAACCTGTTAAGATACAGACGTTGCTAGAGCATACCTTTTTAATAGCATCTCTCTGCTCTTCAGTGTACTCGATACCAAGTTCATCCTCGGCCTCATTGATTGTTGCATCCATATTTCGACCAATCGGCTCAACAGGAACATCCGCCAGACGCTTGATTTCCTTCGCAATACTATCTTCCAGATTCCACACTCTAGTTAAAGCAAATTCCTGACGGTCATCGCTCCACCAAAGCGTTTCACGAGCATCATGCAAATGGAAAAGTGCCCTTTTGATGACTTCTTGGTCACCCTCATTCAAATCAAGTTCCTTAATACAGCTATTGATTGTCTGGTTTGCCGAGATGATAGAGTTGCCTTCTTCGGCACGGCCAGCAAGAAAGTGCATGACGTAAGCTTCAATTCTAAATTGCGAATTGTGTTTCAACCCCATATTCAGAGCTAGAGCGTCAGCCTTCTTCCAGCCGATGCCATACACATCGTCAATCAGGACGTAAGGATTCTCTTCAATCTTTCTCACCAGAGTGTCTGCACCATGATATTGACGGACAAGCTTTTCAATAGCACTAGGGGTCAGACCGTACTCAATTAGCTTTGTGTACGCATCACTGTTATCAATGTTGTTTTCATAAGTATCAATGATCTTTTGAGCTCTGCCTTCCGTAATACCACTAACAGTGCAAAGCGACTTGATATCACCATTCTTGATAATCTCATACGGATTTTCGAATGCTTCATAAAGTATCTCAAACTGATGGTCGGTCAGGATATAATGGAGAAAGCTTTTCTGTTCTTCCGGGTCAGTAATCTCTTGAAACTCATTCATATAAATGATTTTATACTGGTCACCAAACTTTTCATGATGAACATACTCACCACAGAACGAATAAGTTTTATTCATATCGAGGCTAGGAACGTTGCCCTTTAACCGGAGGTCACTGTATCGACTCATAACAGGATTTCCCTGCTTGACTTTTACCACCTCGGCAGAGAAAGTGGCGAAGCCGCCGGGCTCCACCTCCCTCCCATCTTTCGGATAAAAGACTCGTTTTATCCTGATGTAGCAACGGATCATATTTTCATTGAATTTTTTATCTGCCACTTTATAACCCTCTTACGCTATCTCTCTATCATGCAGCCACTGCTTATAAGGCTTCATCTTCTCAACAATGTACGAATTTTCTTTTCTCTTGCAAAGGATTGCAAGATCGTTACCCTTTGAAATCAGACTTGAATATCGTGCATACTGAGATGCCCAACAAATCATTTCGACAATACCACCTGTCGTGTAAACATGTAAGTACGCAAACTGGTTGCCACGTTTATCCTTCTTTTTTTGGATATCTACGATGACACAAATAGCAGTTGCCTTACCGCCATCCTCTACAGTATCAAGACCAGCATCAATATAGGTGCAAGCATCCTTAATGGGATTGCTAGTCAAAAACATTGAAAGAGTTTCAAATTCCCACATGTGCTCGTCTTGCATATACTTTTCAGCAAACGCCTGCATAAATGCATTCCGCTTTTTGTCTTTTTCTTTCTTTCGATTCCATGTGCCCGCTTCCCAGCGCTCCCTTCTTACCTTATTATATAAGGCAAGTCTGGTTGGTTTGTCTTTAACAGAGTCCGTATCAATGCCGTATTCGTCTTTAAGAATGGAAATCTTAGGGAGAGACGCCATCTCATGGAATCCTTTCTCTTTATACTCATTCTCAAAAACCATATTTGCAAAAGTGATTAAGATTTTTTTCTTATCCTTTGTCGGGATAGCGCCAGCCTTAATCAACTTGACAACATTTGAGGTTCCAATCTTACCACCGTTTGCTCTCTGAACAAAGTCTGCCAGTCCAGAATATGGACGGTCTGCAATCACTCCTGAAGCGACACTCTCACCCATTCCCTTAATGGCTTTCAAACCAAACAGGATTGTGTGCTTTTCCGCATCAGCCTTAAATTCCATATCAGACTTGTTGACACTTGGAGGAAGGACACGAATATGTAGACGGTCGCATTCGTTGATAAACACACCCATTTTGCCAGAATCGTCTTCCTTGGTAATCATACACGCAGCCATGAAATACTCAGTATAATGAGTTTTCAGGTAAGCCGTCAGGTAAGAAAGAAGTCCATACGCAACTGCGTGGCCTCTATTAAAGGAATAAGAAGCCTGCTTCAAGATTAGTGCCCACATCTCAGAAATCTGGTAATCATTCCATCCTTTCTTGTGAAGACCATCTCGGAACTGAACTTCCAAGGATGCCATAACATCTTTCTTTTTCTTGCCGATAGCACGACGAGCATTGTCAACCTCAGTTTCAGGGAATCCTGCATAGCGGAATACCGCTAGTGCCTGTTCCTGATAAAGAAGAATGTATTGCGTCTTAGCAAAAAGCTGTTTGATGTCAGGATGGAGTAGTTTGATAGTCTCTGGATGAAGTTTATTGGAGCAATACGTCGGGAAGCTGTCCTTAGTACCAGGACGATTCGCTGCGTTCACAACAATGATATCCTCAGCATTATCGCACTTTGCTTCAACACACATCTTTCGTGCTTCTGCAGATTCCATCTGGAAAATGCCAATTGTGTTGCCCGACTTGTAGACGGTATCATAGACAGCCTTATCACTTAGATCAAGATGGTTGATATCGACATCTTCCCATGTTAATCCAGCCATCTTTAACGTATCGTCAATAATGTCCAGATTCTCAAGACCAAGGAAGTCCATCTTGACCAGCGACAAATCATCCATGGCATTGTGCATCTCAAGTTGGCACATCTGATTGCCTTCTCTGTCCATACAAAGAGGACAATATTCAATGACAGGCTTGGGCGTAATCAATGTACCGGCAGCATGGCGACCCATACTCTTAGGCAGACCCTCAAGACGCATAACGTATTTGAACCATAGAGGAAACTTGTCATATACATTAGAAAGCTGTTCACTCTTTCCGAGGATATCCTTTAGTAGAACTTCCTTTTCAACTTCTTCGCCAAGATCATCCAGCGTTTTTACAGTCGGAATTAACTTGGCGACCTCATTACGTAATTCATACGGAATCTGCATATAATACGGGCTTTCTGGGTCTTCGTTCAGAACTTTGCCAATATCTTTGATGGCAACTTTTGTAGACAAAGAGTTAAACGTAGCGATAGGAGCAACATTTTCTTTGCCGAAAAGTTCTTCTGCAATAGCAATAAGTTCCTTTCGACGACGTTTAGAGACATCGAAGTCGAAGTCGGCCAGGCTCTTTCTACCTTTGTTTGCAAAGCGAGAGAAGTCAAGATCCCAACGAACAGAGTCAATCTGAGTAACATTCTCCATAAAAAGGCAAAGACAATTTGCGCCAGAACCACGAGAGTACCCACGAGGAATTTTGCGTTCATCAGCCTTTTTGCAAAGCATATACAGCATAATGAAATAGTCAATATAATCAACATACTTCAAAACATCCAGTTCCATCTCAATACGATTCCGCCGGGTTTGCTGTTCCACTTCACTCATCCACCCGAATTTTTTATTAAAAGTGGCATATACAAGGTGCCGAAGATAATCAAAATGAGAATCAAATTTTCCCTCAATTTTCACTTCTGGCATCTGGTTCGGCTGTCCAAGACCGATATCGATATCATCAATCATGTCTGCGATTTTCACAGACATCTCACAGCCTTTTTTGATAAAGTCCTCATCAAACTGCTTTGATAGCGTTCTCAAAACATCGTTTTCAGTCTGAAGATAGCAGTCAACGTAGCTTTCACCAACTTCTCGGCCTTCTCCAATCTCAACAAAGACAGAGTGTGCATCAATATCTTCTTTAGAAAGCATGTGAGCATCGGTCGTAATGGTATACGGCAAGTCGTATTTCCTAATAAACGCCGCAATTTTTGCATTGGCCTCAGCTTGATCTGGCGTATCATGTGACTGTACTTCCATAAACACGTCATCAAAGATCCATTCCAGTTTGTTCCATAACTGCCATGCTTCAGTCTCGTTGCCATCAACAAGTAATCTACTCATTCGACCAACTTGACAGGCTGTAAGACAGATGATACCTTTACCCCACTCGTTCTGTTCAATAATGTTCAAAGAAGTTCGAGGCTTTTTATACATACCATCAACGCAAGCATTTGAAACAATCTTAAATAGATTTTTTAAACCGGTCTCGTTCTTTGCTAGTAAAACAAGATGGTAACGAGGTTGTTTATAGTCTTTTGTATCGGCTTTCTCTGCCTGATTATCTACTTCATAGACTTCACAGCCGATGATAGGCTTAATACCTGCTTCCTTGCAAGCCTTAACTTGGTCAACAAAAGAGTGCATTTTTCCGTGGTCTGTAACCGCGATTGCTTTCTGGCCATTTTCTTTGGCAAAGTTTACAAGTTCCTTGACGGTAAGAATAGAGTCAAGTAACGAACCCTGCGCTGTATGTACATGAAGATTTACAAAATTATCTGACATCTATTCTCCTTCCACCATTAAAACTGATTACGTTCCTTCAGGCGCTTAATCCAACGCTTGCGCTTTTCATCGGCAGTAATATTTGCGTGCTCAAAAAAAATCATAAATACGGTCATCGTCGTCATCAAACAACGCATATAGGCAATTGAGTACATCGCCATATTCTTCATTCAAATCAGCCCACGCTTCACGAATACTTACTGGTGTAGGGTTCTTTTCTATCACGAGCCCGGCGAAGCTTTAATGCCGCCTTTGCAACTTCAGAAGCCTCTTCTGACAACTGCGCTAAAATTTCATTCTCGTCGATATAATCAAGGACTCGCAGACCTTTATTTCTATCTTTAACCATCACTCTTCACCTTGTCTCCAAACTTAATAATGTCATCAAAAAGCATCACATAGTCATCAGTGTATTTATTTCCATGGAAGTGACCAAAATACCAGAACGGTTTACAATCGTTAGGATAACATTCGTATATATCATCAAAGAATATTTCAGTTGACTGGTCTACTGTGCTTTGATCAATACCACCGATAAACAATTCAGTTGGAATGAACCGGAATGGACAGGTATGCGTGAGCATAACATCAATATCATCGATTTGAGGGTCATGTGTAATATTCCAGATCTTTTTCTTAGTCTTTTCACTCGGCTGTTCATTCGGCCACCAGTTCCATCCACGTTCCAACCGATAATATTTATCTACGGAATAAGCTCCGCCGCAAACAAGACAGTTCAGAATTTCCCTATCAGCAAGAATCTGGTAAACTTCGCCATCAATAGCAAAATACTGATTGGGATAATGTGGGTCATGCCACACTTTTCCGCAAATATCTCCACTGATTTCCTTTGTCTTATAGCCATCCTTACGAGACGGGCGGCGTTCGTGATTTCCATGAATGCAGAATAAATTCGCAGGGATGTCCGCAGCAATGGTCTTAATGCTCCATTCACGAGAATCATCCTTGCCGTAGTAATTCAAACCAACATCGCCAAGGCAGATAATCCAATCATTCTTTCCAAGATTGTGTCTAATGCAAAACTTATTTAGCTTTAAGAGACGATTAAAGTCGCCGTGAATATCGCCTGTAATATAAACCATATACTCACCTCACTCAAAATCTTCTTTATCAATCACATAAGTTCGTGGATAAAACCTATCGTTTCTATCACCGAAAATATCAACAAAGTAGACTTTAACAATCTCAAACTTACGATTACACTCTTTGCTTTTTAGCATTTTAACTGCATCTCTTGCATTTTCAGCGTAGATTTCTCTGTGTAAGTTGTGATATTTCTTGAGCGTATAATTATATGTACGGTAATCAATTTTGTAATATCTATATCGTCGTTTTTCCATTTTTCATTCAAAATCAAGAACAATCATATCTCCCATACCTTCATAGAAAACATGATCCATCTTAAATTTCTCACTAACCGATCCGTGGTCAGTTTCGATACAAATCTCCCAATCTGGATGCTGCTCTGCAAATTTATCAAGAATATGAGTCAATTCATCCGGTTCAATAATATGAGCACCATCATTTAAAATCTGATTAAATGCTGTATCTTCCCGAAGTGGTTCTAAATCTGCAATAGTATGTGCAAGTGATTGATGTGCTTTGTCAAGCAAATTTAATGGCAAATCGTAATTACCAACTTTATTCATTGTCAACCAACTCTCCATTCTTTACTTTTACAGCCTTATCGTCCCAATATTCATCAGCCCCAACCTTTCTAGAAGCAGTGCCAAAATGCTCTTTCCACTCAGGAAGACTCTCATTGATGGCATCAAACTGAATACCCCAATCAAAGCAAGCCTCCATTGCATCATACAAAAGCTTTCCTTCCCGACAAGTCCAGAGAATCAGACCAGCACCGTGCTTCTGTTCCTGAATTGCTTGATAAATGACATTCCAGTTTGGTTCACCGATATCAGGATAATTATTCTCACAGAGAGTGCCATCAAAGTCGATGGCGATAGCACGTTTCCAATTTCCCATATCAAATCACCTCAAAATCAACAATCTGCGCCTGCGGAGTAACTTTGTTTCCGTACTGATTTAAAGACAACCGGCATACAGCATTGATGTATTTTTCTTCCTGATCACCATAGAAGTCATTATTGATCCAGCCAATCATCCGGCCATTATCTGCAAAGCACACAAAATCAATGCCTTTTTCTTCATCAGAATACTTCCACATATTGCCGTTCTTGCCCATCGGAGCACATCCACTATGAATCAGCGGAATATTTTTAATGTAGAAATATGGCTCTGAGATTCCCTGTGCCCAGATTTTATGCATTTCATACATGGTCTTCGGCAATGCAACAGTCAGCCTACTATAGTCAAAATCAAAGTCAACCACGATTGCTTTGCTCATCGTGACATCTTTAAGCAGCTCATTACAATCCGCAATCGCCTTTGGCACGTTTTCTTTCTTGATTTTCACACCAGCAGCATTATCATGACCAAGAACTGACTCAAAATCTCCGGTACTCATCAGGAACTCCTTTAAACTTTCAATCGGAGAGCCGTCAGGATTTCTCATTGAACCACCGTAATAGTCCGGTTCATCAGCAAAAGTACGAAGCAATACGCACGGTTTTGCATACATTTCGGCCAGCTTGATTGCCACAACACCAGTCAGAGTGTTATCAAGAATGCCAGTGGAGTTGCAGAAGAGAATCTTATTCTGGTCTGCACCATGCTTTTCAATCAGTTCCTGCAACTCTGCAACAGCCTTATCCTTAGTTTTGTTTTGCTGATATTTACAAGAAGAACACTCACGAGCTACATGCTGCGCCAGAGTCTCATCAATCGTGATACCGGCATTCTTGCCACGAGTCGGAGTGTACTGGAACGTCTGTTCCTCACCGACCATCGCACGGAACATCCGCTTCTTCTGCTCGGATGAGCCAACACGAATCAGTGCGTTCATCATCGGAACGACGTAGAATTGAACATCATTGATAGTCGGGTCACCCTTGATGTTGAAGCTATTCGCCTCAACCAAAGCACAAATCATCGGATTTACAATTCGTGCCAGACCTTTCGTGCAAATGCGCTTTGTCTCATGCGAGTGCATATCCATGACATCACCGATGTTTCCAACAGCCACCAGATCAAGATACCGGTCTGCAACATCAGTCCAATTATCCTCATCAACAGCCTGAAGGAACTTATATACCACGCCAGCACCAGACAGTTCCTTGTTAGGATATGTACCATTCTGGTTATTGACGATTACTGCGTAAGGATTCTCTCTGTCGCAGATGTGATGGTCAAGAATCAGAATATCGATGCCCTTATCACGAAGTTCCTTGCATTGCTCAACATCGTTACTGCCAGCGTCAGGAATAATCAGCAGAGTGGTTTCAGGTGGAACTTCGATTTCTTTAGAGAGTCCATGTTCCTTACCACTATGATGCAGAACATTGATTTTTCCAAAATAACCAATCGCCTTCAGGTACTGGAACATCATTGAGGCACTTGTGAAACCATCCACATCACAGTCTACAAGGATAGAGATGATAGATTTTTTCCAAAGGTGTTTATTCAACATCATGACAGCATACTCGATATTGTCCAATTCCCACGGAGAATTCAAGCAAGAATCATCCAGATTCATGTAGGTCTTATAATCCTTGACCCCTCTGTTCTCCATAATCGTTCCAATCGGGTCTGATAGGTCGTTCCTACTCCCCTTCCAGAGTTTTACATTCATTTAATTCTCCTAACACAGTTTTCAATCAATGCCTTAAATTTTTCAGGATTATCAGTCGGGGCTTCCTTTTCATCCAGAATCCCTTTATCATCTACTACAGCATACACACTTACGCCATCGACAAATCGATTAGCGAGAACCATAAGCTCACTAAGCTGAACGTCTTTATCAAATACAAAACAAATATCAACGCAAAGACGTGTTAAAATTTCAATTTGATTCTGTGAAACCTTCTTACCGCCAGTCGCCACACAGTTGTAGACATCCATGTTCCACATCTGCATGACAGACTTTTCAGCTTCACCAACATATACCAGACCTTCATTCTTAATGTACGGCTCTGTCTTATACAGGCCATACAGAATACGGTTTCTGGCACACGGCTCAAGATATAGATACTTTAATTCACCTTCAGGCGGCTTACCAAAATATCTTCCCTTTACACCAACCAAAGTACCAATTTCATCTCTGATTGGAATCGTGATTCTATTTGTTAGTTCATCAAAACCAATCTCAAACTCCCGTTGTGTCTCGTAAGATATCCCATCGTCAGCAAAAATCTGGTTAACATAAGGTTTGTAATAACCGAGGATGGCTTCGGAGATGGGGACTATCGGACGGTCATCCTCGTGTTCTTCACCTTCATTTTGCATGGTGATGAGTTCTTTTAGAATCAACATACTTTTAGGAAGGTCTTCCTCGAAGTTGTGATAGTAGTCAAGTCCAACCCATTCGCAGATTTGCTTAATAGCTTTTGGGAAAGACAGTTCCAGAAAGAACTGGACGACAGAAATCAAATCATAACTGGTCTTTCCATTGACAATGTCTCGTGTGTAATCTACCGCAGTAAGATTTTCATTCTCGTAGATACAGAGTGCCGTCCTATTGTCACCATCTGGATTCGCACACTGGTAATACCCAGCTTTGTGACTAATATGATGACACCCAAGCTCTTCCAGAATCGGCTCAATCTGCTGTTCTTCAAGAATGTAATTTTTCAAATCTGCGATATTTACCATTGTAGTTCCTTACTTTCTGGTGCAGACACCGACCTCTTTCCAGACATTCTGGTTCAAATTCACTTCAAACATGATTTTCTTTTTCTCACCAAAACGGTTTTTATCGATGTTTCCAACGTAATACCGCTTATCTGGATTCAGCCGATGGGCACAGTCACCGCCCCACTCAGGGTCATGAGAGATGTATTGATACTTTGCGAATTTATCTTTCGGAATTTCCTTGAATAGAACCATCGTCCAAGCAACATGCTTAATCATTTTTGACTCAGCAATGTTGTTTGAATTCAGCTCATCAGGAAGATACTCATGAGCATTTTCAGCCAACTGAATACTGCCATAGATAAAGATCTTCAGGTTTTTCGCAATCTCTTCAAGCTCTGTGGCCGTGACCTTGAACGCTGCCCATTCACCAATCGAAGCGATGTCGTTCTTTAGAGTATCGTAGAACACATACTTAACTCCCTGAGTGAGAGCTGCCTTCTGGATTTCAAATCGTAGGGACTTGTCACTATAATCAGCAGAAACATCTTTTGCGATAATCAAGCCTTGTGATTCGCTCTCAATCCACTGGCAAACATCAAGCACATTGCGATACTCTTCGCTTTCCTCATAGACGCGAGCTGTGAATTCATCAATGCTTTCTATGTATTCCCCGTCTTCGTTTTGCTTTCGGAAGATGAAGTTTCCATTTGCATCCCGGTACATTCCAAGGGTGATTTCTCGTTCATCCTTGTGAAAGCGATGACCATGCAACTCTTGAAACTCAGGATTATTGATGGCAGTGACTAGCAAGCAATACCGGACGGATTCAAGATCCATCTCATTCAGCAGCAGAAGAGCTTTCTGCTTTTGAACCAATGTGACGTAAGCAACAATCGCCATCATGTATCTAGTCTTGCCAGCGTTAGATGGCATACCATTGAACATCACAGTACCCAGCTTCAATCCTCGGAACAAATCATTCATGATTGGGTACTGGAACGGCAAGCCCATATCAGGAACGCTCAGACGTTCATTGACCATCGGCAACAGACTGTTATTCAAAATCTCAGCATCGTCGTTTGTGATGATGACAGTATTGATCTTGTCGGCCTTGCCACGAATCAATTTGTAAATGTCCTGAGCGCCAAACATTTCAAATTGCCGATGCTTCAAGATTCCTTCGATGTTAAATCCGTTTCTCTGATACTCACGAAGCAACGAATATTTCTTTAGGATATTGAAATATCCCTTGATGTCCTCGTCATTCGCAAGGCTCATGTAGTATTCAATGGTTGACCAGCCCTTCAACCGCTTGTATTGAGACAGTCTGGACTCGTCTTCGGCCATAAATGTTAAAACAGATGTTTTGTTGAATTCTTGAGTCCGAGTTTCGTAAATGATTAACGCCGCATCGTAGAAAAATTTTGTTGCTTCATCGGCAAAATCGTACTTGCTCTTGACATAATGCCCATACTCGACCAAATAGTCAGGATGCTTGTAAATTGCGCCAACAAATAGAATTTCATTCGGGATATTTGAAATGAGTTCCACTCATCCACCTCCCTCTTTTATATCTCATCGAGAATTGCACTTATATCAATTTCATTCTCGTTTTTACTCTGTTTCGGTGCTGTTTTCATACGTTTCAGTACCGTTTCAGTCAGATTTTCCTTCATTTTTTCTTCGCTTTCACTGCGAATCGAAGCTAGTCTTTCTTTTCGATCGAGATAACTAGGATATTGAGCCAATAAAACAGCCAAGTCGTAATTCCATCGCTGACTCATATCACAACCCTTTGCTTCTTTCTCGGCAACTATCTTATCTAGTCGGGGTTTCGCTAGAACCCACATATCGTAAAGTTCTAGCGGAGGAATAGAACCTCTGTATTTGTAATAATTACCGGAAATTAACTGCGCAAGTTTCGAGTAGAAGCTACCAGGAACAACCGCCGGGGCGTATATATCTCGAATATGGTCGAAAAGAATCTTTTTCTCTTCCTGTTTGATATGTGCAAGCTCACGATTGTGGTCTTGTTCTCTCTTTTTGGAAAGAAGATCATCGACCTTTTTATCCGTAGTGTCATTCACTTTGTCAAAAAATGCCCTTAGCAGGTCATCTGTCCAAGGGCGTTTTTGATTTTTCTTTTTTTCTACAAAACAATCCTTATGATAAAAACCAGTCTTGTCGTAGAAAAATGTGCTACGGTCTCGCTCGATGAAAATGTTCTTCCCGCAAATCTTGCATTTACGGGTTAGTTCCATTAAGCCAGTTCCTTCTCCATGATTGCGGCGACCTTCTTCAGTTCCTCAATATCAGTCATAGAACGGAACGCGGTAGACAGGCCAGCCGCCTTAACAGCCTTCTGTGCTGCGCTCTTCTTCACAGGAGAAGCGGAAGCAATCAGGTCGTTCAGCTTTGCCTTGATGTCATCCATAGAAGGCTCTTTACTATCAGAACTCTTATCTGCCGGAACATCATCCGGCTCATCGTTTTCGATACCAAGGTCACGCATACTCAGCTTAACCTCAGTCTTAACAGCATCGTTTAAGCCGTTTTTGATGACGTTCTCCCGATTCTTTGCGCTACTAGAGATAATATCCTGATACTCAAGCAGGGTCAGATCCTCAACGACCTCACCGCCCTTATGCATACCGGTACGATCCTTATCGAAGAAAGCGAGCTGCTGACCATCCTGAAAATACAGGCGGAACTCAGTATCAACGTTGTACTCCTGACCAGCAAACCCATCAGGAATCTTACGACCAGTAGGCTCACTTACGATAGAACCATTCACAACCTTAGTATGCTTCTCGTCCTTCTCTCGGCAAACAACGATGTAGTTTACACCAGATGCATTCAGATCCAAAATCAGAGACTGACCCTTGAAGTTCAGGGTATTGAAATCCTTGAGCTCCATGCCAGCACCCTCAATCTTAACTGCCTTTTCATCACCAGTCAGACCCTGAGATGCGGCCTTAACCTTGGCACGCTTCTGCGAGAAGGCGGTGAGGCCCTGGGTAGCAGTCATCTTGAGGATGGAAGCGGAGTCAACAACCAGAGCGTCTGCACGGAACGGCTTACTGTCTGCATCCAGATAAACATCTCCATTCTCATCCTCGATATCCTCATCGTTGGTAACCATCTTGATATAATCCTGAACTTCTGCCAGAGACTGGGTGTAAACAATCAACAGATTATCAGGATTCACACCATTGGCTTCCAGCTCCTCGGTGTAATTATCAATAGAACCATTTTCGGTATCCAAATACAGAACACGGAACGGCTTACCGTCTGCATTCTTCAAATAGCACAGCTGCATAGCAGTACGAGACTTACCAGTTCCCTGTTCACCATAAATCAGCATATGAAGCTTCTTACGAACAGCAGATGCCTTACGAATCATAGCCATATATGTAAATTCCTCTCTAAATCTTTTATTAAACTTTCAAACACTCATACCACGGATCACCCGTTTCAACTGCATGAGCAACATAATCCAACTGACGGGTGATGTTATCCACACTATCAACCAGAAGGTCTTTACACCCTACCGGAACAGCACCACCATTGCATTCCGCGTCGGCTTTAGCTTCTGCAATAATCTCAGGATGCGTAGTAAACACAATAGACATCATCGGAGAGTCTTCTTCAGGTTCCTTTTCAAGCGCTTCGATGTAGACAATGTAAAATTTCATACCATTATAAGCGGTATACTCAAGAGTATTCTGCATAACTAAACTCCTTATGTATCCTGTATTGCATAGCTAATGCTAAAATAAATTAACCCCAGTCGTCCTCTTCCTCATTTGCAGGAGTTGCAGTAGACTTGTTGGAACCACCCCACCAAGAAGTGTCGTTCTCAGCAGCCTTGCCGTCGAAGTCCTTCTTAGCCTGAGTATTGGCAGCAATCTTTGCCCGTGCCTCGGAGATATTGTCCTCTGTGTAAGTAGGTTCCGCATCCTTGTCGCCAGGGTTCGGATCAAAGGAATCAGGATTAACGCCCTCAATATACAGCTTACGAACTGCCGGAGTGCTCTGGCGCTTCATCTTATTAGGACCACCCCAGATATTCTCGGTCTCAACTTCCTCAACCTTCTGCTGATTGACAATGGGGCCAAAACACTCAAAGCTAGTATAAGACTTCAGACGCTTACGAATAGAATCAGCCAGAACCTTATTCTGAGTGTTTGCCTTATAGTCAATGAAAAGCTCTGCGTCCTCAATGGTGTTGTAGTTCACAATTTTTGCATCAACAACTACTTCATCATCCTCATCACTCTTGCGGCAACCAGTGTAAACAATGGTCTGAGTAAACAGAGCCAGCTCCTCGAAACCCTCTGCATCGAAGTCGATTTCCTTAGAGCTCAGAGACACCTGAGTAGGAACGAAGCGAATTTGGTGCTTGCCGTTGTAAGTGCTGTACTCGATGTTACCACGGACATACACATTGTCACCATCATGCAGGTTATCAGAGATCTCCTTGGCTGCATCGAAGTCAGTCAGAGTCTTGTTATCATTGACGACCTTACCAGACTCATTCGTCTTCTTGGTAACACCGACCTTAACGCCAATCATATCATAGCCTTCCGGTGCAACATAAGTCAGACGATCCTTCCAAGCAACTTCCTTCTTATCCTTCTCGATGCCCTTGTCCTTATCGGCACGGCGGAAGAAGTAAACCTTATCACGAGGCATACCATCAAGATCAACATAAAAAGTGTTTTCATTGGAAGTCTGAACGCCAAAGCTCAGGACACGGCGCATAGCACCATTCTTAGTCTCCTTCTCGTTATAGAAGTTGCTACGCTGGGTGCCGGTGACCTTACCAGCCATCTCAAAAGAACCACGGGTCTGAGGAAGATTAAAAATTCTATCTGCCATATCAAGTCTCCTTTATATAATTTTGTTTCATTGATAATCACTTATGTTTCTTTTTATTGTCTTGAATCAATTCATGCACTATTCATTTTATGTGTTATCCTCCGTCTGGTTTATTGATGGCTTATATTTCATACGGCACTCGCCGTTAGAAATCGTCCTTTAAAGGATTATGTACAAACATTGCGCCGAGCACTATTGGGAGCCGTTCTGAACATTCAGGGCACAAATCAAAACTCAAAAGCGAACCATCAAGTTGGCTACCATAAGAGTATTGATGCTCAAAACTGATTCCCTGCTCGCTACCTATCGGCTTGATTTCACGACCACACCAGTTACATATTTTCTTACATGTGTTCATACGGCATCACCCCATTTTTAATATTCTCTATCACGGAACATCTTAGATTGAGCACGAGTCAGTCTGTTATTCCGGCCATACTTAGGTCTGAATACGGACTGTAGCTTGTTGTTTGCATATTCGAGGTCACTCTCCAGAATCTTGGCAGCTTCTTCAATGTAGTCTCGAATGGCACAATATTGGTCATTGCTGATACAGTGCGTCTTTAGATAATCAAGCATATCGACGGCCTGATTTTTCAAAAGAAGCGTATCTTCAAGCTGTGTCTTGCGCCGTTGGAAGAAATCTATATTCATAGGCATCACTCCTCTAACAGATTTTCATACATGCTTCGCAATTTTTCATAGGCGACGGCTCGTTTAAGAATCATCTCGTAGGCGTGAGTAGTGTGTTCACGAGGACACCACTTTCCGCCCTCCTTGCCAAGTCGGATTTGATTCTCAAGAATTTTTTTTGCTTCATCAAAAGTCATCTTTTCGATTCGTTTCTTACTGGCATTTTTCCATTCGTCTAGTTCCATAGGAATCACTCCTTTTTGGCAAATTTACTCCAATCCATCTTGTGATGACAATCAGAACACTCACACTCGAACTTTTCCAGCTTCGTCACACAAAACGGACAGAGATACGTGTTCTTATCCTTCTGGAAGATAGGACTTGCCGGAAGGCTCAAGGAGCCGTGATCGATAGTTACATTGATAGGAATTTTGCTGTTCATCATGTCACCTCTTGTTTGAATTAGCCTTTTATGAGATTTTCTTATCAAGTTTTCGTAACTCTAACTTACTGGGAAGAAAATTTCTACAGAAGTATGCACTTCCAAAAGACACTCCCTCGACAGGGCTGTCTGCGTGTTTAGGGTCCATGAATCCTATTCGAGAATCAAAACACAGCATCTGTACATCATTTTTGAAGATGTCAAATCGTGTCTTACCCTGAATACTATTTGCAGGAAGTAGTAGAGCAAACGGCTTTTTAAGCTCATAGGCTCTACGCAATACTTCATCCTTCCTACTAAAAGGAGGGTTTGAAATCATAATATCCCAATATTCCGGTTCGTATGTAAAGAAATCTTGTCCGTTATCAATGTGGCTATATTCTACTTTATATCCAGCATTTCTGAACACCTGCACAAAGGCAGACCACTCTTTATCAAACGGACACCAAATCACTGTTTTACTCGACGGGGGGCAAATTCAAGCAATGGAATAACCGCGTAAACCGGTGTGTATCGCTCATCGCCTACCGCAGATCGGTCAGCTGTTAAATATCCTTTATTTTCTGGCAAATTATCCTCCTTGCTTTTCTGGAAAATGCTTCTTAGTTACTGCAACGCAGAACGGTTCAATTTCAGATCCCCAGATAGCAGTACCATCACCATACGTACTTTCAAAGACAAGCGGAAAGCCACCGATTCCATCAAAAAGACTGCCAAGCGTAGGATTCTCACCGATATACGGCTTCATTTTCTGGAAAATCCAATACCACTGAGGCAATGCAATCGAATTGCCGAGCGCCTTGTAACGAGGAGAATCAGCTGGTTTGTGCTTTTTACCATTCTCATCAACCCACTCGCCAATATCAGTCCATCCATCAGGGAACCCTTGAAGTCGTTCACACTCGACAGGAGTCAGGCGACGAACAATCCATTGCAGATTCTTCGTTTCCTTCTCTGCAATCAAGTCAGTAGCATCCTTGTAGTCACGAGATTTCATCGTACTAGCTTGTTCACTTTCCTTGTATTCACCAATGCGTTGCATTGCAAAGGTTTTCTTTTCAGCAACAAGCGGCATATTATTGCCACCAGTCCCCCATTGAGCCGTACAAGCCGGACTTGTGTCGCCCTGTTGAGTGTATCGAGCATCCTGACTGTGACTCTCAAACACCACCGGCGAAATCTTTTGTTTTGAATTATGTAAAGAGGTGTTGTCTGCCAAGCAAATTAACGTTTGATCTTGCAATGTAGAAAGCGTTGCGCTCTTCTCGATTTGTACCAGTGCGCCTTTGCCACCACCTTCGCATCCTGAACGAATCTTTAAAGTGTAGGCAACAGCATTACGGTCAATAGTGTTTATAGTGAAAGCAGTATCTTCTTTTACACCAGTCCCATTCATGTTGGTTTCTCTGTCAATCATGTTTCCGACGATACAAAAGCTTTTTTCTCCCACCACTCGATCATTTCCAACAATGCATTTTTCAGCAATTCTGGCAGCACCTTGCCACGTCGGGATGCTCTCGTCAGAATTCCCTGGCACGCCCGTGCGCTCAAATAATATCTTTGCGGCACGTTGTCCTCCAAAATCCATGACAAGCGCGATTCTTTGACGACGTTGGGGCACTCCCCAGTATTGAGCATCGAAGAGTCTCCATGCCAAAGACCATCCATTACCGGAAATTGCGCCGGATTTAGACCATTTTCCACCTTTTTCCGAAGGTTTAGGAATTGTAGCGTCTGCTTCGACGATGTGTGCAAATTCTTCCAAGACACATCGGAAGTCTTCTCCGTTGTTTGAGGAGAGTGCTCCTCTAACATTTTCCCAGATTGCAAATTTTGGATATTCTCCATTGGTGGTATCCCTCATTTCTTTTATCACACGAATCATTTCCATAAATAGACCAGACCGTTCTCCAGCCAAACCTGCCCGCTTACCGGCAATAGAAAGATCTTGGCTAACAAGGTGAACCACCAGTGATACACGAGACAGGTTCAATCTTAGAACCATCAATCTCGCAAATACTTCCATAATGTTTCACCAAACCACCTCCTTTTCGTATCCTGTGTTACATAGCTAAATCTCAGAGAATAAGCGAAAAACAATAGACGTATCAACGTCATATTATTTCAACGCTTATAAAACAAAAGTTCTAGCGGGTTTTATGTACGCCCTTTCGGGCTGGTGGGACATGTCGGACTTGAACCGTGATACATATGCTCAGTTATGAGCTGAGTTCTCTAACCAATTGAGATAATGTCCCATAAAAACCAGTTAAATAGCTGCAACTATTCAACTGGGCACCTTCCTTATAAAACACTATTGCATCTATATCATATAGACGAGGAAGGAATAACAGCGATGCACATTTCCTATATCTCGCCCCTTTCGGGGTGGTATCTCGCACAGGCGCGGCCGGATCTGACCGCCAAAGATCCTACCCATACGAGATTGGAGCAGCGAAAGGTAGTCGAAACCTCATCCTCAGCTTGGAAGGCTGATGTACTAGCCGTTGTACGACCGCCGCATGAAAACCCAGCTTACAAAACACTACTGCACCATCACTGGCGAGCTGGGAATAATAGTGGTCAAAGGATATCAACAAACGGTACGCAACCATTCTATGACCGTGGTGCCACAGGCGAGACTCAAACTCGCAAGCCTTTCGGCGTCTACCCCTAAAATAGATGTGTAGGTCAATTCCACCACTGTGGCATATAAATTGCGCCGGAAAGAATCGAACTTTCGCAATCGGGACTTCAAAGGACCCTGCCTTAACCGCTTGGCTACGACGCATTATATACTTGGCTTGCTGTGTCCTATTGCTCCATTTTTGGAGAGCCAAGAATAATAGGAAAGGTATTTTATGAAAAGCATGTTGGGAAACCAACTGGTCGAAAACGTCAGATTTGAACTGCAACTCCTGCTCCCAAAGCAGGCGTGTTACCATTACACCACGTTCTCGATATGGTGCCGCAGGTGGGATTCAAACCCACGATCCATATTTCAGGCGTCCCGGTTTAAGCGGGAAATGTATGTCACTCCATCACTGCGGCATATATAGAAGCTGTATTTTTTTACAGCTTCTTTTTTATCAACGTTAATTTTCCTCTTTACTGTTCATATCTAATTTTCTGTATGGTAAATCATAATACTTGCACCATTTACGTATGGCATTTCCTGATACTCCATATTTTCTTCCAACATCTTGAAAGGACATTGAAGCTGTGTCTACCATCAATTGTTCTTTATCAGGAAAATCAATGCGTTTACTGTAAGGATTTCCTTTTAAACAATTTTTACAGAGACATCCTTTTGCACGCGGACTCATTTCTTTTCCGCATATTGAACAATATTTGATTTTTCTTCTTTTTCTTTCTTTTTTCTCACGGATAACCTTTTCACGTGGAATTTGAGTTACGTTGTTTTCAATCATTAGTTGCCTTGCTTTGTCATACCACACTCTCGCAGAATAATAAATTCCAACTTTTTCAAGAGCGGCATTTATAGTTGATGTTGTTTTTAACGCATCAAGAAAATCTTTATCGCTCACAGTCTTGTATTTCCCGATATTATTTTTGCACCAATTATCAGTTTGTGCATGACAATTCGGGCAAAGCAACTGAAGATTGTCTAATTCATTATTTATGTGGTTTCCGTCAATATGATGTACTTGCAATGGAATCTGTTTGCCCATCTATTCAGAGTTTCCACAACATTCACACTTATATGGTTTGATAGAAAGAAGTGCGGATTTTAAATCCTTTATTCGTCTTCCATTTTTAAAACGAGACAAATCCACGTTCCCTTTATTCTAGCCCTGCCCAGTGAAATGAGAAGTATTTATATTGTGCGCTTTTGCATAATCTTGAAGTACGTGATTCGTACTTCCACCATTTTTTGAATATCCAAGCTTCTCCGCAACCGCAGCCTAACTTTTGCTTTCCTCAAAAGCTTGCTCAATTTCTTCTTTTGTAAGTTTATCAATCTTTTTCATAAAATGCCTCCAACATCTAATAAATGAATATTCGGACTCTGGTGCCAAGGACGGTATTCGAAACCGCATGTGTTTCCACAGCGAGGTTTGGGCTCGCCCTGTCTCCCATTTGCAGCACCTTGGCATATATTGCCGGTCTTTCCCGGCTGTCAGCCCCGCTCAGGGCATTTTCGGAGGAAGAAAATGTCTTAATTACTCATTACCAAGCGTATCAGCGATATCCTTGAAGTCATTCCACTTGATTTTGACAATTACTCGATTACCTCTGCGGTCTTTCAACTCAACCTTTGGACGACCAACCAGACCTTCCATATAAATGTCATCAATCGAAACCGTAGACTTCGGATGTTGACACACAAACTTGATACCGTCTCGAATCGTCCCTGTAAACAAAATAGGAACTACTTGGATACCAAACATCTGAGCAGTCTTTTCAACCCACTCTCTACTCTGGTAGTTATCACCAACCAGGGCATCGAACAAGATGAACCACTCATCAGGTCGGTATCCATGACCACATCCTTGAATTTTGCCACCATAACCCTCTCCAAAGAGGATTACTTCTTTATCACCGTAAGTCTGTTCAAACAATTCCTCTGCTTCAGAAGTACCGAAAATTTCATTTAGTGCATCCACCAAATTCTTAGGAAGTTCGGCACGTTCAGTTCGTCCGGCAAAGCTGACTTTATGACCGTCCCAGCAAACACGCACATTCGTGCCATCCACTTTCTCAGTAAATTCCCACTCATTATTTTGTAGGAACTCAATGGTTTCATTACGAAAATCACCGATAATCAGCTTTTTAGTGCCTTCGATATCACGATTAAACACCGTTTCGATTTTTTCGTAGGTTTTCATCAAAAATCACCTCAAAATTCTAACGTATTTTCGTTAATTATTTTAACGAAAATCACGATAAAATGTCTATTTTAATTCAGCTCTTCTGCTGACTTGCGTAGAACTCATTCCGCAGCTGAATAATACCCTTTTTGCAGAAAGATTCCTGGTCTTTCTCTCGTTGTTCACGCATCCAACCATAAAACAGGTTATCCTCAGCAGTAAATAACTTTGCGGTATTTTCATAATAGCCACGTTTCTGAACGCTCTGCATGACACCACGCAAGAACTTCCAGTGCTTATAATAAGGAAGCTTCATCTTAAACATGAAATTGTTGCTGTCTCGCAAAACAAAGCCTTCAACGTGTTCAAAGCCATGATGCAGATAGTTCTCGTTCATGACTTCCTCGTACCAAGGATAGAATTCACTCCAGTTCTCAAAGGTCTTAACCTTCTCCTTAATCTGCAGATGACACTTCTCAGCTACACGCTTCAGATCATCGTAATCCATCACACTGAAGTTCATATCATTCGCAACAATATCCAGCAAAACAATATGCGGTTTCTTATATTCAATGATATGAGCATCATTCACAGGATCAATCACCTCGAAGATGATAGAACCATTCTCTTTTGCAACTTCTTTCAGATTCTTACGGTCTTCATCAGAAGTCGTATCCATGAGAATCTTTCGGAACATATCTGCAAAAGGCCCTTCAGGAGTGGATTTACTTGCAATGAACAGACCATCCTGTTCTGCATCATACGAAATGATACCAAGAAATCCATTCTCTTTTAAATATGCAGTCACCGGGAACTTCAAAGTGTTCTGTAGGTTTCCAATTCTCGTTTCATTCCGCTCATCAACCGCAAAGAATTTATCATAGCTTCGAGCTACAATCTTATTCGTCTTTGTGTTAATGAACAATCCCCTTGCTTTGGTAGAAACCTCATCCCAATGCTTCTTATAAAATGCTTCACGAGAGAAGTTGAAAGAAGAAATATCTCCGAATCGCTTCTCAAACACATATTTGCTTTGACGCATCTTACCAACAAGTTCTGCGTTATCGAACTCAGTTTTCATTTCAACGGCAGTTTCAGTCTTTGGCTCCTCTTTTCGGAACACATCGTTCTTGGTTTCTACACACTTGATTGACTGACCGTGTTCAAGTTCCACGCAACGAAGATATCCGCCAAACTCGATTTTTCCTTCGAGGTTGTAGCACCGATGCCCCATATCAATAGGAACATCCTGCACATTCCGATGACCGAAGATCTGAATGTAGCTATCCGGCATCGATTTTTCCCAAGACTCAGCCACGGTTAGCATATCAGGATAGCGACCTACACCTTTAATCATCTGATCAGCAGATACAAAAGGAAGAAAATAAGGCAGATAGCTCAGGCCACCATGACTTACAAAATACCGCTTACCATCATACTCAAAGTAGGCACACTGGCCGACTCTGGAATAGATCTTACGAGCAGTGTTCTTGTCAATACCGGCTTTAAAGAGCTGCGGACGAGTGTAGTTTGCAAACTCTTCACTCTGAACCGGTTCATCATGCCCCACTTGTTCAGACAACGCTCGTGATTCCCTTCCAAAAGGATCACATTCTTGCGGTTGTTATTTACAACATCACACAAGAACTTGAATACTTCAACGTTTTCGATGCCACGATCGAGATAATCACCAACGAAGATATAAAGTTCGTCGTCCTTCATCTCACCAAGGTATTCACTTAAACAAGTATAGCAGCCATGAATATCACCGATGACATGAACCTTCTTCCACTGGTTGAAGTCATTCGGATAGTAGTTCAAATCGGACATCACATCCGTAGTAGAAGGAAGAACCGTCACGCCAGAAGGAACTTTTTGAGTAGCAAACCGAGCGTACATCTTATCAATGGCCGCTTCAGGAACTCGCTTCAGCCATTCTCTCTGAGCGTTTCTTCGTTTGCATTCCTCGATCGGAAGATCCGTCATGTCAATAACATACATCCGATAACGATACTGTTTTGCAAGATTCTTATAACGATTCATTTCGACCGTCTTGGAATTCGTTGCATCAATCACGGTAAACTCACCATGACTCATACGCACCTCAAGCAGTTTGAAAAGCATCTCCCATACAACATCATCATTCTGCGGAGAAATCTCCATCTGCCCGGCAGGTGTTTCCTGTGCGCTCTGGCACATAAGGCGAAGTGTATCAGCACTCAATACGTACTGCTCAAGATTATGCTCTTTAATATAGGTGGACTTCCCACAACCTGGTGCTCCACGGAACAGCAAAAGCGTTCTCATCTACATTTCCCTTTCTAATAAGTATCCTGTGTTACATAGTTACAATGTTAAAATCAAGGGGCAGAAGCCCCCTGTTTTTAATTTTTGTGGAAGTATTCGACCCAGCCCTTGTATCCTTGTCGAAAACTGATATACGCAACCTTGCTGCACTTTCTTCCGATAATGTCCGCAAGAGGATATTTACCATTTCCGAAACTAAGTTCTGCAAGATTAAATTCTGGATGAGTTTTACAGTAGTTATAAACCTTGACATACTCGCCGTTTCTGGTCAGATGTCTTCGGTCTAAAGCCTTTGAATGATATCTTCTTTCGAGAATATCATTCAAGCGCGTGAAATAACTATGAATCGTATTCGTAGACATTTTTGAATCACTGTCTGCACCAGTTCTATCCTCTGTTTTGCGAAGAATGTAATCACCATTTATGACATAAAACGTTCTGTATCCTCCCATATTTGGAGCATCGTATTGTTTCATTTCATAACACTGCTTAATGATATTCATCAATCTCGCGTCAACACCGGTCTTATTCAGAACAGTACATGATTCAAAATCAACATCGTTAATTGTCAGATTAGAAACCTCTTCGGAAGTAAGACCAATCCAGTACAGCACGGCAATCACGTTCATACGAATCTGATATGGTTCTTCATACTTGTCCAAGAAATCAACAAACTCATCAGCTGACGCAAAATACTTGTCCTCGTACATATTGTCTGAACTCACGTCGCTCTCCGAGAATTCAGCTAAGTCATACATGCTCGCTCGATACTCACTTTTGATGTAACCTGTAATTATTGACTTTACATTTCTGAACGACCGACTTGAATTCACCCAATTGTATTTGGCAAACATCTTTACAAAATCATCTTTTGTGAAGTCAAACAACTCATACCCACGCTCGGCCTCGTAATCCATAACATGGTTAAGTGTCGATACAACAAACTCACCGCTTCTATCAGAATACTTTTCGGCAAAAGCTTTGATTTTTTCTTCAGTAAGCATAGTGGCACACTCCTTCTTATTATATGTAGTGTACCATTAAACCTTATAAAAAATCAAGCAAATGCGGCAAAATTCTGAAATTCCATAGTATGTTGTACGCCGCTCAGGAATGCTGCGAGCAAAAACGGCTCATCCTTACATCTTGCCATTGCAATCATATTCATTTGACGCTCCGACAAGACACCAAGTTTCTTAATGAACTGTCCTTTGTTAAGTGTATCAGTCTCTTCACAGAGAACGATACTGTCAACCTCTAGGAAATCACAATCTTCCTTTGCGAGTAAAACATGAACCGGAGAGCGCTTGTATATTCTGGAAGACAACGGATTTCCTTTAATTGTGGGACTAAAGAAGTTGCGCTTATTGTTGCTCGTCACAACGAACGGTCGAATACCGCGCTGCTGATGACCTGTCGCATTGGACAAATCGACCAACCAAACCTCTCCGACCTTTGGGTCAGTATTGTTGTCCATAGTTTTTTCTCCTCTACAATAATGTAGCTCCGTTCCATAGCTACATTATACAGGATACAACCACAGAAGTCAAGAGGTTTTTGAAAATATTTTTAGTGCCCGTACAACTCAGGATTCTCTGATACGAACACACTGGTATCATCGAAGATCATCTCATACGCTTTCTCTTTATCGCCCGGCCTAAGCTCTATCCTCCTTACTTCGTGGCACTCCTGCCGCAGCTCAATGTGACTTTCGTTTCCCAAAAATCCAATGCCTTTGACAATTCCATGCGTCTCTATACCAATGTCGTCCATCTTTTTGCAGATCATGTGAACATCCACACCATTGCAAATAAAACAGACCCACACTCGCTTTTTTCTTATGTACTTCAAAAAGTTCTCAACCTGTATAACTCCCAAAACCTTTTTCTCACTCATCGAAATACCGCCTTCCGCTCGCATAAACAACTTTCAAGATATATTATACACATCTTTTTGTTTTAGTCAATATATTAAACATCTTTTCGTTGTATTATTTATTAAAATTTTAGATGATGCCATTTATTCAGCATCATCCACAACCAGCTTCGCATCATAATAAAACCTGTGTGCGCCAAATTGTCCAGCAAAGGTTGCTCCGCGCTCGTGCCAACTTCCGGCAGCTGCCGCCGGGGCCACAAACCATTGAATTGGTTTGTCTGAAATTTTAGCGCCGTAATCAAACACCATAGATACCGCCAACTCGTTCTCTGCCGTTACCTTCCTATTATATAAGGTACTGTATCCATACTTTCTGAAGACCTGCTGGATGGTCAGGCCATCAAGTACGGCAGAATCATAAAGACATTGAGCGACAGCCATCTGACCTTCTAAGCTATCAGCACCTGCTTCACAGGCGACAATCTGCTCGGCAAGAGCACGCTCATCATCAGTGAGTTCGTGTTTACCCTGGCTGAAGTTCACTACCCGCGTCTCGATAACGGTTTCTACAATGACTTCTGGCTCCTTTTCTTCTTGCCGTACAATACTTACTGCCGGAGGACTACTATTATAAAGGTACGAATTACTCCGATTCTGAATCCCTGGGCTGATCTTCGATACCAGACTCCCTGTCAGCAGGCATATTATACATATAATAGTAATATTTTGCTCACGATTTATTAACAAATTAGAGCTAATAAGAATCACTTCCTTTCGAAAATATTGGTTTTATAAGCTGCGCAAAAATTCATACAGCTCAATTTCACCTTGCAGCCAAACGACATCTCCGCCAGCCTTCAAATACACCGAATAGATCTTATCAGGATGCTCGAAGATAGATTCTACCTTCTTAGCTGCGTTCCGATCAATAAGTACACTACTCATAGTCTTATTCTCCTTCTTCAAAACGCATATCCACACACATTATTATGCAGCGGCGGTTCAATCTCGAATGCTGTGTCACTCTCAGCATCATATTTAAACCACCTCGTCAATTCTGGTCTTGGATACAGACCTTCCTCGTATCCTTCAACGACTGCGTAGTTGTAACAATGTTCAAAGATGTCAGTCACGTTTTCCTTAACAACTCGAATAGCCTCTGCTAAATCTGTAAAGAATCCAGCAATCCAACTGTCGTCCGGCATCCAGTAGATGCCTTTGGTATTTGACACTGGCGAACTAAATTTCGCATTCTGCTCGTTCTTAAACGAGTCAATCATTGTTACGGTATAAATCATTTTAAAACACCTTATTATCAAAATGTACTCTATCTTCAACTGGTTCCTGTAACCATACAATCCATTCAAATTTATTCTTGGGATAACGGTCTGGATACTTCTGAATGTTCTCAAGAAACTTTTCAAGCCCCATAATGTCTATCTTTCTAATTGCGTCAAGTCGAGTCACTTCATGTTTGTTCTTTTCATGATTTGTTTCGCTCATAATATTTTCCTCCATTAAATCTTAGTTTTTATTCGACTCGCTTATTCCACGCTTCGATAAGGTCGGCTTTGATTCTTTCCTTGTCTTTTTCAGAGGAATCAAAGTAGTAAGTTTTGCTTTCCATGAAAACATGGCAGTTGCACCTATTTTCTTTGTTTCCTCTCGTAACATACATCCATCGTGTTTGGCGATAACTGCCCTCTGCAACGGTAACTTCTCCACCACAAAAAGGACACGGCTTTAATTTATATTCACTCATAACTATGTCTCCCTAAATCTCAGCTTTTATTAGACATACCTTTTCACTCAAAAGTTATCCAAATCATTTTTAGCAGCTAACACATTGTAATGAATTTCATGCTCGTGTCCTTTTACAGAATCATTTAATCTTTTAGCGATCCTTTCCGCTCCTTGTTTTGAAAATTGCCAACTTGCCGTTTTCTCTTTTGTCCATCCATCTATACATTTATATTTTTTGTACTCAATACCATTTTTTGTGGTTTTAATTACATAGAATTTCATAGAATCCTCCTAGAACTTAACTTTTATCACATCAACTACGTTCTTTAATCAAACCATTATCCGATGCCTCTGCTCTTAATTTTATGAGTTCTTTCTTTGTTTCAAAATTTTTCTCATATCTTTCCATAAAAGCCCGAACGTTCATGTTCTTCTGGTTATTCGGAAAGATAAATTCATCTAAAATACCATCTTTTGTTACCGTATAAATATCCTTTGATGTATACTGTTTTTTCAATTTCACCTCAAAGCCATGTTTTAATAGCCAAGAGATAGCTAGTTCCTCTTGTTTATTAAAGTCCCATTTTTTATTTTCAAGTCCTTGTAAATTCATAAGTCCACCTCATTCCATGCTTGCGCATTCTGTGATTATGCAAAGTTTAACAGCATAACCAGTTGTCGTTAAGCTTTTTACAGCAATTTCATAAGAACCCGGATTTTATCGACCATTGTGTATTGCATTTTCGATCTTGCCATTGATAGAATCGATTTCACGCATCAGCCTACAACGATAGTTTCCGTTCTTATCAAGTCTGAAACACAAATCCTCATCGTCACTCTTGTAACCAATATAGCATCCAGACCGACACAAGCTCGTCGCATCAAGCGCATCTTGTATAACTCGTGCTTCATTGAGAGTCAAATCAATCTTCATTGTTGTCCACCACCTTTATTCTTCTGCCTTTCCACCAACTCCGGCGATAAACACCCGATGCTTTCCATTCTCGTCACGCTGCCAATCACCACCAAGCATCTCAATCGTATTCAAGACTGTATGGTAAATCTCAACGGAATCCATTGCCTTTTCTTCATCTCCAAAATCATTGGTATGAATCCAACGCCAATTATTATCCAACCAGCTGACAACTTTCATAACACCAGCCCGCAGTTCTTTTTCTTTCGTGTTTGTCATTTTTTCACTCCTTTGTTTTACATATCCTGGTTCACAGCATTCCATACCTCAGTCGAAATCATGTCGTTCTCATCGGATAGGCGACTAATCCAAGCATTGAGCACTTCACGGTACACTGTCATATTTGGACAAAAATGACTGTTGGTGAATACCGGCATATCGTCATTACACAGAATTCTCATGATGGCAGCGCACACAGCGGCAGATCTCGATACGCCAGCAGCACAATTCACGCAGAACCAATCGGTCTTATCTGCTTCGTGGTTATCCAAGACAAATTTCACAATATTCCTAGCTTGAACATCCGTAATGCATGTACCTTCCAGATCAGTAGTACAATCATCAAACTTCAGCGGTAGAAAAGTAATATTACCCTCACACTTATGAAAATCAATATGATGGCCATTAGCTTCAGTGATTGAGATAAACCGAATCCGTTCAAAATGTGGCTGTCGGATAAAGTCTTCTGCATCTTCTGCGCTCATCACCGAGAATTTCCATTTTCTTCGATACATAGTAATAATCATTTCTCATCATCCTTCTTTAACAACACTTGTTTTAAATATTCTGGTGTTAGTTCTCTTATCGTTCCATCTTCCTCTTGAATCATTGGCACTTTATATTCTGACGATAACGGAACATTATACTTTTTACAAAGACTCAGGAACAATTCACGATTAAACATCAAGCTCTCCTTCAACAAATACTCCACGAGTCATTCCATGCACTCAATTCTTCTAACTCATTCCAAATCTGGTCAGAAATATCTTTAATAACAGGATGCTTCTTTACCTGTTCCCATACAATTCTTGTTTCTTCTACGGTAAAATCCCCATAAATATTGTTAAACCACTTTACTAGAACCGGATTAGTACCTTCCGGGAAAACAATCTTTTCATGTTCTGTGTTATCAGAACTCATAAAACCAAACCAATAATCGAGTGATCCGTCAACTTCAGAATCTCTTTTCTCTTTAATATATTTACTTTCTACTCCACCAAAAATTTTTGCAACCTCACACAACTCTCTGTCAAATCGTGGATAGCTAGAGCTTCCAGAATAACGATAACCCATACCCATAATTATTTTCCTCCAAAGAATTTAGGTTTTATTGTTTTCATAAAGTTTTAACATAATTTCTAGCGAAACAGAATCCAGACTACCATATTGAACCAAATTAAGCGCCATGTAAAAATTCCTTCGAATATTAAAGTCCACTACGTCCTTTATCTCACCGCCTTTTTGAGCGTGATACAAAATATTATTTAACTTAAACAGTTCCTGATAACTTAACTTGACAACGGCATCACCATCCGTATCTTTTGGATTTTCATTTCCATTAAAACTCAGAATATTCATATTTGCACCTCCAGTCAAATATCCAAGTCTTTAAAATCAACCACTTCTGATTCACCATCATATTCAATATCTACATTCGATAAATATGTTTTGTACGTCTTTTCACGACGTATAGCAGCTTCCATACTCGGACGTCGAATATCATAAAGCAACTGTTTAAGTTCTTCATCCGTCAAATTGTACTCTTCTTGCAACATACTCATATCCACACCTCTCAATCAAAACGCAAACGGATTGTTATCCACTGTTGTTATCAGTGCCACATTCAAAATAAACATTACAAACGCGGTCATTCCATATTACCTCAATCTCTAAATTCAATATCTACAACAATATTCTCAGGCTCTGTCATGTACCTTCGTGCCAACAGCTCTACCATACGTTCCTTGTCACCAAGATTGCTTTCTCGTAAAATATACGAAGCAACTTGCTTGCCTCTGTACAAAAATACGGCCCAAGCGCTTCTCCTTAGCGGATTTGAAACACCAATCATTCCATCGCTTCCTCCAGAGAGGTAGTCACATCACCAAAGTCAAAATCCAGAGCACCAATCATATCATCCAGAGCATCCACAGTATCAGACAGATTCGTGCAAGCATTATCTGCTTTATCGTACCGCTCACTCCCCTGCAAATTCTCCGGCATGTTATCACGATACTCTTCTTCTTCCCATTGGATATCCTCAACATCGGATTTTACACTTTCGACCTCAGATACAAGTTCTTCCAGCTTCTTACGGATGGAATCAAAGCGGTCAATGGTCTGTTTTATAGCTTTTCTACGAGTGTTATTCATTTTCAAATCTCCTCTCAATCTACAATACCAAGCTTGCAAATGTTTTTCGGATCAGTAATGTAGCCAAATGTCAATGTATTACGAAGATATCCCTTGTATTCAAATCCACGGTCACGAGCCGCCAGACGGCACACATCCCGAATCGCAGATTCTCTCGGCCAAGAAATACCAGCCAACTGATACTTCCACTGAAGATCTCTCAGCTTCTGCCACTCAATCACAGGTTTTTTCTCATCCTCGAAACACAAACCATTCTGTACCGCATACTTTAGAGCATCGCACCGTTTACTCTCTTCCGATGTGCAAATGCCCCAATCATTTTCAAGACGACGATACGCCCTGTTAAATGGTGCTTGCTTTGCCGCATCAATACCAAACGCTGCTCCAAGCAGACCCAAACCAAGTAACAGTCCCATATTTTAAACCTCCATTTATGCTGTTTCCAATTCTCTTTTAACCAACGGACGACGTTTCGTTGCGTTTTTTAACCAATCGTTTCCACTAGGGGCTTGTCTATCCACTCTTGTATTGCGACCACAACCAATCGGACACACCCGGCGGTAATCATCAGCTGTCTTGCAGCCAAGAGATTCAGCTTCGTCCAGTGCTTTTCGCACATAAGCCCATGTATTACCGCCCAGATCAGAACACTTTCCAATTACAGCAAGTACGAGTTTATCACCCATGCGTTCAACATATTCTGCCAAAGCCTTCTTTCCTGTAGCACTGAGCTTCCCAATATTCTCTCGAAAAACATCCTCGACAGATTTCGTCGTTGTCGTCTCATCACAAGACGAAGACGATATCTTATCTTTTTCTTTCTCTTCTTCTTTTTCTAGCTTGGTTTTGCTTGCGCTTGCTTCGCTTTGCTTACGCTTGCTTGATGAGCCACCAGCTTTACCAGAAATCCTCTTACCTTCGATGTATTCGGCATCTTTATCCAAATCTCTCTTCACGGCAGGCCACACATACCGCTCATTTCCGTTGAGTTCAGGCTCCGTTCCAGACGATTTATATTTCATCATCGCCAGTACCAGACGCCCCACCTCGGCAGCACTAATGGGTTCAAAGTAGCTCTCGTAAGTATCCCAGATTTTAATATAAGTATCAGCCATAACACACCTCAGTCTTCCAAGCTGTGTGTATTCACACCATAAAAAGTCTTCTTATAATATTCTTTTGCCTTATCCTCATCAAAACCAACGTACCGTAATGTAATATCCTGACTACTATGATTCAACTGACCCTGAATCCAAGACAATGCCTGGTTATCATCCTTATTAAGACACATCTCACGATAACCAAATGTCTTACGGCAAGAATGAGATGCAATCTTATAATTAAGACCCAAATCTTTGCCAGCGTTACGAAGAATACGAGCAAAAGAATCAACATCAATAGGATCACCGGCCTTTTTGGGTTCTGCAATATGAGGAATACCAGTTTTCCCATCTCCACCATTTGTCCTCAACGACTTTTTCCAGCTCCCCTGCCGAGACGGAAACATCCAATCGTCATATCCAAGTTTCGCAATCTTAATATATGTTTCAACAATATCCCTCGCTTCTGGAGTAAGGATGATTTCTCGATACTTGGACGTTTTTTCTTCAACGATACACACTCCAGCGTCTTCAACCACTTCAATTTTTCCATTATAAAGGCAATAAGACATATCGGAAACTTTCAATTTGAGTAAATCACTAGCACGTAACCCGGTTGCGATACCTACGTTAAATAGACACCAATTGCGATATTGCTTTTTATCCCAGAAGTATTCCGAAATCATTTGAACATCATCCAAGCTTCTAATTGGAGAAATATTACGCTTACGCTTCTGCTTACTTCTTGTAACACCACGTTTTTTAGCCGGAACAGAAGGTTTCGGATTAAAATAAATCAATTTAGGTATCTGTTCTTCTTTTCTTTCAACAACTGCGCTCATTATATTCACCTCAAACTCCATACTTCAAACAATACTTACCGTAAGATAATCCTTCAGCATCTGCCATTCTTACAATCTCAACAAATGTTGGTTTATGTTTCTTTTTATTCTTGCATCGAATGGATGCCTCATTTCTTATTATCTTACGACATTCATCACAATAGAGCTTTCCACATTTAGGACCATACCATGTAATGCCACAGCGATTACACGTTATGTTTCCATATACCATCATAATTTACACCTCAAACTTGTCAATTTTCCAATGATGTCGATAGTAATTTCCAGAATTCCCACTAACAACGGACACCTTACATGAATCACACCACGTTTCGTCCTGTTTCACACTATTTCCTTACGAATCCCGGCAGTCCTTATAAAGCAAGAACATCTTTTCAGACAACTTCTCTTTATCTTTGTTAATAGTAATAATATTACCTTCTGCGTAAAAATCGCTAGAGTCGATACATTCGTGTAAAATATGAATCGTCATTTTTATATACCTCAATTCTTTTCAAACAGATCGTTACGAACCTTCGGAGTAAATTGACGCGAGTCAAGCTGTTCAATAGCAGCCTCAAGCCGACCATGGCCCCAATCATCGTTATTTCGATGGTTCATCACAATCTCAAGCAGAAGCTTTGCATCCTTAGCTTCTCTGCGCTTCCGGCGAGCTCTTTTAAGTTCTGCCATAAGCTGATAGCCTTGCGCTGCATTTACAGTTTTGAACTCTATTGCGTGTTCAATATCAGCAATCTCATCGCTAGCCGCAGTTAAATCACTGTAGACTTTGGCATATAAATCATCGAGGCTGGTCATTGTTTTGTCTGTGACCTCAAGATTTTTCTTCAACTCTATCAGCCATTCAGAATCTTCCATGTGAAATGCGTATGTATTTGGCTTTACAGCCGGAGCCGTTATATTCGGACTCTTGCCTGCGATGGTAGCTTCATCCATAGATTTTGGTGCATAGCGTCCGTTCTTATACCCAGCGGGAAGTTTATTGATTTCACAGATTGCCAGCCCCTTTGATTCAAACTGCAATGCCAGATTGATATCACAGGTGGCGCAGATTCGACCTCCCTTCCGTTTCATAATATAGTTATGACCATTCGAGATTACATACATTTACTTATTCTCCTGTCCTTTCATCAGCTGCTTCACAGTCTTCTTAAATAGCGCGAGATTCTTTTCATTTTCGATAAACACCTTAGTCTTCGTATGCGGTGCCTTACCGTGTGCCTTTTCGTAAGCCACAAACAAATTATTCATTTTCTTATAGCCAATATGCTCATAAATCAGAGTGTAAGTGTGCTTATATTGTGGCTTGTCACCAAGTTTTTCCGCCAGAGGCATCATGATTGGAAAAAGGATCTTCGCCGTCTCACTCTGTTTCTTGTTCTTAAGTTTTTTGTTAACGACTTCTTTAGCTACCACATCAATCACAGGAGTAACGTTCATATTTGTTTCAGAAACTGCTTCGACAGCCTTTGGAGTCGGACGAAGTTCATTCTGATTCTGATGCAGACGCTCGATAGATGCTACGTACATATCTGCAACAACAGCCTCCATGATAGATTTCCAAGTGGAATCCTCTTCGATAATGTCGATTATTGAAATTTTCCCACTACGATTCGTTCTCTTAATATACTTTGCACGAGCATCTTCCAAAACAAAACCATAATTACGATTCAGATATTCATAGATCTTGTGAAGCGTTTCTTTATTTGTGTAACCTTTAGTATTTGCAATCACACCAATCTTGCTATACAAATCTTTACGCCAGTCACTCATTTCATCCCGAAACACATTGCGAGGAGTATAGCTCTTAGCACGAATCGAATTATCCATCTGCTTATCCTTAATCTGATGGACACACTGAGACACGCTGCTGATTACATTCAGTGCTTCGTTGCTAGTAGCACGAGCTTCCTCAATTTGGTCACCGAGCTCCTTGCGAGTGGAATCAAGTTCACTCTGAAGGTTCTTCATACTATCAAACAGAGCGTGAAGTCTTACATCAATAAATTCTTTACTCAGTGCAGCATCCATCTGAGGCGTAGCCAGAACGGTGTCACCACGCATCAAGGATTCCATGATGTCCCAGCAGAAATCCATGAACGCATCTGCTTTCGGCTGACGTGACAGACGGCAGATTTCCATAACACCACGCAAACTGTAAACAATATATTCACGTTCCTTCGTGATTCCGCCCTCAACTTTCCTCAGTTTGAGGAATGTTGAAAGAGGGTCAAGACGATCCGTATTCTTAACATGGATGTTTTGAATTGCCTTATTAGGATTATTGTACTCTAGCGCTGCACCAATTTGTTCACGAGTCATGTAATACTGATGCTTGTCATTCTGGTACACATCCACATTCAGTACACCAAAGGGCTTAGAGGTTATTACGGTCATAGGATTATTAGTAGTCATTTTTGTTTACTCCCTACACTCACTCTTTAATCATAAGTTGTTCTTTAGTCCATCGCATCATCTTAGTGCATTCATCTGTAGACGTATTTTCCCAGATAAAGACTCTGCCTTCGCCAGTTTCTTTATCAATTTCCGTGCAAGACAAATCAATTTGAACGCCATCTTCTCTCTGAAGATAAATGTAAATTCCTGGATAATCTTTATAATCTCCATCAGCTTCAGCAACCAGTTTTCCAATAGGCGTATCAATTTCAAATCTCTTTTCATTCATATTACCATCTCCTTAGAAGAACTGTTTTATCAAATCTCTACGATTTTCCACCAGTCGTATACGTCACAAGCATCAATACGAATATCACCTTTTAATCGCAAAACACTAAAATTCTGTTCACCGTTTTCATCTTTATAATATTTACAATAATGATTTACAAGAATATCGTCCACTTGTTTGTTCATTTCATTTTCCGCCTCAAGAATCGTATTAAAACCCTTTTTATAAACAACTTCTGGGAGAAATGAATTCTCACCTTTTGCAATATAAATATTGATAAGCAAAAACATTTTGTTTCCTCCTCTTAAAACTGATACTTCCAAAAGATTCGTGCGTTGCCGGTAATATCTTGCAAGCAAGAAATGTACTCCCGGAACGAAATCAGCCCTTGTATTTTTATAACCCATGCTCGCTTTGCACGAACTGCAATCGCTGGATCGTACTTCACAGCATCATCAAATGCACTGTCGGTCATCTTACGTTCAAAGTAACGAATTTCGTTGATATTCATAATCATTTCTCCTCTGTCTCACTCAGTTTCTTTTCAAAATCTTCGAGTTCTTCATAATCTTCATCTGTGAGATAATCGTCGATCTCAATATCCAAAAGGATATAACACTGCGCCTGCAAAGCAACATACGCATCATCCGCACTCATTCCATTTTCAATAAGAACCTGTGCTGCTTCCATGAGTTTATCATTCATAGTTCGTTCCATTTTCTAAAACCTCGATTTTATTTAATTTCAATATTCATTTTGCTAAATAAATATTTAGCAGATTCTTCAATCGCATCAATAGACCAAACATTAGGATTACACACACCAAGAATTTTATCGCCAGAAGCATTGTAACGTGCATCACAAAAATGCCACCAGCTATTATCGCCAGCATCATATTCATAATAAACATCCACATCAATTTCAGGGTGACCATCTACATGATATTTAATCTGATCTTTATCATTAAATGTATCCGGTTTGTATCCACGTCCATTCCATCCAGAAGGATTCATTTTAGAAAGAAAATCTCTTGCAATCTCACGTGCCGTCATAAGTTAATGCCCCCAAAATAAAAGCTTTTTCTGAATCAAAAGGTTTTAGTAACTCACATTTGTTGGTTTCTTCATTAAAAATACCAACTGTCACACCTTCTCTTAACCAATATGAAAGTGTATCAAGAGCTTCCTTAACTTCGTCCACTGAATGATCCCATCCGCAATTTTGGATAATCATAACTCTCACTCCCTTAATTCCTCATTATATTATTATCTTATCCTCACCAAGCGTTTCGGTTTCATACGTTGCATAGACAAGCTCTGTCGGCTTGCTGTAACACATTTTCATCCAGTTAAGTTCTGCGTTACGCAGCTCTTTTGTAGGATAGACTTCATGCCCTCTATATGTATCGCCGTACATAAAGTGTCTGACAGAGTATTCAAGATGGTAATACATTATTTTTCTCTCAGCTCCTCGCACACTTTAGCAATGATAGCAAGACCATTACGACGAAAATCAGCATTGTAAGGATTTTGTGCCATAATATCTAGCGAATGCAACAAATTTTCTAAATCAAGGTTATACTCAACACCTGCTACATCGCAAAGCGTCTCCGTCATTTGTTTAATGTCATATTTTATAGTAATTCTCATAATAAAACTCTCCTTTTACATCAATTTGTTAGAAATATCAAATGCTTTCCATCTGAAACCAAATTCATCCGTCCAAACCTGTGCCTCGAGTTCGTCACTATCATAATAAGCCAGAACATTAGGAAGGTCAGAATACATTGCATGGCATTCTTTCGAATCATCCACGATATATTTCATAACTTCTTTTTCGTTTTGAAAAAACTCAGGCTCAAAAATTTCACCTTTAGAACCACATTTGATAACACACCACATAACTTATACCTTACTAAAATTTGCATTAAAAAGAATCTCATTACCATATTCAGTAAGAGTATCCTTAAACCACTTTTCGTTCTTTTTCCACCACGACTCAGCTTGTTGCGAAGTCAATACAATTCCTTTTTTCTTCGCTGCATCAATAACGTCATCGATACACCAACGAGTTTCAGCAAACTAATACTGATTTACGTCATCATCCTTTTCCTGTTCGTCTTCAATATAGTTATGGCAATAGTTGGTGTAGAAATCCACATCAAAAAGTGTGATAGTCATATCATTGCCGCTTAATTCACGTTCAACGTCAGCTACTTCTTCTCTGAGATACAGCTCAGACATAATACCGTCTTCATGTTCCTGAATCCATTTCTCTGTAATATTGAACTTTTTCGCCAGTTCATCGACCTCAAACACCCATGTGCCATAATTCGTGTTTTCAGTGCCATACTTCACCATATAATCAGCAATCTGACGTTCCATCATATTATCATCCATGGTATTTCCCTCCTAAAATTCAACATTTATCAAAAGCGCCAGCTAGTTGTAACAACCTTTTTTGCTTCGCCTTCTTCGTATTTGTTATTTTTAATAGCTTCTTCTAAACCATTACCTGCATTGTAGGCCATACCATTTTGAACAAGATCATCTCCAAGAAAACCACCACAAGAATCAATTTCAACCCAATTGGATTCGGCGCTTTCTTCGACATCATCTTCTACAAAACCATCCTGTTCATAAAGCGTATACCCATACACTTCACCAGTCAGATAGTTGTTATATGCCTCAACGTCAAGTTCCATATTTTTTTCAGCAATAGCTTTATTCTTTTCGTTAAAGTCAGAAAGAACAGTAACAATCCATCCAGCGCAACTTGAATCAAACGTATCATTGTAAGGATATGTCCGATCTCCGCAGCTCATCGTGATTACGCTGTGTTCGTAAATCCAAAGAGGAAGCCAAACCACTTTCTTTTCAAGCAATTTCATACAATCACGAATGGAAAAATCTCCTCTTGAATACTGAACAAGATCATCATAAAACAGATTTCTCCAAGAATATTCTTCTTCATTTGGAATCCAATCGTTTGACTCAAAATCATTGACGCAAATTGCCCAATAATCATTATCGTCATCCTGGTCGTGATATTGAACTGCACATGTATCAAATAACTTTTTGTTTACAAGTGCATCAAGAACTTCCTTGTCGTCGCAATACTTCCAAACAAGGTTATTCCAAAAACTTTCCGGTGTATCTGCTTATGATGATCTTCCAAGTTTATAATTCCCATAAAAGCAAGCCATAATAGAATCATGGTCATAATCACGAGGGTTACACTCTTCGCCATTGTCTGCCCAAATATGTAAACAATAATTTATATCGTTGTCTGTCCATTTTATGGTTTCATTATCATAGCAATATAACATATTTAAAATCTCCCTTTTATCAATCTTTTTCTTTCACAAAAATCATCAGCATATTGAACTCTGGTGTGATGAAGTCAACCGTGTAGCGTCTTGCTTCTGAAATTTCAAGAAGAGAATTATTATTGTAACATTCAATTTCTTCGCCTGAATTACAATCACAAAGCGTAAAGCTAATGTCATCCGGAATAATTGAAAGTAAAGTAAGCAGTTCCATATTCCATCACCTCTTATGCACTAGCCTTTTCTTCAAAAGCGTACCAATCAGACCAAATCTTATCGACCTCGCCATTCTTAAAACCGTTCTTGTAATCAGTGAACTCAACATAATAGTTGCTTGTCCACTCATTCAGATAGTGTTCATAGATGGCTGCGACTCCACGCTTTGTTTCAACGACAAAACTATCAACCAGAACACCTTCAACATAAGCACCAGTGTATTGTGCTTTATTCTGGTGCATCCAACGGCCAAGAGTACCCGCATCCAAATAAAAACGTGTCATAATTCATTCTCCTTTACTCTGCAATCATCATAGCAAGAACCGGCTCGCCAGAATCCTTCAATTGAAGTTCTAGAATATCACCATCATCAACGATTTCGCACTTATTAAGATAATCTTGAAGGAAGAACATCTGACATTCTTGCCAGAAGATTTCTCTCGGGTTTTCGTTCTCATCTACAAATACATCCTTGTGATGGAAAGATCCGTTCCAAACCCAACTTTCACCATCAAAACAAGCGTGGACTTCTCTCAGATCCCACATAGTTAATCCTCCAAAGTTTTAGAATGTCTTAAAATAATAATTTCTTTCATTTCTTCTTTATCTCTTGCGGTAGGAAGAACAAAAAAGGAAGAATACTCTGGAAAATAAAAAGAAATACAAAAACTAAGTATCATATACATGATTGTGAAGTAATGACCTGTTTGTTTGTTCTTGAACTTTGCTCTTCCGATTTTATATTCTTCAGAGTATTCATCTTTAATTAAATCCCACATAGTTAATCCTTCCAAAAGTTGAGTTTCTTTTTGATTGTCATCTCAATTTCGTCTTTATCACCGTCAGATAGAATCTTATTATCGTACTCGGAATAGCAAAACATAACGCTACGGCCATTATATTTATACATAACCATTGCTGTTTTTAATTGTTTGTCACGAAAAAAGGTTGCACACCCAATTCCATATTTTTTAGAATATTCATTTTCAACTAGATCCCACATTTTATCACCTCAAAATCTCCTTGAGCATCTTTACCATACCTTCGTAATCTTTATCATCGGCACCCAGCATACGAACCGTCATATCAAAATCAACTGTCTGACAATCACTGAAATCGTATTGTTCAATATCATTACTACAAGTGTCAGGGTAATGTTCTTCGAGCCGGTCTTTCGTACCACAGTCACAGAAGGTTCCAGAATAATAATCACTGGCCGACTCACCTGTTTTCATATACACACGGATACCATCTGTGACAATCACTTTAGCGAACCGCTTCATATCTTCTGGCGTAAAGGTCTTATCCATAACATCATACGAATAGACCATGTAACAAGTTTTATCAGGCTCATAAATATCCTGTTCCTTATCTGCACCAAACGCTCTAGCGTATCCACCAGCCCATCCACCACAAAACACAAGAATTTCTTTTCCCGCTTCGATAGCTGCCATATATTCCTCTTCAGGAATCGCTACAATTCTTCCGTTAGGAAAAATAAAACCTTCAAATTCTCTCATTTTATCACTCCTCTGCGTCTTTTACCGTAACACTATCAATGTCCGTCGGATTCGGATTATCTGGTTCAATCTCACCGGCAACAAATCTATCTTTCGCAATTTCATAAGCATCATCTTTGTTGTCTGCTTCTACAAACGTTGTGTAAGTAACTCTTGTTTCAATAGTAACGTAATAGCCGTTCATTTTACACACTCCCAACATTCTTGAATCCATAAAGGCTATAACCTTTACATTTGAAATACCGCATCGCTTTGTTAATCTGAGAAGAGCTTGCTGTCGAATGGCTTTTTAGGTATGTATTCTTATATTCACACAGCTTCTTATACTCATCACTTTCACGATGGGCTTTCAGCTTTTTGCAATGGTCGTGGCAACCAGGATAACGCTCCGGTGCCACGCAATAATGGCATGGATCAGTCAATTTCTGCCACCTCCCCAGCTTCATAAAAAGCAACAACGTAGGATTGAGCTATTCTTTTATCCTTCCATCTATACGGAGTAATAATAACCTTGCCGCTCATCCATGTTTGTTCAACATGATACCAGCCATCAATATAAACAATCTTCATTCTTTTGTATTTCATATTCCACCTATCTCATTTATTAGACTTGCACTGATATTTGCGTTCAATCATCTCTGCATCAGCGCAAGTCATACCGTAATACCAACGCACATCAACAACGGATTCAACCCAGTTTCCAGTCTTGCGGTTCTTTATGACACGAACCTCTTCAACATCTTTGTGAATCTGTGTGCCTGGCTTCGGGAGATAAGTCAAAACACTTTCTTCAGAATGTTCCAAATCGTAAGAGCCAACAAATGTGCAATCACGTTTGATCAAATCAAAAATTTTCTTGCGGTTCTGTTTAGACAGGTTTCTCATATTGCAAACTCCTTTTCTCTTGTAAACTTAATCACCAACGCATTCACGTTGGCTGCTTCAATCGTGCTTGCTCTTGCATCCTCGTGATTGCCAGCTCTGAGGAACGAAACACTCTGATCCATCAGCTTACGCCGATATGAAGAAAGAGCTGCGAGAACGATATTCTTTTCAGTGTTGGTCATACAATCTCACTCCAATTTTTATCCTCTACATTGGGACAAAATTTTGTATAAAAATCAACGTCAAAAGTTTTCACATAAAAATTAGAGCCTTCTTGTAGAGTACATTCCACATCAGCAACCGATTCGTGTTCATAAAGTGAATCAAAAATCTCTCCACAATAGGCCGCAACAAACATTTTGCTTACGTTAAATTCTTTTGTGATTTCGTCAATATGAAAAATCCAATTGCCTTCTGTAGTATTTTTTGTACCTTCTTTGACCATCCATTCGGCAATCTGCTTCACAACTTTGCTTTCGTCCATTTTTATCACCTCAATCAAAACTGAACCACTTCATGTTTGACTTTCTCCAGCATCTCTTTCTCTTGTTCTTCAAGACGCTCAACCTCATATAAAACGCTGTGAATACCATAAATAATCAATTCACGATCTCGTTCACGGTTCGCTTTGTTTTCAAGGTTGCTTTTACAACTTCCTTTGCATAATTCGATTTCTCTAAGAACAAGATTATCGATTGCGTATTTTAGAATCCGTTTATCTTTCTCAGTCATATTATCACCTCAATCTTCGTAAAATGCTTTCTTATTCTGACATTTGTAGAATGCAATTACCTCGTGAACATACTCAGGATCGTCATGAATTCGCAACGAAAATACTTCGTTTGCTTTCTTTTTGGTGCATCCAAACTCCCAGCAAAACGCTTCAATAAAATCTCTCCGAATGTTCATTTTTTTGTTACTCCTGCTCCATCGTTACGCAAATCAAAGGCTCATCAGGATATGCTTCTTCGTCAGAAAAACACACACCCTTTGACACCCCCTGACCTGAAGTTCTTTCCAGTCTCCGAATTCAGTATTGGTATACATTCCAAAAACCAATTCGGTATTTTCGTCATAGCCAAACTCTTTCAACTTCTTAATAAATTCAGAAACAGTCATAAACAAACCTCATAAAAGCATGATTTTAAGCCGTTTTGTAATTTGCACAGCTATTCAAAAACTGCAACACTTCATCTGGGGAGAGATACCCAGCAACATCATCACAGGTGTCGCAGAACTTATTTGTAACCCATTCGTCGTTTTCATTCCATGCGGCCACTTCTGCTGTATTAGAACTTGCTTCTTTTGAGAAAGAGAAGTCTTTACTAAAATAGTTATCGCAGTAATTCCCAGTTCCCCACTGGACGCTTGCAGTAATACCATTTGCAAAAGTCATATTGAATCCTTTATTTGAGGTCGAATTAAACTTCTTCATACCTAACACTCCTTTTATTTACCACGTTTCATCAATTAACGTGTCGTGAATCCAGCCCAGCTTATCAATCAAGTCGGCCCTTACATAGTTGTTAAAATTAGGGTCTTCCTTAATTCTCTTGAGAAGTAAAGAGCAAATCTCATCATAATTCATCTCATATTTGAGACCGTACTTGTCGTATAATTCGGGAATGTTATATTCTTTATCCATAATGCTATCTCCTTTATTTCACTCTTACGCAGAAATCATCGTCGTAAAGTCCAAACGATACGATTTCTTTGCCGAGTAAATCTTTATGCTTTTCTTTTTCGTCCATAAATTCAAAGATTTTGGTTCGTGCATTATACAGACGATTCAAACTATTGTCGTTGATGATGATATATTTGTTCCAATCATCAAACAGATTAAGCAATGTCCCCACTTTCATAGCACCATCTCCTTTATTTTCATGTGTGTATTCGTTCATGCTTTCGCATTGGTAGCGGTTATGTCTGCCCTAGTACCGCTAATCACCTAGCATCTGCTGCTTATACCACCCAGACTTGACTTCTTATGTAGTCCTCAATATCTGCCGGGTATCCATTGCGCTGGATATACTGACACAGAACACGCTGCACATCTTTGTTATCACCGTAATCCATTGCAATAGAAATATCCTCGCCGTTTGTCCCAACACCCAAACGCTCATATTTCCTGACCTCAAGATAGAAATCATGAGCACTGTAGTGTCTGCCGTCCTTACGGTCAAGAATAGAATCAATGATCATTCTTCATCCTCGCTTTCCATATAACCTTCATCAACCAAAAACTGATGGAAATCCTCGTTCAAAAGCTGATTACCAAAGAAATTTGCAAACGCTCTTGCAACATCCTCACCGGACATCTCAACCAGCACGTCCCACATCTTTTCCTGAATATCAGTCATTTTCTTCCACCTCATAATACTGAAAAACACAGTCGTACATCATGTTCCCCGTAATCTGATCCACGAATTTTGCACAATGAAAGTTCATCGTATACCCATTTTCATCACACCATTCAGAAATAATTTTTGTAGTCAACGGTGTTACAAAAACATAAAGGTCGGACATATGATGATAAATTTCTGCTTTCGGATATCCGGCATCCAAAAGTCGTTCAAGCAACGTCTTACGCATTTTCTTCCAGCTCCTTTACAGTCTCATCATCCCAATGGAATCCACGCTTTTCATAAAGCGGAATCCAATGAGATTCGTAAAAGTCGTAGCCACAACCATCAATGCCGAAAACGTACTCAAAATCCTCTTGCTTATAGATACGGAATCCGCAATCTGCCATTTCCTGAAGATGATTTTCAAGCCACCAGTTATCACACGAATTGCCAAACTGCCACATCGTTCCCCACATCGGAAAGAAGTCGTCACGCTCGACTTCAAAATCATCTTCTCTGACATCAACTTCCTCGCCAGTGCCGTCGAGACAAATTTTGTAAGTGTTGTCATCTTTGTTGTAGCTCCGAATCTCACCATTTTTGCCATAGTGGTCACCGCTAAAGATATAGACATGATCACAGCAAGACGGCGGCGTGATTTCGGTAATGCCTTCACCATTCTCTTCCAAATCGACCTTGGCGAGCTTTTCAATAACGCTCTGAGGAATCGCATTAAACTCCTGAATCCATGCATAAGCTGCATCTTTCTTAGTTTTGTACATAGCCATAGCAGTTGACTCTCCTTTTTTGTATCCTGTATTGTATAGCTATATGGTAAAAATAAAAGTCCTATGACGGACTGCCCTTTCTAGCTATAGAATACAGGATACTACTGATTTTGTCAAGCACTAAAATGTAGATTTTATTAACGTCGTATTTTAGCGCGTTGATACGTTTCTTATTCATGACAATTTTGTGAATGTACGGTCAAGCCATACCAAATAGCTCCATTCCGGCAATACCCATGTCTGCCGGATACAGGTTTACAACACGATTATCATAAAACTCTGCAATCAAGTTGCTATTGCAGATGTCTGTATAAGCATCATCCATGGACAGACCAGAAAAATCTTCTGCGTTGTATTCATCATTGCCAGGGAACCCGTATAATGCTTCCTGATAGAATGCCCTCGTCATTCTTGTTTCATTACCATCAGGAGTAACGACAAACAGATTCGTTAAACCATTCTGACCAAAGACTGCAACACAGATACCGCCTGCATTGTTCTCATACACTTCAACAGTAGCACGCATTTTTTATTCTCCTTTTCTTATCAGTGACCCCAACGGCAAACGACAACGCCGTTGATCCAGATGGAAATGTTTGCACCCTGCCGATACCACTCGACAGCTTCACGATGAATGTTAGTGATAACACCTGTTTCATCGTTCATAAACCATTGACCTTTTTTCATCTTGTGTTCTCCTTTACACTCTCATGCACTCATCAAGATAGATTCGTTTACCGAAACACTTGACGTATGCTCTGCCAGACGGTGCATAGATGATTTTCAGATGATGATAACTATGATATTTCTCATCTTCACACAGCGCACCAGACATACCATAAAGGTAATCGTTAATGCCGTATTCGATATCGCCATGAATCTGAAAACCACCACAACGGCTATAGCTGCTATCATAAGCGGTTACAGGATGGCTCTTGCAATATTCTCTTGCGGTCATATCAAACTCTCCTTAAAACATATCTTTTATGTAATTTTTGAAATCATTTTTGACGCTGTTATGCGATTTATTCAGCCTGCTTTGCGATGGCCGGAACCTTAATACCCATACCTGCAATCTTTTCGAGGAATTTCATACGAGTATCACGATTACTCATAATCATGTTGGTGTACAGCTGATACATAGCAAGATAGCCCTGCTTATTGCTCTTGGTAAACATCAGCTCAGAAACATTGCGGAACGTATCAGGACGGTTTGCGGTCATAACCGGAACCAAGACATTTTCGATTCTGTCCATCTTGCCAAAATCTTTGTTATACAGCTCGTGCAAGCTCTTGAGCGTAGTACGAGAGAAGCAGTTGTGCAGACCATACCAACCAGTGCGGACAATCAGACCGATAATCCAGTCAATTTCAGTCGGATTTTTCGCAGAGATTTCCATTGCGGTTCCGATACCGTTGACCTCTTTCATATCAATCTGGTAACGAGCGAGAGTATTCACAAGGGTAATGCAATCCTTATGCTCCGCGATAACACCGGCCTTGCACTTGTCGTGCATGGAAATCTTGGTCATGTTGTCGTCCTGCGTCAAAAACGCTTCTGCCTCATCCTTCAGTTCGAGATTCTGAAGAATCTGACAGGTGATCTTTTTCAAACCTGCTTTCTGAGCTGCCACAAAGCGACCCTGACCGTCAAGCACAAAGAAATACTGCGTATCAGTACGGTAGCTAACAAGAACGCTGTTAGCCTTATTTGCATCCCACCCAGCTGCCATTGCGTTGATACGCGGCCAGCGAGCACCACCGATTTCACGCTGATAACAAACATCAACACGAATCAGATCGAGAGGGATTTCAGCGTAAAGGCAACCGTTCAAGGTAACACCGCTTTTTATGACCTTTTCACAAGCGACCTGACGAGCGGAAATAGCGGCTGCGGTAGTAGTAACGGAAGTGTTGACGTTCTTTTTCATGGTAGTATCTCCTTTGAATTTATAAATGTTTTTGAATTGACGGTCACAAAATGGATTTACTTTACTATAATTTCAGCATCAGGATAGTACATTTTTACACACTCAACAGCTTCTTTTGCATCTGCCACAATGAGGTTACAGCACTTATTCGCATCCATGATATATGCGCTGTAATTCTCGTAAGTAGTCATCTTCCATCTACCAAAGTGGTTGAAAACAACGATCTTTTCAATATCTTCTCTGTTCATCAGTTCAACCACCCTTTCCATTCTGCCACACCCATAGCGACAGCACCAACAACGAAAACCCACATCATGGGCGCAATACATCCGGCTTGATAGGCGGAGTAGCCAAAGAACATGAGAAGCGATTTCATAACAAACATCCTTTCTTATTCAATCCAGCATTTTGCGGTGCTGACGTATTCAACACCGGCATCTGCCAGGGCTTCCTGATAGATTTTTACAAGCTCTGTATCACAAAATGTTATGGCAACATCAAGAGCTGATTCAATAGAAATAATTGCCATAATAGAACTCCTCTTTTATAAGAAAAATTTTCGGTGTTTCTTTCAATTTCTTCTTGACAAAATCACTTCTTTCGTATATAATGATTATGAAGAAAGAATCTAAACAAGATTCAATCTTTCTAATTCACGGTTCTAGCGCCGAAAAGCTAGCCGATAATTCACGGTTCTGTCGCCGTAAAGACAGCCGATAATTCTCGGCGTTCCGCCGCCGTAAGCGCGGGACTGTAATTCAAGAGGTGGTTTCTTCCACCTCTTTTTTAATGCAAGGATGTCTTATGTTAAATTTTTATGATGTAGATCCAGAATACGCTGCGTATTTGCGTCAATTTGATCACCGTGTTCCGAATATCATTTACGAAAACAATCGTAAATTTGTTTGTGGTGTCATTTTGAAAGTCGATGGCTGCAATTACTTTGCACCAATTTCATCTAACAAGAAAGAACAGCGTACTTGCATTCTCATTTATGACACTCTTGGCAACATTCTATCCTCTATCAAATTCAATTTCATGTTTCCTGTACCTGATTCTGTTCTCACCAAAAAGGACTTTAATGAGATTAGAGAAACAGATAGAGCTTATGCCGGTTTGCTTGTAAAAGAGCTAAAATTCTGCCGTGCATTTCAAGACGAAATCGCAGAAAAGGCACTTGACGTGTATCGAATCGGTTGCAATCCTAATCACTATCTACATAATTTCTGCTGCGATTTCAAACTACTGAAAACAAAACATGATGAGTGGATAGAGAATCACAAGTAAATAGATCACTTCCCTTCTGCTGTGTGAATCATTTTCACATGGCTTTTCTTTTTGTTCTGACGTATTTTCGCTTTGCATATTTGCACAATATTTGCATATTTATGCAAAACAAGGCATAAATAAAACGCCTTGCGATAAATTCACAAGACGTTGTTGCCAGGGTTATAGGGTTTATTAGTTGGATTCTAACGGCTCTGCTAGGGAAACAATCAATTCACTATGAACAATTTTTTTCAAAAACTGAGAAACGTTATCGCATTCAAATTTTGCAAGAAAGTCATTTTCAAGTGTTTCACCCTCTTGCAAAGTAAGAGTGCAAGTCTTTTTCCACTGATAAGAGGCGTTTTTTTTCTGCCGCTCGCGCATCGCTGTAAGAATTTCTTCTTTGCTCATATTATCATATTTGCTAGGTCTGCCCACAATCGCACCACCTTTGTTTTTCATTGATGGTACAATTATAGCATGGTTCTGCTGTTCTGACAAGGGATTCATAGCCATACTATCACCTTGTCTTTTTGCCGGACTTGAGCGGGAAAACAGGCTCAAGAGGACGCATATCACCACGGAACTTTCCTAATCCGCTGCCGTCCATATACTCTGCCGTTCTATTCCGGCAACATCTGACCGTTCCATTCATATCAATGGATTCACCATATATACGTTTAGAAAGATCGTTGTATTCTGCCGTATAAAAGTTAGGCTTTGCCCGCATTGCTTTTGTGTGTTTGCTAGGTTTGTGCCCAGCTGAATCACGGTTTTTCTGTGCGGATCGAATTTCTTGCCATTCCTTGCGCTCTGATTTACGTTTGTTTTCACGCTCTACAATGCGCATTTCTGCCTTTTGTTCTGCCTTATGATTCCAGTATGTGAGCGTGATTTTTCCGTCATTTGCAAGGCTTTTCACGCTCTGAGAAATAGCAGATTCAAGCATAGCCGAATAGATATTTTTAACGATTCTGCCGTTTTGGTAGAACACAAAAGGCATTTTGTTAAAAGAGTCCATTTTAGGCATTGAAACAAAGACAAAGTTATAATTCTCTGCTTTGATTGTTCCGTAAATGGAATTTGCCGGAACAGATACACCATGAAATACTACAGGTGTATTCTTTTGGTGCAAAGAAATTTTCATTGTGTTCACTTCCTTTTCTGAAATAGGCGCACTTTCTGTGCGGAATTACATCGGTTATTTGGTTAAAAAGCTCTTGCGCCACGTCAAGGCAAACCGATTTTGCAAGAGTAGGGCTGACTATTGCCAGCCCCAAAGGTATTCTGGTTAGATATAGCTTACTTACTTTGCTTTCTTAAAAAAGGCAGACTTGCTCTGAAGATCGTATGCACGGGAACGCTTACCGGTAGATTCATCAAACGACAGTGCATAGCCGATAGTTACAATAATTTCATCAATCAGTGCGTTATCGTTCAGCGTGGTAACAGTGCCCATTTTTGCCTTAGCGTATGCCGTCTTGATATAGGCCATATCACAAGAAAGTGCTTTTGCCGTCAAAGTTTCGGGTAGAATAGCGTTGTAAATTGCCTGCAACTGCGCAAGACGTGTTTCTTTGTTGTTCTTGTTGCTAGTAAAGCAATCAAGCTTTGCATTCTTGAGTGCGTCAAGCATTTTTTCGGAACGAACAGGCTTGTTTGCCGTCAAATCCGTGCAAAGGGATTCAGCCATAAAGCCATTAAACAGCATAATAAGTTTGCCGTAAAAGTCGGAATTGCAAAGCGTATCATACTTTTTGCCCGTGGTATCACGATAAACCTTTTCCAGTTTTGCAAACTTGATACGCATAGCGGATTCAGTCAATTCATATTTGTCGGTTTTGTCGTTCTTTTTACCGCTGAACTTATGGCCGGTATAAGTCGGATTTACGCAATAGGTGCGGAACATTTCATCCCGTTCCATAGCAATCAAAACCTTGCATTTATCGGTGCAAATGGATTCATTTTCTGCCTTGTTGTTGTCCGCAATGGCCTTAATTAAATCAGCCGTTTCGTTGCCGTTTGCCGTTGCCATTTCAGCGGAATTGTTGAGCAATTCCAGCAATTCGCGTGCGCTAAAAGAATCGGTGGTTTTGTTCTGAATAGCGGTGCGGAATTCGGGCATAGTGATAGCTTTACGCATAACAATCCTCTTTTCTAATTTTCTGAATTGTGTGTATATTCGATGGTTTTGCGTTTTAGCGCAAACCAAAACCCACAAACCAGACAAAACGCCTTGCTTATGGGCTTATGGTTTGCCCTAAATAGGGCAAAGTATGTATACCTTTTGCGTCTGTTTAATTTACTGGAAAACAGATAGAAAACCTTTACTGTATAGCCCTTGCAAACTACACTTGACTTTGTTACAATAGATAATGGTATAAACCATAAAAGCAAAGTATAAACTTTGCAATGTGTAACACATGGATATAAACCCATAAAAGTTAGTTTGTAGTTTGTGCAAACTGTGCTTTCTTTCTTGCCCTTACTTGCCTAGTCTTGCAATGTATGGTCATTGTCCTCTTTTCTGTACAACGGTTTTGTGTGCATACATTACGTTCTAGTATCCGGTATTTTGCGGATTGTTTGCCCTCTAATGCCTTAATCGGACAAACGGCTTTTTATGGTTTTTTCGGCTTGCATTGCCAAAACCAAAACAGTGATTAAACGGTCAAGCCGTGTTTCCTGTTTTCCGTATCTTTCTAACCTATACGGTAGGATAGCAAGTGTGTTTGATTGCGTGCGGAATGCACGATTGACGCCCATTTGCAAGCGTTGCATTTTCTGAATCGGTGCTAGCTACACCACCGAATTTTTCCGACTGAATCAAACTTTCTAGGTGCTTTACCGTTCCGGTAGACTGCTGATTTATAACCATGATGGGCTTGTTGCACTTGCCTAGATTGAGCAGAAACATTTTAGCCGTTTCCACAAAGATTGATTCAGTTTTCAAAGTTCAGTACAATCCTTGCTAGGTTCCTTGCTAGGTTCCTTGCTTGATTGTGGCTTAATTATAGCGGTTCCTTGCTAGGATGTCTATGTACAAAAGTTGCAATTCATGCACAAAAGTTGCAAGAATTATAGATTTTTAGAAAATAGCGATATATCGTTATAAATTATATTTTGGCAAGTCGTGGGTGTTTTTGGCTGGAATAAGGATAAAATATAATATATAATTACCTTATAAGGGAAAATAGAATTGTATATCAAAAAGTATATAGGCAGTATATATGATAGTATATAAGATATGAAACACCCGGCAACGTGTCAATAATCAGCGAACAAAAGAAACACCCGGCAACGTGTAAGTTTATCCTGAAATTAACTAAATTTTTTTTTAACTATTATTTGCACCTATTGATACTTAATCAGATAACAGCAGCAACACCAAAACCCCGCCTTGCCCTTGCCCTGTTGAGTGCTGTATTTTGAGCATTTCCAGCACTCAAGCCGTGGGGCATACTTTCCATTTTTTGGACGTTCCAGGCAGCAAGCCAAGCCCCCAGTACATCTTTCTTATTCACCCTCAAGAAATAACGCTTTATCGTAATATTTTACGAGTTATTTTATCTTCAATTCCCAATAATTCCACCAATATCTCTCCTATTGGCAGCCAACACTACTACTTTTTATCATTTCTAATCTGTTAATAAATAATTTCTTGACACTTCTACTTCCCTCCCCGGGTACATTTTCCCTGATAAAAATATCCCAAAATACACCCCTATACCCTCTTCTATATACACCCTCAAATCACTCACTTTCCCATCCAAAATGTCTAAAAATGGCTTAAAATCGCTATTTTTCAATCGGTAGCTCATTCGGTAACTAGCTAGAATTTAACGTATTTTCGTTATATTTTGGCTAGTTTTTCTTTTTATTTGTACCTTTTTACCCCTTGTTTTGTTCCTTTTTGAGCCAATAAAACCTGAAAAAGCTAGGTTTCATGCGGGTTTTTCCGATGTGTACCATAAATGTACCGAAAATGACTATTCTTCGGAGCATAAAATGCCTATTTGTACCCATCTGTACTCCCTTCTCTCCATAAATGGACTGATCTGGCATCTGAGCAGTACTCTCAGAGACTCCAGAGACCCACAAGGAGCATGATTGTAGCCTCTGGCAGCTTACATAGAATATATAGAGCATCTGGATGTTCTTCATAGAGGTTAATGTGTAATAGCGACTTGAGCTAAGTATGCAGAGGGAACGTAGTGACCGTCAGCTTACTTAGCGATGGTCGCCCGCTCATAGAGCGGAAGCGAGCTTGCGAGCCCTGTCTGGAAAGACCATGGTAGATGATACCCCAAGAAACATATCTTATTATAATAGGCACTAGAAATATTCGTATCCTGTATTATGTAGCTATTGAATTTTTGGCATTCTCATGGTATAATGAGTGTAGATAGCTATACAATACAGGATACTGTAAAGGAGTTAGTGATGGAATGACTGTGGTGGATGTTTATAGTAGTCTTCCAGACAGGGCGTGAAGATGGATCTCGCGTCTGCGGACGCTCGTAGGTTTACTCAAATTGAATCTATGTCGCTTATGCTCCATAGCTTCAAGTCGAGTAAACCATTAAAAGATATTTTGCGAGAAGAATTGGGGTTGATAGAACCTTACAGAATTCAAAGTACAATTAAATATTAACAAATTATGAATTTTGTACATCAAAACTGATATTACATATTCTATATATGCAGGTTTGATGTACAAAAACAGGAGGTAATGTATGGCTAAAGCATACGAAGTAACACCTGATATGATTTCAAAATTATCTGCTGGTCAGATTTTCAAGAACTTTTCTGAGCTTGCAAGATGTCTCGAAGTTCTTGACGATAAAGGTAAACCAATTACAGGAAATAGTCGCCCAGCATTTTTAGAAGAGCTGGACAGATTCGTGGTTCTAAAGAAGGCTGGTCGGCAAATCATTATAAAAAGTATACGACCAGAGGATGAGATACTTCCGGCAAAACCAGTTGGCGGTAATAGAAAGTTTATTGACCTTATTCAGAAATTGCTCGTCTACCACTTTAACGCCCTTTGTCAGTCGCAGCCATGTGACGGCATTAAGCTACTATGGGAGAAGAAAGACATCTGGGAGACATGTGGAATGGTTGGTCATGATTACAGATGGTGGGGACGGAATGCTGAGACAGAGGATGACGAGGCTGTTGCTGAGGCGTTTCGAAAAATGGTCGGAAGCGTCAAACTAAAAACATGGCTAGATAGTGCCCTGCATGGTTTAAAGGTAAACGATGCGTTGGATTATGAGGAAACAAGGGCATTTGTTAATTACGTCGATGGTCGTGCTGTCATAACTCCTTTGACAGACAAGCAGAATTTAACCTACATGCGATTGAAGGCAGAGGTGCTAAAAGATTATACATTATCTGATGGTAGAACTCCGGCAACAGAGCGTGATCTTTGGCAAACTGGTCGGATGAGGGATTTTTATCGCAAGCTAAATCCAAAGCTCAGAGAAGAATTTGAGAAAAAGCAAACATATAGTACCATCCAAAAGGTTTATAGAATTGTTATTGAACCGAAAACAATGAATCTATTTGCTCGTAGATTTGGAAAGATTGACCCTGCAGACGTTGAGCTTGCCGTTAAAATGATGGCAAAATTAAATGCGATTGTCTGTGATGGTTTGTTGTTCTCAATGATTTTTAATAAGGAAGTTATTGTAGCAACAAGAGTTCAGGAGCATGAAGATGTTGAGCGACGATTGGAAGAACAAAAAGAATGGGGCGGCAATAACAAGATCGAAAGAAAAATCCGAAAGGAATTTGAATATAAAAAAGTCAAATTAACAAACCAGCAGGTAGCGGATATGGTTGATAACACAATTCGTCAGTCTACCGACCAGCTACTGGTTACCTTGAACCAAAAAGACCATGGGTGCAAGATTATCGAAAAACTGTATATTGACAATTTCTTGGCTGGCAGCGGTTTGACTGAAGAACAATATGAGCAAATTATGCAGGATGCGGATAAAGAATCGGCAGATGCAGAACTTATGGCCCGACTTGTGGCTGAGGCGAATGCGAGAATGGCAGCTCGTGATAACGTAAATGTAGAATGCGTTATGAATTTTGAAGCGGATATCGTCGATAAGGTATTGGCGGAGAAGATGGCTGAAAAGAGTAACAAGAAGTCTGGCCGCAATGTGCTGGATTGTGGTCTTAGTATTGATGATGTAATTGGTGAGATTTGAAAGAAGGTTGAGTACAATGAATTTCGATAACCCATACTGGATTGATTTAAAGGTAACATATGAGTATTACCAAACTGCTGGCCGCTTACCAGAATTTTACAAGAAGCATGTCTGCACAAAATGTCAGTATGAGATTCCGTGCTTCACTACTTGTGATGATGTGCGATGCAAATGTCAAGAGTTTAAGCCTAAGACTGTACGGAAGGCTGATAAGTATTTACATATCAATGATTTCATGAACGATGTGGCTGCATTTGATGCTGGCCGTGCAAATTAGAATTAAATAAGAGTTTGTGCGACTCTTGTTTGAAATATAAAATACATATTAAAGGGAGTAGATTTGATGAGTCAGAATTTTGAAATCGTAAGTTTGTATGGTGTATCCTGCTATGAGCAAGATGAGATTCAGCATCGTGAGTTTCGCCCTGTAGTTCATGCTCACTGGATTGAGCATTTTGAAGATTTTGGAGAAAGCTTCTTTGTTGAATGCTCGGCTTGTCATTCTAGCAAAAATGCTGATGAATCAAAGTTTTGTCCTGACTGTGGAGCTGTTATGGACGAGGAGGTTAATTGATGGAGAAAGTTCTTTTACCTCGTGGGTGTGGACGTTCATATGATGCTTGCAAATACGCAATTGAGCACGACTGTGATATTGTAGCACCAGATAGATCTGGTGTAATAGCTTTGGAGTATATTATCAAAGATATCTGTAAAGATTTCGATTCATTGGAAATAGACAGGATTACTTTCTCTGATTATATTGATTCTGTAATCATAAACCACCACAAGTTCAATGGTGCGGTAGAAGCGATTGAAATTCGTCTGTACGATATCTGTCAATATTTTGAACACGAAAAGACAGAACGTGGTCGAAGAAAAGATGTCGTATTTGATGATATTGACCGGTGCATGCAAGTCTTGTGTCCATATCGTAAAATCAGCATGGTTACAATGGAAGTTGAGGGATGAATGATGCGTACTTACGAGGATGTTGATGCAGAAATTAAGTATTTAATTCGTGATATGAACTACGCAGGACTGACACGCCGGGAGTATGAGGCTGCTGACGATATGCTGGATGAACTCTATCAGGAGCGTGAACGACTTTGGCTCAAGGCCATGGAAGATGGAGAGAGCTGCTATCTATAAAAGTCTGCTTTTGTATTTCCCTTTTAGCTATACATTACAGGATACATTTAAGAAGAACACGGAGGTGACTGCCGAATGGCAAAGCAGCAAACTTGCCAGAAGTTTGTTTTTAAGATCCATACGAAGCGTCTAGTTGAAGCAAAATGGGATTTAACACTACCATTGGATGAAGCCAGACGAAACCACGAGATCATCTCGCTGGCTAATAGCACTATTCTACGATGGATTGATGAGTTGAATGGTGTTACGGATGCAGAGGCTAAGGCACGGAGTATCAAGCGTAGAATCAAGATGCTGCGGAATGAACCTTCTTGCTTAGAGAATCGCCGGGAGATTCGGAGGCTGTATACCGAATTGGATGCAGTTCAGTTCAAGCCGGATTATATGTGTCTGGTGGTTGATAAGAAGAACGACTACCGCCGGGCGTGTTCTCCAAATGGGTTTAAAATCAATGGAATCACGTATCGCCGTCTGGTTGGAACCACTGGTGGCGTTAAGAATAGTACGATTGTGTTTGTGAGCGACCGTCTTGTTGACGAGATCCGCAAGCGAATCGATAATGGCCGTAACGAGGGAATTGAGTTTATTCCGGCAAAGCTAGAAGCTTATAGAGCACTTGCCTGTTCCGCTTCCATTCCAGTCACTGACCCTGATGGTGTGCTTGTTATAAATGATTGCTTCACGCACTTTAAAGATCATGTAATCGTTCTGGACGACGGAGCCTCCGGCGAGCCTACGATGGTAGAGGACATGGAGCATGATTGTGAACTGTGCGCCAGCGATGGCTTTGGTCTTATTAGCTATGACCTTGCTCAACAGTGGAGTGAAGATTTGAAACTCCCTGCTACCGCATCTGGCTTCTGTGTACGGAATGCTTTTTGTAAAGGTATGCTGTTCCCTTTCCCTTTCCGTGAGTTTGCCAAGAAGGTTGCCAAAAAGAACATGATTAAGGATTCTTGGGGAAACTACAAGGACATCAATCGTGTTCAGGTAATTCTTACGACATCCATGTTGAAGCTCTGGGATAGTTACCACAGCTGTGAGGACTACTTCGAGAATTGCCGAGAGAATCATTATCACTTCTCTGTAACAAAGACTTGTGAGTTAGAGCTTGATGAAGAGCGTAACCTGAATTATCAGTTTATCCAAAGCTATCAGCTTACGAATGATGAGATTCGGGAACTCGTGAAGCCAACTTTGGATGAAATCAAGGGTGTCATGGGCGGTGACTGGCGTGATGCGTTGCTGTATTTGCGTGGCAGTGGAATGCGCGATGACCCGAATTACATAAACAGTCTGGAAAACGACTATATTAAGGCTCTTATGATTGAGCCGGAAATGATTGATGACCCTTATGTTCAAAATCGGATTCGGTATTTCATTAAGAAACGGATTTCCCAAGCAAAAACGGGTGTTGTAAAGGTACGAGGGAATTTCCAAGTTGCAAGTGGAGACCCTTATGCGCTTTGCCAATCCATCTTTGGAATGGAAATCACTGGATTGTTAAAAGCTGGTGAGATTTACAGCCGGTTCTGGAATGATAGAGATGTTAAGAGAGTTGCTTGTTTCAGAGCACCGATGTCATGTCATAACAATATTGTTCTTCGGAATCTAAACTCTAATGATGATTGTAAAAACTGGTATCGTTATATGAAGACGGTAACAATTCTTAGTGCATGGGACAATACCTGTGCTGCTTTGAATGGCGCAGATTTTGATGGCGATCTTATTTTTAGCACAGATAATGATGTGCTTATCAAGAATAAAAGAGAGACACCGACTCTTTTGTGTGTTCAGAAAAAAGGAGAAAAGAAGATTCCTACTGAGGATGATTTAGCAGAATCGAATGCTGCTGGATTTGGCAATGACGTTGGTTCGACAACGAACCACATTACCTCAATGGGTGATGTTCAAAGCCAGTTTGAGCCGGGAAGCCGAGAGTATGAAGAACTGGATTATCGTATCATGTGTGGTCAGCTATATCAGCAGAATGTTTTGGACGCTGTGAAAGGGGTCAAATGCAAGCCAATGCCACGGTATTGGTACGATTTAAAAGCTTGTACTGTTAAAGACGATGATAATCCTGACACCATTGAGGATAAGAAGCTTTGGAGTAGTATTTGCGCATGGCGTAAGCCATACTTTATGAGCTACATCTACCCTGCTCAGATGCGTGATTACAAGCAGTATGTAGCCGCAGCTCGCAAGCGCATCAAGTGGGATGGGTTTGCTGGTCTGGATGAGATTATGCAAAAGACCGTCAAGGACGATGTGGATGAAATGGTTATCCAGTATTACCTCTATCGGATGCCGGTCGGAATCAATTCTTGTACCATGAACCGCCTGTGCTGGACTGTAGAGGACGAGTTGGAAGATTTTGAAGAAGAACTCAAGATAAGGCGCAAGTTTGATTACGACTCGCTCAAGTCTGGTGTGGAGTATACCAACTCTCAGTATTATGGCATCCGCTCTATCTTTAAGGACTACTTGAGATTTGCTCGTGGCAACGCAATCCATTCTGGCAACGGAAACAATAATAAAGAAACCGGCGCAGACCGCAAGGAGCGCATTGCGCTGTATCAGGAAAGTATGTTCCGCAATCTTCATGATAAGTGTTCTAACGACGACGTACTTTGCGATATCATGCTTGATCTTTGTAAGAAGAATGCATCCAGTATTGCAATAGTTTGGGAACTGTTTCACGATACTTTGATTAAACGCTTATTGGAACGCCATGGTGGTATGGTTCATTCTCTTGTGCAGGATGAGAATGGCGATATTGAGTATGATGGCAAGCGTTTCAAGGATGTGTTGGTTAACATGAATAGCAAGGAGGATGCGGATGATTGTATTGAATGAAGTTCTTTACGCTGAAGAGTGGCTAGAGAAGGATGTACCTTGGAAGAAGGCGGGGCATGTTTTGCATTATGTAGCGAAGTATTATTTCTATAAGGGATACTCAAAGGATGACGTAAGAGAAAAGCTTAACGAGTATATGCTGCGTCATTTTGAAGGGTACAATAAGGTTCTGGATAGAGAACTGATTGATAAAGCGATTGCTTCTGCTAAGGGTCGTCCTATGGTGGAACTTGACGGTGTGTGCATTACGAAGGCAGAGGTAGAGAAGATTCAAGCACTTGAAGGCAAGCAGATGCAACGCCTGATGTTCACAATGCTGTGTCTGGCAAAATACCATATTGCCGTTAACGAAAAGTGTAACTACTGGATTACGGAAGATACGGCTGACATCTTCAGGATGGCAAACGTATCCGTGAATGAGAAAAAACAGAACGAAATGATTTGCGACTTACATAATCTTGGCTTCATTGGGTTTGCCAGTTTGAAAAAGATTGACAACTTGAACATCCATATTTTGATTGTGGAGCCGAATTCTCCTCATGAGATTTTTGTGGACGATTTTGAGAATGCTGGTATTCTGTGGAGCCAGTATTGTGGGAAAGAATACATCAAGTGTGATTGTTGCGGAAAGATGGTTGCTCGCACCGGGCGCAGACAAAAATACTGCCGTAAGTGCGCCAAAAACGTAAATATTGAGAAAACCGCACAAAATAGAAAAATGTTTGATTTATGAAATGCGGAAAAGCGCGATATTTTAACGTAGGTACGTTATAATTTTACATGTATAGAGTAAAACACAGTGCGGAAAGTTATGGTAGGGAGAGAGCGAGGACGCTTGTTTTCTTCCTACCTATTTTATTTTGAAAGGGTGTTTTACCTAATGATTGAAATCACTAAGTCCGAAGCGAAGGCTGTGCGAAAGGTCTTCCCTCATGCTTGCATTGCAAAGACCCGTCACAAGCGGTATCTGGAAGAGTCTGCTCGATATCTTGAGTTGCTTCCTTTTAATATTGCCGCTGTCGAGATGCTGAAGCAGATGCAGCGTAACGCACGTTACTAATCTTTGAAAGAACGAGGTATAGACTATTGGACTTTGAAATTCAACTGCCAGAAGATATCACCAACCTGATGAATGGTGGCGGTCTCCCCTCTCCTGAGATGATGAACTTCTATGTCGATGAGAAGGATCGCATCTTCTTTATTGATTTTGAGATTGACCAGTCTCTGATTGAAATTGAGCGCAAGATTCTGCAGTACAACCGTATTGATAAGGATACTCCTGTTGAGCAGCGCAAGCCTATTAAGCTGTTTATTTATAGCTACGGCGGCGAGCTGGATGCTATGTTTAGCTTTATTGATGTTGTTGCGCTGAGTAAGACTCCTGTTTGGACGATTAACGCAGGTATTGCAATGAGCGCCGCTCTTGTGATGCTATTGTCTGGTCAGAAGCGCTTTGCTCTGCCTCACTCTACCGCGCTGATTCACAGTGGCTCTGGCGGTGCGCAGGGTACTTTTGAGCAGTCTAAGATGGCTATGGACTACTATGAGAAGCAGGTTGTGAAGATGCGTGAGTATATTATGGCCCATTCTACTATTGACAAGAAGACCATGACCAAGAATAAGGCTAAGGATTGGTATCTGGATGCTACTGAACAGGTCAACTTTGGTATCGTAGATAAGATTTGCGATGATGTGGATGAGTTCAATTAAAGGACTAATTGTTAAGCAGTCTAATGCATAGACAAAAGTGTAAATAAGTGGACAAGTGTACAGTTACATTTCTTGTTTACGCTTGCTTAACAATAGGTTTCAAGCCTTAGTGACTGCTACTATTGAAAGATATGTTGCAGGTATGAACTACGTCAGGGAAAAGGTTAAAGACACACCTTCAGATGTGCCCGTCAGTCTGAAGCTCTGTGAGTGCCAATCAAGAAACTGTGCTAATGTCCTGCACAGATAACAGAGAAACACACATACCCTCACCGACATTGGCAAGACGGAAATTACTCCGAAAGGAAGGGTCCAGAGATGGAAAATGAAATGGCATATTGTTTTGTGGTTGATAAAAACAATCGACCATTAGCACCGACAAAAGTGAATAAGGGCTGGTATCTAGTCAGAAAAGGCAGAGCAAAAATAAAATCCAGATACCCCATGGTGATTCAATTAGAAAAAGAAGTTGAGCCTGATAAATATGATGAAAGCCGGATGGTCGTTGGAATTGATGACGGTTCTGCCCATGTTGGTCTTGCCATTGTTCAGAAATGTCCTACCAAAAACAAAGTGGTTTTTAAAGGAACGATTGAGCAACGCCAGGATGTAAAGCATCTAATGGATGTAAGACGTGGATATAGACGTTATCACCGTCATCATAAAAGATACAGACAGGCGAGGTTTAATAACCGTCATTCTTCCAAAAGAAGTGGCAGGCTTGCTCCAAGTATCAAACAGAAGAAAGATGCCATTTTAAGAGTATTATATCAACTCAACAGGTGGATTGACATTCAGGAATATTGCCTTGAAGATGTTTGCATAGATATCCGTGCAATGACTGATGGATATAACCCTTATAAATGGAAGTATCAGAAATCTAACCGTTTGGATGAAAACCTTAGAAAAGCTGCCATTATCCGTGATGGCTGTAAATGTCAGGAATGTGGAAGATCCAATTGTGTATTAGAAGTACACCATATTAGGGCAAGAAAGTATGGTGGAGCAGATACCATTGGAAATCTGATTACGCTTTGCTCCGGCTGTCATCAGAAAACAGAAGGCAGGGAGCGTGAATTTGAAGATAGATATTTCAAAATCATTGGTTCCAAGCCTAAACGATTTGATTATGCTATGCATGTTATGCAAGGTAAAAACTACCTGCGGGAGAAAATATCCGAATTGGGACCATTGCATCTGACTAACGGTGGTGAAACTGCAAACAAAAGGATCAATTGGAATATAGAAAAATCCCACAGTAATGATGCCATATGTATTACAGATTGTGTTCCTGATACTTGTGATGTGAAAGAATGGATTATCAGACCTATGAGAAGGAAATCGAAAGCTAAAACTGATAATGTGTTAGGAATTAGGCATAGAGATTTAGTTTCCTATACATATAAAAATGGAGAAATCCATACAGGATATGTTACTGCTTTATATCCGGAACTGCTGGCTTTGAATTTTCAGTCAAAAACAAAACATTGTAAGAAAGTAAATGCACGAAAATGCAGATTACTTTGGAAGTTTGATAAAATTTACTGGTTAGAGCAGCGTGTATAATTTCACACATTTATCTAGGTATAAACAAAATTAACTAAGGGAGAGTTGTAATATATGGCTTCTGATAAGACTGAAATGCGCAAGAAAAAGGACATTCCGCAAAATTTGGATGAGTATTCTACCTTTTATGGTATGACTCTCGATCCAGAACAGAAGGCGTTTAGAGACGCAATCTGGGACCCTAATATTGATGTTGTCTTTGCGAATGCCCGTGCCGGAACCGGCAAAACTACCATTGCTGTTGGCGTTGCCGACCTGCTTGTGAAGTATGGTCGTTATAATGGTATTGTGTATATTGTATCTCCTACTCAGGAAGAGAAACAGGGTTACCTTCCAGGAACTCAGGAACAAAAGAGTGCTCCGTACATGGAGCCACTTTTCGAGGCTCTTGAAACCATTGGCGTTAATCCAAATACGGCGGTAATTGCTGATGAAAATCCTGAAAGTCAGAAGTATGGTGCGTACATCCAGTGTGCAGCACATACTTATATGCGAGGTGTCAACTTTGAAAACAAGGTTATTATCCTCGACGAAATACAAAATTTCACTCTAGCCGATGCGAAGAAAGTCATTACGCGAGTAAAAGACTCGTGCCTCCTCATTGCGATCGGACATTCTGGTCAATGTGACTTGTATAAGCACCCGGAACGGTCGGCGCTGATTCCGTACATGGAGCATTTCAGGGGGCATGACCGTACCGCAATTTGTGAGTTGAATACAAATCATCGTGGTTGGATTAGCACTTGGGCTGATGCTCTTGAATGCTAAAATACTTCAATTTTGAAATAAAATATAAGGGAGAATAAAATTATGGTTGCTAAGAAGAGTGTTGTTTTTAAGAACGCTATTATTGATACTGCAGAGGGCACTATCACAGAGATTACCAAAGACGGTGAGAATGTCTTCAATCTGAAGGAAGCTCTGGCAAAGTGGGATGGTATTGAGGGTGTCACCATCAATATTTCTACTTCTGATGAGCTGCTGGGTGATCCGGCTTGATGCCAATGGGTTGCTATAATAAACGGCCAGAAGAAACGAGCGATGACTTCTTTGTAAGAATCGGGAATGCTGTTCTGGCTAGAGAATTGACTTGGGATGGCGCATCCAAGGTGCTCAATGATGAGTTGGGCAAGAATTTTGGTGAGTGCGCATATCGCAAGCGTTTTAAGGCATTCCGTGCGGGTATGCAGTATCAGGAGTCCTTATCTAATAGGGATGTGGGAACCTGCATTCTGTCTATTTCCGACCTACATATTCCATTCCAGAAGCCCATCGAGACTTTTAGTGAGTACGCTGGAAAGATTGATATCCTTCAGGTAAACGGGGATCTGGTAGACTGCAGCTCCATTTCTCGCTTTCTAAAAGTATATCGTAAAAGTCCAATGGAGGAAATCCTGATTGCTCGTCAGTATATGATTGACCTGATTGAAATGCTTCAGCCAAAGAAGGTTGTTATCAATTATGGCAATCATGACTTGCGTTTTCAGAATTACCTCGCTAAGAATCTGGACACCGACCTACTTGAACTGATGCCAAAGACATCTTTGGAGCTTATTTTTGTTGATGGTTTCAACCATTATAACAAGGAACTTCATACAAAGGTCCATTATGACCCTTTGATTGAGGTGTTCAATGGTACTAGTATCGAGATTGTTTACAACGATACTTATTTCAGTCAGATTGGTGATACCGTCTTTGTGCATCCGCTGACTTACTCATCTGGGTTACTGAAGACTGCTGAGAAGGCATTCAGATACTTCCGTGATAATGGATTTAAGGATATCAATGCAGTGGTTCTCGCTCATACTCACAAGTGCGGTCATTATGACATTGGTGATGGCGCTGTCGTTTACGAGCAGGGTTGTTGCTGTGAGTCTTCTAAAATGCAGTATGCCGAAGGCAAGTTGACTACTTCCCAGCGAGAGGGTTTTATTATTGTCTATCAGGACAAGGATGGAAAGTTGATTGAGAGTAAGACGCACATTGTACGTCTAAATTAAAAGCGGTGAGCCCCTACCGATTTAAATGGGGAATTAAAAAAGAAGTACGACCGCAAGGTCTGCTTGGGACATCATTTGTTGTCTCCTTTTCTATGGGCTGGGGCGATTGCTCCAGCTTATTGTGCCAGTGTAGTTCAGTTGGTAGAACGCGGGTTTTGTAATCCCGATGCCTTTATGGATTTCGCATGTTCGAGTCATGTCACTGGCTCCATGCCACTTTAATTCAGTAGATAGAATAATGTGTTCGTACCACATATGTCGTAGGTTTGATTCCTACAGGTGGCTCCAAGCTGTGCGGTCAATAGTTGCTACCGCCTAGACCAACTCAATCTACGGATGGTTGGATGCAAAGTAGTTCTGTAGAACGAAATGATAAGCTATTCGTATTTCGCTACGTTAATGCGAAGCTTTAAAAGTCTAAAACAAGCGTTTTATGGAGTGAACGTCTGCACCTCGCTCACTAACTGGTACTCTGCCGGGTACTGCGCCCGCACCTAGGAGATAAGGTGAACGCTTGTTTCCAGAATGATTTACGATATATGCAGTGTCGTAGGTTCATTCCATCAGGTCAGAGATGTAAAACCTGCCCGAGCGGTCGTGAAATCGACCTAAAATCAGCCCAAGTATTCAGTCAACACGAGAACAATTCAACTTAGCTCGGATGGATTGATGGATGCTTGTTTTGTGTATCTATAGCTCAGTTGGTAGAGCAAGAGACTGTTAACCTCTGGGTCTTCCGTTCAAGCCGGAATAGGTACGCCAAAGATTGTACGGCTATTCCCTACACCTTTATATAAAGGTAGCCGTACAGGAAAGTAGGGTTTATATGTGGCTATACTCAAGTCTGGTTGAAGAGAACGGTCCTGAAAACCGTCAGGTCGGATAGTATCCGGCGCGAGGTTTCAAATACCTCTAGCCACGCCAGTCCTTCTCTCGGAGGGCTTTTAATTAAAACCGGTTTCCTACCACCGGCTAAAAGGTAGGATCTATTGTGTATTCGTAGCCAAGTTGGTAAGGCACTCGACTTTTAATCGAGGTATCGCAGAGTTCAAATCTCGCCGGATACACCAGTTATGCGCCCATAATTCAAAGGTAGAAAGCGAGTCTCTAAAACTCGTATGTGCTGTCCCAAAAGCAGCTGGGCGTGCCAAAAACGGTCTCCAATTCGCGGTTGGAGGCAAGTCCGAAGTCAATCTATGATCAACCTGTAATGCGCATACGATTGCGAAGTAGATGACACTTAGGCATCATATAACGCGGGATATAGCAGTCTGGTAGCTAATCGTCCTCATAAGTCGAAAGTCGTTGGTTCAAATCCAACTCCCGCACCCAGCATCTCCCCTTTTGCAAGCCTGCCGTTAGTTAAACTCCCTCTGGCGGCAGGTATATTTTGAAACTTGGCCGATTCGTCGGCAGGGCGCAAGCTCAAATAGATGATAAAGACCTCGACTTAAAATTCCGAGGTCGAATTTTGAACAGAACCTATTAAGCCTCTCAACGATGCGTATCATGATAGGTCTTTTATAGAATTTTCTACCCGGCCTCCCAGATTATTGGTGCCCATGAGGGTGGATCTTTTGTTGCCGTAGGATGTGCGCACGTTCTACGGCTTTTATTTTGATTTTGAATGGAGGTGTTTGTTTGCCTAGGAAGAAAAAGGTTGTTGAAGAAGATATCGTTCTGACAAACAAGCCAACTTACCATTGTTGTCGTTGCGGTGATGAAAAAGAGGATCCGGTAGGAACTTTTTATAGACTACCACATAGCTTACTTTATAAAGCAAATGACTGCTATGCGCCCCTTTGTAAGAAGTGCGTGAATAGTCTTTTTGATGAATTTAAGACAAGATATGGAAGTGAACGTACTGCTTGTATCTTAATGTGTCATCTTCTTGATGCCCCGTTTTACAATTCTCTTTTTGATTCGGTTGTGTCTCACAATAATAATTTTTCCGTAGGTTTATACCTTCGCCAATTAAATAACAAACAGTTTCAGTTTCAAAACTTCTGTACTACGATTACCAGTGGAGAGCTGAACAAAACAGCTGTTGATATTCAGGAAGAGAAAGAGCAGAAGTGGTCTAAGATTGAGATTCAAGCAAAGGATGATTGTATTTCTGTTATCGGTTATGACCCGTTTGATGGTTATAACGAGGGAGACCGACGTTATTTGTTTAGTGAACTTATCAAGTATTTTGAGGATGGTATTGAGGATGACCCGTTTAAGCTATCCCAGATTGTTCAGGTTGTGAACAACAATAACCAGATTCGACAGATCGACTTGCAGATCGCCCGCTTAAATCCGATGAACTCGGCTGAGGCAATCAAGAGCCTTAATGATATTAAGGTCAAGTTGGTTTCTAACAACGATAAAATTGCCAAGGAAAACGAGATTTCTGTCAAGAACCGTTCCAATAAGGATGCCGGACGTAACACACTTACCTTCTTGATGAAGGATATGCGTGAAAAGGATATTGTTGGCGCAGAAGCAAACTTCTACGACCAGTTACGGTCTCCGGGCACTCAATGGGCGGCAGATATGAGTTTTAAGGCAATTAAAGAAAACGCTTTCTTTGACGAGAATGACCAGCAGGAAATTTTCGATACACAGAGAGAATTGATTGATAAGTTCCAGAAAGAAAGTGATGACGCTAAGGAAAAATACAGGTTATCTCTTATTGAGAACCAGCGGCTCAAGGAGCTGTTGGAAGATGCCGGTATTGATGCAAGCGTAAAAGATACGGATGGTGATGCCGTATGAGAATGAAACAAAGAGCGCCTATTATTACAGCCGTAAAACGTAAGATTTATGAGTGTGATGCGGCAACGATTGCATTCTATCGGCGCAATCCTGTTATTGCCGCCAGAGATTTGTTAGGAATCCAACTATTTGACGCTCAGGCATATATGCTAGAACAAAGCTGGAACGCAAGTCATGTTCTTTGGGCGTGTAGTCGAAATTTTGGTAAGTCTTTTGTAGGTTCAGTTTTTATTCTACTGAAGGCTATGTTGTATGAAAACCAAGCTATTTATATTGTAAGTAGTGTCGGTGATCAGAGCAAGGTAAGTTGCCTCACATATACAGAGATGTGTGTGTGCTTCTTGGTTAATTGCAGGTAATTGGTAAAGCTCTACACTAAAGCGGAACCGGAAACGGTAAACGTAAATGTGCGAAAGCAGAAAAAACGTAGAGATGAGTTATGCTGAAATAAAAGCGTCTTATGACGTGCTAAGGCTCGTAATAATCCATGTTCATGCAGCCACCACCCGTAACGTCTATATGACAGGATGAGGTTCAACGACTATCTCCTTGTGGGAGAGTAAAACCGCAAGCTTATGGCGGAAGAAAAATCAAGCTCCAAATTTATTTTGGATGATGAAATAGTCTATTCACGACAAGAAATTGTGTGGTCGTTTATGCGGCAATGTACAGTTGCGATGTACATTAAATACATTCAGAAACTTTTAATAAAATCGAAGAAATTGTTACTCGCGCTGGCAAGACGGCAGCGTCTATCCGTAGTCTGCAAGATATTGCAGAGAAGGAAACGAAAAAATCTGCGACGAATAAGAGTGGTTTTAGTCATAATCCCGCCGGGTATGTTGTTGAATTTTATAATGGTAGTTCCATTAGTACACTGAACTCCAACCCGGATAGTGCAAGAAGTCGCCGTGCCAGTCTTGTGTTTTTTGATGAGGCAGCGTTTTGTGCTGACGAATTGATTGTTGTCTGTGAAGCATTTGCAACTCAGAATACAGACTTCGTGACTGATACAGACGACAGCTATAATCCCGAGACACAACCGCGCAAGGTTCCTACTCAGCTTGTGTATGCTTCGAGTCAGGATACGATGGACAAACTATTCTATCGTTATTATAAGAATTTTGCAAAACGTATGATTGCCGGTGACCGTGATTATTTTGTTTGCGACATGATTTGCGATGTTGCGATTCAGGTCTATATGAATGGTAAACCATACAAGGCTTTGTTGACAAGAGATAAAGTGGAAGCTGCTCTTAAAAGCAATGCGTCTAAAGCACGCAGGGAATATTTTAATGTTCCAGAGCGAGATGGTGGAGTGAATCAAATTGTCAAGTGGGGCACGGTGCGACGTAATGAGCGTAAATACCTACCGCAGCTATATTGGGACAAGCAATACAAGTATGTGATTGCTTTTGATCCTGCTCGTACTATGGATAACTCTATTGTATCAGTTATGCGTATTTATAATGACCCTGAGAATGGTATGTGCGGGGATATTATCAACTGTGTAAATATGGTTGATTTGGCAAATGCGAAAAAATATAAGATGGATTCTAATCGACAGATTGATGAATTACGAGACATTATTCTTCACTATAACGGTCAAAATCCAGATTACGAATACATTGATACTTTGATGGTTGACCAGGGTGCCGGTGGCGGCGGTACTTCTACTTATGCGGATGGTCTGCTTAATAATTGGACTGATAAATCTGGCACAGAACATCGTGGATTTATTGATGCAAACCATGAGCTTTATGAGGGGTACGACGCTCGTTATCCAGACGCCGTAGATAAATTACGTTTGATTAGTCCGCGTAAATTCCGTTCCGTCATGTTTGAAGAGCTTATTGAGTTGATGAATCTTGGTGTCATCCACTTCCCTCTTGAGTACAATGGCGGTGATTACGTTCAAGTCACTGATGGCGTAGATAAAACAACCGGTCAGGAAATTTTAAAGACTCATGAACTCTCTTTGGAAGAACAAACCATATGGGTCAATATCGATCTTATGAAAAATGAGATTACGAGTATGCAAAAAACCACAAATTCAGAAAACACTACGGTCACTTATGCTCTTCCACCAGACCGAATCCATAAGATGCATGATGATCGTGCATACACACTTGTGCTTTTAGCTCATCGTCTATATGAATTACGTCGTAAGGATAAAGTGCGCCAGTCTGCGGTGGAGACAATGACTGCTCCGCCGATTTGTATTTCTAACATTGACTTCTAAGCAGAGGGGGTGAAAATGTGGCAAGAAAGAAAAAGGAAGATTTTGATGTCGTGACTGCTTCACAGACAGATGATGGTACTGTTGTTATTACCTCTTTGAATGAGTTATCAGAAGAGAGAATGAATAACGTTATCCGAAATGCAGTTGCGTCTTATGACCCTGAAAACAAACAGTATAGTACATACCTGAAAATTTCAGCCTCCTCTGAGACACTGACAGTTGACCGAATTGATGAACTTGCACAAGGGCTACAGTCAAGTCTGACGAATGTGCAGACGGTCAATGGAATCATCCGTAATTACATCAACAAGGATGACCTGATTGGCATTACTTATGATGCGATTGAGGCGAATGTTAATACGGAGTTCAAATGCAGTTTCGCACAGTTCCCTGAGCAGCGTAATAAGACAAAACAGGTAAATTATGCCCGTGAAGTGATTGATGATTTCAACGCACAAATCAATGTGCGAAGTCTGCTGCGTGCTGCCATTCCGATGACTTACGCAGAAGGCACTTACATTACATATCTGCGTCAGAAGGATGAGAACTACATTGTAGACTACTACCCTCTTGGTATTGCTGAGATAAGTGATTACCTATCAAATGGACAGCCTGTTGTGCTTATTAACATGTCTAAGCTGAAATCCGCTTTGAGCAAATCTATGCTGAAGGATAAGAAGAATAAAGCGCTATTCTTTGAAAATCAGGAGACCGAGATTCAAAACAACTATCCAGATGAGGTGTATCAGGCATTTAAGAATGGTGATACATATGCAAAATTGGATGTTGACCATTGTGGTGTGATTCGTATTGGCAATATGGGGCAGAAATATGGTGTCTCTCCCCTATTCCGCGCCTTGCGTCCGGCATTGATGCTTGAAACTTTTGATACTTCAGACCGTGTAAATGCTAAGGCAAAGGCAAAGAAAATCATCTGGCAACAGCTTGACCCTGAGTTGATGGGACCAAACAAAGATAAAAAGGGCTTCTCTGAACAAGTGACGGCGCACGATAACCTGCTGCGTGCATGGAAACAAAATACCGTGCTTGTGACGACCGCTCCTTATGTAAAGGATATCAAGTATGTTGAGCCAAAAGTTGAGATGACAAATATCGAGACTGTTAAACAGTATCGCAACCGAGAGATGGCTGCTTTGGGGATCAGTTTCTTAAATACCGACGGTCAGCAGACTGTTTCAACTGCAAAGGTGTCTCTTGACCAGTTGATGAAAAATATTGGTAAGATTGCTGAACAAATTGAAGATGTATTAAAGCGATGGTATCGTATTCGCCTTGAAGATGCAGGTGTAGACCTGATGTACTGCCCTGACGTGAAGGTCTCTACTACTGAAATGATGGGTATGGAGATGAAGAAGGCGATTGCTCAGTTCCTGTTCACCACTTTAAACTGCTCTTACAAGACTGCTTACGAGTATATGGGACTTCATGCTGAGGACGAACTACGTAAGCGGCAGGCTGAAACCGAGGAAGGTTATGACGATGTGTTTGTGGCTCGCCAGACCTCTTATACATCGACCGGTAGTTCCGGCGGTGATGGTGACAGTGATAAAAAGACAGGCCGTCCAAAGGGCGAGGAAACTGAAAAACAAATTTATGACCAGCAGAGAAATGAAGATAGTAAGTGAGGTGATGAACGATGAGTAAGGAGTATTTCTATAGTAGAAACATCTGTTGCTCTGAGATTACGGAGCATCCAGACCACTATCTTGCCAAGTTTGTCATCTGTGATTTCTCAGTAAATGGGAATCAGGTTGCTTTAAACCGTGACACCATTGAAAGTTGGATGAGTACACTGGTTGGCAACCCGCTTGTTGGTAAGTTGGTCGTAGCTCCAAAGGGTGAACTGGATTTTTCCGGTCACAATATGAAAGTCGTCACCAGAAAAGACGATGATGGCAATGAATACAAAACTGCTGAATTTGACACTGATGCATTCGGTAGTTTTCAGTCGGTCGGTATCGAGAAAATTGACGATACCGACTTTATTGTTGCCTCTTGTAAGATCTGGAAGCGATATCCAAAGGCTTGTGCGACGATTCTGCGCCGTATTGAGAGTGGCACATTAAATACCAGTTGGGAAATTGATGTGCTGAAGGCTCATAAGGGAATTGTGGGGGGCCGCATGGCAAAAATTATTGATGATGGCGTGTTTACTGCGCATTGCTTGCTTGGTGCAAATGTTAAACCGGCATATAAGTGCTCTAAACTGCTTGAAGTCGCCGAAACCGATTTTGGTCTTGAATTGGCAAATGCCTACATTGAGGATACAAAAGAGATTTCAAATATAGAATCTAATGAAAAGGAGGCAAAAAATTTGGAACTGAATAAGGACAAAGAGACTCAGATCGCACAGGTTGAGAATCCAACCGAGACTGAGCAGGCAGAGCAGACCGCTACTGAGTCTACCACCGAGCCCACCACTTCGGCAGAGCCTGATGTTCAGACTTCCGAGGAAGGCGGTGAAACCCCTCCCCCGACCGAGCCTGAAACCGGCACTGAACCTGCTGGTGAGCCTGAGCCCACTCCAGAGACTTCCAGTCTGACTGGTCGTGATCTTTATATAAAGCTTGAAGATGCAGTGTCAAAAATTAGCTCTGATTACTACATGACTGACGTATTCCCTGAAGACCACACCATCTGGTGCAAGAAGTGGGGCTACATGAATGAGCTGGATTACATTATGTTCCCCTATACCGTTGAGGGCGACGAAGTTTCTCTGGGTGAGCCGCAGAATATCACTCTGACTGTTTCTATTTCTCAGGTTAACACCAAGATTGCGGAGTTGAATAGCACTATTGCGAGTCTGAACACTGAGTTGCAGAGTGCAAAGGAGGAGGTTGCTTCTCTGACTCCGTACAAGGATCAGGCTGAGAAGGCAGAGGCAGAAAAGGCGGCTGCAGAGCTTGCACAGAAGAAGGAGGATCTGCGTCAGTACGCACTCTCCAGCAAGATGATTACTGAAGCTGAAGTTTCCGAGGGTGGCAACTACGCAAGTCTGATTGATAATCTGGACGAGACCGGCATCAAGAGTGTGATTGCCGAGCGTTGCGTTGAAGCCGCTAAGAAGGCTCCTGCTGAAAAGAAGATTGAAACTTCTGAGGTACATAAGCCTGAGAGTATCAAGCTGAATTTGAATGAAACCAAGTATAACACCACTAGCGCTAACAAGCGTGATGCATGGCGGGAATATTTGGGTAAGTAATAACATTTAAGAGAAAGGAAAAATATTATGATTCGTGAACTGATGGTGAACGGCGCGAAGAATATTCCCGCTAACTATGCCGCAAAGGTCGATATGGTCACCGGTATGGGTGTTCAGGTTGACCACAAGGCTGGTCAGGTTAAGTTCCCTGACGCAGCTACCGCTGAGGGCATCGAGATGGTTGCTCATGAGTTTATCCCGGAGGGCATCTATGCAAGCCAGACTAATTTTGATGACTACGATAAGATGGTCACCGAGATTAAGGCAGGTGTGCTGGTGAAGCGCGTTCCTCTGTATGCTGGCGAGCTGTACGGCACCGACCAGTACAAGGCTGCTGAAGCACAGGATGCCAATATTGGCAAGCTGCTGGAGGTCAACACTGACGGCAAGTGGCAGGTTGCTACCACTGGTACTTCTCGTTTTGAGTTTGCTGGTGTGATGGATGACAACGGCCACAAGCTGATTATGATCAGTGTGTTGCCCGAGGCAAAGACTGTTGCTTGATTGAGAGAAAAATCTTGAATATGATACGTGAAATTTAAAGCTATCGTCTTTGGACGGTAGCTCTTTTATTTTGCGCGAAGAGAAAGGAAATGAATTATGGCACTGAATATTGAAGTGGCCGAGCTGATGAAGCAGCCTGGTCGTGTTTATGAAGTTGCTGAGAAGACTCAGTACAATCGCGCTATGGATGCCGAGGACAAGGAAATTGCAGAGGTTGTTGGCGCTCATGTTGAGGAGCTGATTGACAAGGGCGATCCCAATAAGGAGATTGCTCAGTTTGTTAACCGCACCGTGACTGATGAGCTGTATGGTGCACCTGACGAGCTTCTGGACTCCATGTTTGAGCGTGGTAATGTTGGTGAGTTTGATGACTACGAGGCAGGTCGTACTGTTAAGAATACTCTGAAGGCTTATGATGCAGCTAAGGGTGGCAATGTGCCGAAGTCTTACCTGCACTACGAGACCATTAAGCCCGTCTGGCGTAATAAGCAGATTGAGGCTGATCTTAGCTTTGTGGAAGTAAGACGTAATGCTTGGAAGAGTGTGGCAACTCTGACCACCTTTATGACTGAGGCTCTGAAGAACCAGATGTTCTATGACATTTTCAGCATGGTTGATGACGCTATCACTGGTGGTGAGCAGAAGATCGATGCACAGGGCAAGGAGCCCACTATGCAGGACATGGACGCTCTGGCTCTGTATCTGAATGAGTACGCCGATGGTGGTAATCCCTTCACTGTCAGCCTGATGAAGTATTGTGCCAAGATGCGTCGTATGACCGGTTACGCTGAGTATCTGTCTGACGCAGCTAAGGACGAGTTCAACCGTTATGGTCTGGTTAAGACTTATGATGGTGTTGCTATCACTGGTATTAGCTCTGCTAAGAAGCTGGGTGATGGTTCCCTGCTGATCCCGGATAAACGTATTTATGGTATTGCGGGCAAGATCGGAAGACTTGACATGAAGGGTGAGACTCATACTTACGAAGATCATGACAACAACAACGAAAAGATCCATCTGATGGTCAAGGATTTTACCTTCGGCTATAGCATTGATCATATCGAGCGCGTTGCTAAGATTGTTCTGCAGTAATTTTTACCAAAGACAAATCCGGGCGGGGACTTTGCGGTCTCCGCTTTTATAGAAAAGGAGACAAAATATGAGTTCCGTGATGGAAAAGAAGTTTATTGACGTTCTGAACTGCGACGATAACGTGGTTACCATTTCGTCACTGAATGGTAAGGGTTATACTTTCGAGCCCGGTAGTGTGGAAGATCCTTGTGTGATTCCTATTCCGCCGGAGGAGATTATGTATATGAATAGCACTTGTTCTGCGTTCAAGAATGGTGTTCTGCGTTTTCGCCCTGAAGAGCAGAATGAAATCTTTAAGGCTATTGGCATTAAGGGTGACGATGTTCTATTCATTGAAGATATCGACAATGCGATTCTGAATCCCACTGTCGAGAATCTTCAGCGTATGATTGACATTAAGGATGGTGCTCAGTTTGAGCGTATTCGTGGTCGCTTTTATCGTATGACCAATGCTGGTGAAGACCTGTCTACCAAGGTCAAGCGCCTGATTGATGAGCGTTACAAGGAGCTTCGCGCTGGCAAACGTAACAGTGAGCTGTCTGTTGTACCTGCGGCCAAGTCTTCTACTGATGCTCAGGCGGAGCTTGAGGCCGCAAAGAACCAGATAGTTGAAATGCAGAAGCAGATGCAGGAGGCGTTGGCACAGATGCAGGCCATGATGTCTGCACGGCCTGTGGCACAGGACACTCCTGTTGAGAAGACTACTAAGCGTGGCCGTAAGAAGGCAGAGGCAGAAAAGGCGGAGGTCGTTCCCGCCGAGTAAGATTGGAGGGATTAAATGACCGCGTTTTCGGATGTATACGACAAATTTTACGAGTTGGCCGAAACTGACAGTAATTTCTTTCAGTATTTTGACTTGACCGAGAATGAAGTGCGAGATCTCGTACATGACCGTGCAAAAAGTTATTTGATGGAATCACTTTCTGTGATTACAAGAAACATTGAGCCGGAAGAGGATTTTAGTTTCGATGATTACGATTCAGAACTAGAAGAGTTTAATTCAGATCTCACATTCGATGAGATTGATATGTTAGCGCATTTGATGTTAGAGCAACATTTTAAGCGTGAATTTGGAAAATTAAAAGCGTTTAGTGCGCAAGACCTTCCTACGAGTTTACAGGTATTCTCCCCTGCTAATGAGCGCACAAGTATTCGTGCTCTTGTGAAAGACATCCATGAGGAGAATATGACGATGTTAGACAACTATATGGCAAAAGACCGCTCGACCCGTAAGCGTAAGACCATCGACTATGATACATACGCTTCCTACTCTGAGTAAGGAGGTGTACCGATGGACTTTTATACAAGGGCACGAGCTGTTGGTGGTGCCGCAAAAATGTCTAACAAAAAGGATGTAAAAATTGCTTTCGCAAAGCGAGATTTCGCTGCACATTTTAAGGATAGTGTTGACTACGAGGATAATACTCTTGTAAATGGTTTATCTCAAAAGCTGGTTGTTAGCCGCAGTAATAGTATTGCTAAGGAAAAGAAAATCTAGGCTTATCCTGGTGATTCTTTGAATCTTGGCGACATTGTTGACTGCTACAATTGTAAATGGCTGGTAACTGAGATTGAACCAAACAATGAAATTTTTCTTCGTGGCAAGATGGAGTTATGTAACCGTCAGATTCAATGGCAGAACCCGATTACTGGTGAGATAGTCTCTCGCTGGGCAACATTAAGCAAGCCTTATTACGCAAATAATAAGGAACTTGTTATGACTTCACTGAGTCAGCGTGAGTATAAGGTGCAGATGCCTTTTGATGATGAGACTGCGTTGATTGATCTTGATAAGCGCTTTATGCTGGAAATTATCAATGGAGAACCGAAAACATATGTTACGACTTCTGTTGACCAGAGCACAGAGCGCTATGAGTTACATGGTAAGACGCAGGGATTCCTTGTATTGAATATCCGGCAGGATCAATACAACAGTAAGACGGATAATGCCGAGAAAATGATTTGTGATTACTTTGAGCCGAATAAGAGCAATGAGCCGGATACTGACTCTCAGGTGACTGCTGCTATTAAGTACGCAGGCAAGCCGGAAGTTCGTGTTGGTGGCTCTTGGAAGAAATTCACTCCGGTGTTCACAAGCATCACTGGCGAAGAGGTTGCGGAGACTCCTGTGTGGAGTACAAAATGTCTTGATGAATTCAAGGAATTTGTTGAGGTGCAGGCTGCCGACGATGGTACTTTTAAAATTCGTATTTTGAATAATAGTATTATGGATGGTGCGACTGTAAAAATTTCTCTGACAAATGCTGATGATACGGTAAGTGCATCCATCGAGTGTAAGGTGGTGAATCTACTGTGACAACGAGTGAATTGATTACGGACTACAAAAACAAATTAGCTTTGAAGTTGGTCAATACGGAAGGGCTTGTTGAGGCCATGGGCAATGATGATATCGAAGAGCCCGACGAGGCAATTTATACTTATATTTTCCCCTATTTTCATATCCCTGACACGATTGAAGCAGCACATAGCTATATTTGTTTCAAGGTAAACATGACCGACCGCAGTAACATCAATGATTGGTACGAGAACTTCACCCTGACCGTATGGGTTATTGTAAATCAGGCATTGATGAAGATGCCTTCTGGTTATGGTGGTGCAACACGAGTTGATTATCTGAGTGGCATTGTTGAGAAGCAACTGCACGGTAGTACAATTTTTGGTATTAAACAGCTCAAAATCACGTCAAACGTCGAAGATAACATGGATTTACATCATCGAGTTCGCATTATGACATTCAAGACTCAGGACTTAGATGACCTAGTGGGGTGCAACTAATGGAACTTCGAGAGATGTACGAGCCGAGTTTGATGATGGGTGAAGACTTCCCTATCAATGACAAGATTATGGTTCGGATGCCGACTGTTGGCGAAATTATCCGCTTTGGCGAAAAGAAATATTTCTCGTTGGTGTATTTGTTTTGTTCTACTTCGAGTGATTATAAAGTGCAGCTTGATTCTATTGGTGTGGACTGGCAGGACTTATCGGACTTCGATATGTTCCGTCAGCTTTTTATTGGCAATAAAGACCAAGATATGTCGATTCTTCTCGGAGACTTAGATACTAAAAATTTTGTGATGGCAAAAGACAACAAGACTGAAGAAATTGTTCTTGTGAACAAAAAGACTGGTGTTGTGATTGACCGACTTGCTTATGATTTAATGTCTGAGTATCTATGCGCCGCAAATGGCGTTGAGAAGCATTCGGAAAGAGCTGCAAACAAAGCAACGAGACAGGCACTTATTGAAGAAGCGAAAGATAAAATAGAGCTTCAAAAAAACAAACCATACGAATCACACTTGGCTGAACTTGTACTTTCGATGGCTTGTGTGCAGGGCTTCAAGGCTGATTATTTTCAAGCCATGAAGTATCCAGTGAGTGTCTTTATGAACCATGTAAGAAAGGTTCAGCAAATTAAGAATTACGACAATACGATGCATGGCGTTTATGCTGGCACCGTGGAATTTGGAAAGATTCCAAAATCACAACTGGATTGGACGAGCAAGGCGAAATAAGTCGCCCTGCTCTTTTATTTTATCCAAATAAATTGAAAGGAAATATGATTATGAATTTTGATGAACTGATTATTGATCGGCCTCTCCGAGCTCATAAGTATAACTTTGATGGTAAGCGCATTTGGACAATGAGCAACCTGAAGGATCTGAAACTGACTCTGGGTGGCGAGACTGTTTATGCTCAGGACGAGCTGGGCACCAACATTATGGGCTTTGACCGTTCTAAGACTGCATCTGCCGAGTGGTCTAATGCTCTGGTGCATCTGGGTACTATGGCTGACCAGATGGGTACTGAGAAGCAGATTGCTTCTGGTACTGCAAAGCAGAAGTTTACCCGCGTATTCTTCCTGACTACAGCTGATGGCAAGAAGCTGACTCTGCCTCATGCTCCTGTGGACATCACTACTGGTGTTCCCTTCAAGTACATTGATAAGGTTGATAACCGCAATGTTACCCTGGAAACTTATGAGCTGGGTGCAGAGGCCACTACTAATTTCTCTGTGACTGGCACTGAGGTTACTCTGCCTACTGACAAGTGCAAGGCTGGTGATAAGTTTGCTGTTAAGATGACTTACGAATCTGAGTCTGGTATGGCTATTGACAACAGCGCAAATAAGTTCTCTGAGGAGGGTGTATTTGTCATTGAGGCTCTGTGCTACAATCCCTGTGATAAGGCAACTAAGATTCTGACCAACATCATCTTCCCCTCTGCTAAGGAGGACGCAGCTGTTGAGATTGACTTCAACAATGAGACTACTCATCCTGTGACTATCAATGCAACTCAGGAGTATTGCTCTGAGGATAAGAAGCTGGTTCGCATCGAGGTCGTGGAGGAGTAATAGCTATGGCTGAATCATGGTGTCGTGTATGTGGCAAGATGTACAATGCTTGCCCGCATTGTGATCCATCCAAGTCATGGCGTGTTATCTGTGATACTGAGCCTCACTTTCAGGTGTGGGTGAATACATACGAGTTCCAGATTGGAGTTCGTCCCAAGGAGGAAGCTAAGGCTTGCCTGAACAACCTCCTAAAGTATAAGCGTATCACACTGGATGAGGTGGAAACTTTTATTCCAGCAGTTCGTGATACATTCCATAAGATTATGGATATGCCTGTAGAGGCCGAAGTCAAATCATCTAGTGATGTAAAAGATGAAACGCCCGTGAAGCCGGTAGTTAAGAAAACATCAAATCGTAAGGGGCGGGCATAACCGCCCCTTCGTTTTTTGTGGTGGTTTTATGGAGAAAAAGAACAGAACAAAGTTTAATGTGAGCAAAAATCCAGCAGATAGAACCTATGATGGTGTGGTTTATGATAGCCGTGCCGAGATGATGTTCTATCGGGATATTGTACTACCTGGGCTGGAAAATGGTGAAATCGTAGAGTGCCGTAAACAGGTTCCTTTTGTATTACAGGAAGCGTTCCGCCGGGTCGATAAGGACGGCAAGGATGTAGCTGTAAGAAAAATTGATTATGTGGCAGACTATGAGCTTACATACAGTGATGGCAGTAAACAGGTAATTGATACGAAGGGTTTTGCTGACAGTGTTGCGCTGATGAAGCGCAAGATGTTCTGGTTCCATTATCCTGACGTAGACTACCGCTGGATCACGTACTCCAAAATTGATGGAGGCTGGGTCGATTACGACGACCTAAAAAAAGCTCGAAAAGAGCGAAAGAAATTAAAGCAAGCACAGACGAAAGGAAGATAAAATGAAGGTTTTAAATTTTCAGGAGCGAAATGAGTTCCTTGATGAAGTAGTTAAAGCATGTACTATTGACGGTGATTATCAGCCCGCACTGCTTGATGTGGTGTTTCGGCTAACCGTTCTAAAGTATTTTGCGGATTATGATTATCGTAGTGAGCCGCAGAGTGAGTGGCCGCGTATTGCTTACGAGTCTTTTAACTTCAAGATTAACAAGGCTGGTTGTGATACTTCTGCATTCTGGGATCAGTACGATTCTCTGGAGAAGGCTGTCCACGAGCAGATTGACCGTTCTCATAAGGAATGGCTTGTTCTTGGTCTCTGTGGCAAGCTCAACGAGATTATTAAGAAGCCTGACCCTATTTCTGATTTCGTTGACTTTATGGAGAACTATTTGAATGATGTGAAGGGTAACTTGAAAGACTTTGATGTTGAAAAGTTTTCTGAAGTAACTTCTGCCCTGCTGGACAATAAGCAGGAGATCTCTGCTGTGCTGGCAAAAGATAAAAAGGAATAAACACTTTTAGAGGTGGGTTGGAGGGAATTTTAATATGGCTACAAGAAGTAAACCGCTGAAGTTATGGGATGCTGAGAAGTTCAAGAACGTAAACCAAGTGTCTTTGAAATACTGGGATAGATATGAGACTGATATGGGCATCCGTGACCTCAGCCCGTCTACTGTTTACAATTATGAATCGGATTTCAAGCAGTGGATGATTTATGTTTTGGATAATCAGGGCAACGCCCCTGTGACGGAACTTGAAGAAGAGGATATTGAGGAATTTCTGTTCTACTGTAAGAAGCATGGAAATAACTCTGCTCGTATGAAGCGGCGCATGAGTACAATTTCTGCGCTATATCGGTATCTTCGCAAGAAGAAAATCATCAAAGAAAATCCGATGGAGTTTATTGACCGACCGACCAAGGATGTGGCTGTTGTGAAGCAGACATACCTTACGCCTGATGAGGTTAAGTTGATGCGAGAGAAGCTGAACGCTCTGGTTGAATCTGCGACCACCGTTCACATGAAGGATAATGCGATGACACTGCGTCTGTACGCTCTGTTCTCACTCTCCACGATGGCTCGTGTCAATGCTGTGCGGAATACACTCTGGAAGTCTATCGATTATGAGAACCGTATGGTACATGATGTTTTGGAAAAGGAAGGCAAAATCGTTGATTTGATGTTTAGTAAGGAAGTTTCTGAACTTTTGAAAGAGCTGAAGGAATACCGCACTGAGCATGATATTGAAGATGGCGGCTATGTGTTTGTTGGTACAAAAATCAATGGTGCATGGATGCCGATTACTTCAAGCACTGCCGGTGATTGGTGTAAGAAAATTGGTGAAATGATTGATGAGCCTACGCTGCATCCGCACGATTTCCGGCACAGTGGTGCTACCCTGCTGAAGAATGCGGGTATGAGTCTGGAAGATGTCTCTTCCCTGCTCAACCATGCTGGCACGGATGTGACCAACAAGTATTATATCAAGAAGGATACGACAAAGATTCAGTCTGCAAAGGATCGGTTTGAGATTTGAGGTGGAATGAATGGGAAGTCTTGCTTCTTCGTATACGAACTTTGATGATTTACTGGCCGGTGTGGTTAGCAGCGTTCAAGACATCCTTGAAGGTGTTGCGCCGGAAATTGAAACGAGACTGCAAGCGAGCATTGTAGAAAACGTACACTCGAAGAGTGGGCGGTCTGACGGAATCGAAAGCAAAAAAAATATCGTAAGTAGCGTTACTACTGACAATAATGTGGTGACCATGATAGTGAAGGATATTGCAAGACCGCAGGCATCGTGGTGCAAAACACTATTCCGAGAAGGAGATAATGCAGCCTTAGAAGGAACAATGTTTGCTAATTGGATTGAGCATGGCTTGTGGATGGATATTGCAGAGTGGAATCGAATGGGGCGACCGAAGGAAAATAAACCAAAGCGTCCTGCACGTCCATTTATTTCAAAAGTCCAAGTTGAAGCGGCTATGCTCGTAAAAACCGCATTACATGAATTGTAATCCCACAATTTATTTGGAAAATTTGAATGAGAGGAGGCTGGCTTGAAGAAGCTGGCCGCTTCTCTTTTTTATTTTGAAAGGAATTGTTGAAAATGGAAAAGAGAGGTGACCAACAGTATGGATGAAAAAGAAAATACTGGCACAGAGTCTTCTGCCGTAACAGCCATTAAGGTCAAGGTTGTTATTGACACAAATAAAAAAGAATTAGACCAGCAATTTAATTCTGTTAAGGAGCATTATAAAGAAAAACCAGTAAAAATTGCTTTTGGAGTAAATCAAAACGACACTATCCGTAATATAAATGATGCACTTGATAAGGTAGTCAAGAGCGGAAAGTTAAAAACTCCAAAGGTTACACTTGATGTTAAGATTGACCAGAGTAAAGTAACTGCACAGCTTAAAAAAGCTATGCAATCTGCGGCAAAGCAGACAGTTAAGGTTGATACCGGAAAGTCTGGTTCTGCAAAAACGCAAGATACTTCAAAAAGTGATATTTCTCGCCTTTTCAGTCTTGCAAATCGTCAAGCAAAGTTAAAAGCGGATGAAGCATCGTTAATTGCTAATGGAAATAAATCATCTGAGTTGAAAGCGGTACAGACTAGATTGAGCGCAATCAACGATGAGATGGATAAACTCAAGACAAAAACAAAAGATGTAATTACGGAATCTCAGAAGTTAAAGCTTTAGGATATCGAAAAAACCGGAAAATTCAATGCTGACAGGAATACTGCAAAAGGTGCTGATTCGGCTGCAAAAGAACTAAAAAAACAAAATCAAGAAATTGCAGATGATTTAAAAAAGACTCTCACATCTCAAGAATCCGAGTATGAAAAATATCAAAAAAAGATTCAGTCTCTTGAAAACTATTCTAAGAATAACTCCAACTATAAAAATGATAATATCAAAAAATATTTATATGGAGAAGATGGAATTGGAAAAACTTCTGGAAAGTTAAAAGAGTTGCGAGATCAGCTTAGGTCAGTTTACAAGGAACTACACGCAGACCACGAAACGGGGGCTGCTGACAA